AATTAAATTATGGCTTCTCCACATTGGATTGCCTTTATCTTCGTATATAATATATAAACAAAAAAAAAAATAAAGGTGAGGATAAACCCCACCAATATTTCTTTATTCTATACAATACATCTTTGCACAAATATCTAAAAGAGTTGCAGCCATTTCTATGAAGTAGTCTTCCTTATCTAATAAGTAATTATCTACTAATGTCTCAAGGTCTTCACTATCATAACTTTGCCCAAAATAGCTATCGACCACTTTATCTCTCATTTCATAGATATTTTGCTCTGATATTCTTTCAGTGAATAAGCCAAACCAAATTCTTTCAGCTTCGGCTTTAATATCACTATAGCCATACTTATCTCTTAAATCTTTATTTGAGATACAGCCACGTTCATAGAACTCTTTATACATCTTCTTAGCACGCACTATAAGCTCAGCATCTATATCCCAAGGTTTTCTATTGAGTTTAGCTACAGTTTGCTTATCTTTCCAAGGTTCGCATATATTACATATAGTTTGCAAAAGAGCAAGTCCAACAACAGCAGATGTTGAATATATTTCAGTTACTCCATTATCAAAATAATTCTTTAAGTATCTTTCCAAATCTGAAGCTTGTAAATAATCATCTCTGATTTCATTGTCGATTACTTCATTACATACATAGTTTATAGCATTGCTATCTAGTCCTCTAAATAAAGAGTTCCACAAGTAATGTACTTCATCTCTAAATTCTGAAAACTCATGTGCACAATTTACCCAAGCTACTTCATTATTTGGTTTATCCCATTCACCGTATAAATACATTCCTTTTTCAAATAATTCCTTCTTTAATACTGCTTCGATTTTCATTTCGATTCCTCCTTAAAATTTTAATATGACTTTCGTCTACTTATATAATATATAGCCTACTATATAAACGCTGAGGAACATAGAAAAAAAAAAATAAAGGTGAGGCGAACCCCACCGATATTTTTAACTTTGAATATTCATAACATTGTCCGAAATATGAACTTTGTTATTTTTGTAATTGTCCCAGAATAATAATGTTTCATATCTTCTTGCAACTTTTCTTGTGTCTTTGGGATTATAAATATATAGTTCACCATTATTCCAGTCATAGTGTGCTACCAAGTTGCTGTCAACCATTAGATACTCGCAACCGAATGTATCCATGTATCCTGCAACTCCTTTTAAATTTTCTAAAGTTTTTGTCATTTTATTTTTCATTTTTGTACCTCCTAGTACGTTTTAAATTTTGGCATCGAGAACTCTCAACCCTTGTTAAGTTTATTCTCTTGCTCTTACCTTTATTATATATAATCAAAAAAAAAACGTGGAAATTATAATAGGGTTTCCCCTATTATAATATTATTCTGGATTTTTAAGTTTATTAATAGTTTCTTGGATATTAACTCTTAAATCTGCAACTTCTGCTCCAAACTTATCTTTTAGCTTTTGAATAGAATTTGTGTAAAGCATATAGTATTTAGAAGCATCTTTTAAGTCATCATCGTCTATATCCTTACCTTTAGCAACAGCTACAGCAAGAGTGGTATCAACTCCGTAATCAAGAGTTTTCTTTACATCTTCTTTAGCTTCTTCCATTATTTGCTTTACTATATTAGACGGTGTATTATATAAGTTACATAAAGTTTCTAATTTGTCAAGTGATAAAGGAACACCTGTTTCTCTTTCATCAGCAAGAACTATAGTAGCCACAACAAGAGCATTATTTTGTGCCATATTAAAACCTCCTATATTTATATTAAAATCTATAATCGTGTTTTGAAAAACACCTTTTTGATATCTAAATAAGGGGGTTTTTGTAAAAATGGAACTTAAAAACACATATACATCTCAGATAGCTGAGATATTTAAAAGCAAAGAAACTTTAAAAGAAAATTGGGTAAAATCTATAAAAAGTAAGGTAAGACTTGATGATATAAAATCTCAAGAGTTATCTAATATATTTGATAAAGCATTTAAAGAAACTCGTATACAATATACAAACTCAGTACAAGGAAAGACAAGAACTCTAGGAGCACTGGAGTTTATTTATAATACATATAAAGATGAAAAGATACTTGTAGAAAACGGAGTAATATTTCGTAACTCAAGAGAAGTATTTGCTCCCACTGTGGAGTCTGAGATATATCTTTTCAAAAGAAGAAAGACAGTTAAGAAATTAGGTAACTATTGGCTTACAGAAGGGAACGACCCAATAGTTGGAGCAATATATGACAATCTTCAAAAGAATATAAAGATACTTATGAATACGTATTATGGGGTTTTAACTAATCCTTATTCAAGGTTTTACAATAGAGATTTAGGAGATAGTATTACTATGCGTGGACGTTCATCTATATCAGTATCAGCTCTTTCTATGGAAGGAGCATTTGCTAAGAAGATACCGCAAGAAACTGAGGCACTTCTTGCTTATTTTGACAGATGTTCTAAATCACAAATAGATAAAGATATAATGTGGGATATGAGTTTTGTGTATATGAATGTGATGAAAGATAAAGATGAAATAGAAGAACTTCTTAAGGAGTTCCATTTAGAAAATCACTACGATAAAGAGCTTCTTGTGAGAATACTATGTGAATATACAACTGAAGAAAGATGTAAAATATTCTTTAAAAATAACTTTAAAAGAATATCAGAACTTCATATATTTAAAAAGAATATAGTAGATTTCATGAAAGATAGTATAGAGCTTAAAACTCCATTTTTAGACCCGAATGAGATACCTTTCGATAATGCTAAAGGTTATATAAAGAACTTAAGAAGAATAGTATCACAAGGACTTACAGGAATGTATTGGTATGGTGGTGATTATATACAAGAAAGAGAGATACTCGTTAAGAACTCACAAGATGTAATACAAAATATAGACAGAAAAGTTATACCAGTAATAGATACAGATTCTAACTTCTTATCGTATGAAACTGAGTATAATATATTATATGATATAATAAAGGCTAATATAGCTTATGTACCGTCAAAAGATGATGACAATACTTTCTATACTATATCTAATATGTGTGCTATAGTTATGACAGAAGTTATAGATAGTGCTCTTGCAAGATATAAAACTTATGTGAATATACTACCAGAAAAGAATGGTTGCTTGAAACTGAAAAATGAATTTTTATATCTAAAACTTCTTATAACTTCAAGAAAGAAGAACTATATAGGACTTATATCATTAAAAGAAGGTAAACCTTATCCTAAACCTAAGCTTGATGTAAAAGGGTTAGTATTTAAGAAATCATCAGTAAACTCAAATATCGGTGAAGAAGTTGAAAATATAGTATCTAAACTTTTAAAAGATAGTAAGCTTAATATAAACTCTATACTTGCTGAAACTAGAAAGACTACAAATATGATACTAGACGCTCATAAGAACCAAAAGCTTTTAGATTATTGTGTAGCATTGAAATTAAAGACTAAACTTGAAGAAACTGATATATCAGATTATAGATGTAAAATGGTAACTTTATGGAATGCTCTTGCTGAAAATGAAAGAGATATAATAATAACTCCAGCAACTTTCTATTCTATTCCTATAAAGATTACAGATAAGTTTAGAAATAAACACCCCGAAATATATGCAAAAATTAAAGCGTGGCTAAACGAACGAAACACAATTTTGATTAAAACTCAGATAAATGAGATACTTTCGGACTCTAAGAATAAGAAGTTTCAATTCCTTTCCTTTATGGACCAAAACTTTGACTTGTCTACTATAGACTCAGCAGACTCGTGGGTACGAATGCGAAAAGACGCAATGAAACTTAAAAGAGATAAAGGTATAAAGATACCTTCCGAAGATGTATCTTACTGGAGTGAAGACGATATATCAAAGATAGCATACCCTATAACGTCAGAAGTAGTTCCAGAATTTATCTTAGATTTAGTGAACGCTGACAATTCATTAGTTCTCGTCAATTCCCTTTTAGCACCTGTAATTCAAGAGCTTCATGTTTTATGTCCAAGAAATAGTGATGGTAAAAGACTTGTAACTAATATTGTCGAAAGATACTAAGGAGGTGAATAAAAATGAAAGCTATTAAAGATTTTATAATATCTACAGTAAAAGAGATTAAAAATGTATTAGGAAGTATATTTGCAAAAGTGCTATTCTTCTATATATCATATAAAGCCAAGAAGCTTCTATCTCTTATATCGGCTGTGTATATAGATGGAATTAAATATCTCATCGAGTCAAGAGATACGGTTAGTGGTAAATTAAAGCTTTTCTCTAAAGAGAGTGGATATATGGACTTAGAACAAAATATCCTATTGAGTGCTATAAAAGGAGCACTGGAAAAGCAAACTAATCCGTTCGCCCTCGGTAGCAAAGACGTTCAGTTAGCATCCCTTAATATAATAAAAGAAAAAGCATCAAAACCGCTAGCTGATTTTATAAATATAAAGAATAAAAGAGTTACTCTTGATTTTAAGAGTTTAGATAAATAAGGAGGCTTTAGAAATGAAAGGTGCAATGAAAGAAAACTTCTTTGGAGATATAATGAAATTTATAAATGGTTCGAAAGAGCCATTTATAAATCTTTCTGAATATAATAAGAAAGATAAACTATTCTTTTTTGATATGTCTTTATTTCTTTTTATATCAAGTAAGTTAAATTCAAGCTTTAAAGAAAAAGGACAAGACAAAGTAGAATTTATAAAAAATAGTCCAGAAAAAGATTGGTTTAAAGAAAATAATATCAATTCTTGGATAGAGTTTGTATTCTTCATGAAAGAATGGAGAGAAAAGAATAATAATACTAAATCTGTAATAGATATGGAAGAAGTATCTCATATTGGTTTATTTAAGGGATACTATGATGAATTCTTCCTACTTTATAAGAAGTTCCCAAAAGTTTTGTGGATTACAGCTATGACTAATCATAAGATAGAAAATATAGACGGAACGCAATATTATTTTATAGATGAATTAGAAGAAATTACAGTTCTTATAGCCATGAATGCTTGGATAAGACATTTAATGGATAGACACGATAGATACTTTGCTGAACTTATAAATGTAGAATCCGAGGGTCAAGAAAGATTTATAGAGTACATAAAAGATTACGTTAAAAATGGATTACCTGAAAATCATGATAGTATTTTGGATTATATAGGATATGCTATCTTTATGTCAGGAGTTCAATACTCGAATAAGTTTTTAAATGAGAATAAGGATTTAATAGGAATGAAGCTTGATAAATACTCAAATAAGGCTATATCTAAAAGACTTATAAATGTATTTAAAGAATATATGTGTAATATGCCTAAAGAAGATAATCCTACAAGACCTCGTGAGCTTATAGATAAAATAAAAGAAATAGAGCATAATGTGAAATGATAAGAATATGGTAGGCTTTCGCCTACCATAAACTGATATTTATTTAGATAAATAAAGGACGCCTAAACCTATCCGAAAGGATTTTTATTATCTTGGTAAAAATTAAAAGCAGTACCAAATCTTTGTTGTTAGATTATGGTTGGGCTCAATCCCCAACCATAATCCGTCCATTTGATTAATGTTATGAAAGTAATATCTTCCAAAAAAAGAGAAATTTTTTGAATATTTCAAAAAAAAATGCAATATATTGGGACACCCAAGAGTAATGAATAATATTTAATTAGTTACACCATAGTGTTCTAAGAAAATTACAAAGATGTATGGTAGGCTTTCGCCTACCATTTTGTCACCTCTCAAAAATTGTATAAAGATTAGTCAATACAATAGCTTACAATATAGGACACCTAAAATGTATATTACAATCAATACACATTTGTGTTACGTATTTAATTTAAAAATGTGAGTGCAGTGATGTATCTATAACTATGAACTTAACTATTAATAATATCATTAGTTTGGTAAAGGACGCCTGAATAGCAATCAAAAATATACTTTGCGTAGCGATACTACGCCTATTAGAAATTATTTATCTACTGAAAGGAGAAAATACAATACACACTCACATTCAAGAAATTGTTGTGTATTTTATCAATATTTGGAACAATTTTTTGATAAATGGAGGTGAACTTAATGATTACTAATGAAGAATACGAACATAAAGCACATTACAATACTATGGATTTTTATACAAAAGCTGATGCAGCTCATATGGGAGACCACGTAGAGCTTGTGAAGCAAAGAGCTCTTGATATGTATAATTGGCTTAAAGAGAAGAAAGGAATAGAGGCTGACCTTAAATGTGTGATACTTGCAGCTTCATTTCACGATACAGGTTCTGCTATACAAAGAAAGGACCACAATATATTATCTTATAAATTATTTAAAGCTGGTAAATTAACTGACGGTATAGAGCTTACAGATGATGAAAAGATTATAATAGCAAATGCTATCATACAACATTCATCTCATTTTAAAGGAAACTATTATTCTATAGAGGCTGAAATAGTAGCATCAGCTGACAGAGATGAACCTGATATATATTCTATATTATCTCGTAGTGTAGACTATGCTAAAAAGCATAATCCTGATAATATAGTAGACAGTGTAGCTGAATATAATATTAAAAGATACGCTAGTTTCCCTAGTGATGACTATAAAGTTCCTGATTGGCACTTTGAGTATTGGAATGATATAATGCCGAATTGCTTTACATATATTAATAAATTTTTCCAAAACGAAGATATAGTTAAAAAGGTTGTGAGTTCTATAGCAGATGATAATACTGAAAGATATGTACGAGAGATGATAGATGGATATATTCACAATGATACTAAACCAAATTTATTCTCTGAAAGTGTATTCAGGAGATTTAAAGGAGAGATGTAACTATGAAAGAAATTTTAAAAACTGAAGACGGAAGAACTATTGAAAACAATACAGTTAAATCTGGTAAACCGGTTTATGAACCTCATAAGTATAATTGTCTTATGAGAGATAAGCATATGGGTAAACTTATAAGAGATACAAAGATACCTAAATGCAATATATCTAAGAAGTTCTATAGAGAGCTTGTATATAATAAGACTGGGGATTGTATGTATGAAAGACTTGTAGATTGGAAGACAGGAAGAACTCTGCATTCTGAAGGTTCTATAACACAAGAACCTATAGGATATAGAGTGAGAGTTACTTGTCCCAATAGTGATATAAAACTTTCATATCAAGTTAATTATTCTAAATGGTGGTCATCGGAAGAATATTATATGGATTTATTTAAAATAGATAAAGTTACCGAAAATCTATATTTTGATGACTTCTATGTGTATGATTATTATGGCAAAGTATGTAAAGTTTTATGTGTGAGAAAAGAGTATGGAAAACAATATTCACGTGGGTAATACCCACGTGAAAAACAATTTTTTGGATAATTTAATAATAAAAGGAGGCAAGTAATGGCTAAAGATAGTAGAATAATAAGACCATTTATAACCGATGCTGATGATATGTATTCGTTTGATGATATAGACCAAATGAAGTCAGAAATACAGTCTATACTAGGTTTTGATTTAAAAAAGATAATAAGAGTTAATAGATTTTCAAATGTTGATACAAAGGGTAGAGTACACTGGAGATACCTAAGTGATACTCAAGATGATACTTCTGTAGAAGTTAGAGTAAATTTATCAAATGATATAGTACACCCAAATAAAGTTAAAAAATATGCAAATGTAGTTATAGGCATTCCATTTATGAACGACACAGGTACAGCACTACAATATTGGAATGGTTCGGCTTATGAAACTGTACCTAAGAAGTTGCAAATAGGAAGACAGTTTGCAGCATCAGGAGATAATATAGAATGGACTAGAATACCAGTTCTTTTAAAGACCGAAGATGAACTAAAAGCTCTTAATAATATCGTATCGGGAGATATATTTATAATTCCTAATATGCCTACAAATAGAACAGCTGGAGCTATATCTATGTATTTTGCTTCTGTAAAAGAAGCCACAGAGTTTCCATATAATACAGAAATAGAAACAGCTACAACTGGAATACACGTATATAGAATATCATCACTAGATTTTAGCTATATATCAAATGGTACTGAAAATTTAACAACTGGAAAACTTGCAATAGACGATAGAGATGTTGTAAGCGGTAAAGCATTAAAATACGTACAAGATAATGCTGTTAATAAAAAATCTATTGTAGGAGTAGTATCTCAAACGTCCTCAACTACCGTACATTCATCTGAAGTTACTAAGATGATAGATGATAAGGCAACTCTTGCTTTAAAGAATAGAAGAATAACTTATGATACAGGTAGAGGTACTCCTAAGAGTTATTTATATACAGAAAGAACTTTATATAAAAGAGCATTAGAAGCTGGTACTAATACATTTGTATTTAAGATAAATGATAGTGATGATTCTATTGCAGTTCTTGCAGATATATGCTCTTGGACTATAAATAGAGATAAGAGCGCTACATCTAAATATGAATTTACTTTCGATACTACTAAAAAGGAGCTAAAGCTTACATATATAAAAGATGCGAGCGATACAAATACTCATATAAAGGTAAATTTATTTCACGGATATAAAGAAGTTGAATAAAGATAATGGTGGCACTTGCCACCATTTATTTTATAATTGTCCATTTTTAAATGATTCTACATCATATTGGTCTGGCATAGTTATTTGGTTAGTTCCAAGTAGTGCAATAACTGCTCCAGTTGCAGCATCGAGTATTTTCTTCTCAGCATCAATAGAATTCAATACCTTAAATGTAGTTATATCTTTAAGAGTGCATTTTTCGCCTTTATATAAATTATCAAGTAAAACTCTTAAATCGAATGATTCTCTTATGATAAGTTTAGGGTCTTTATCTTCCATTCTATCAAAGTATTCATTAAGTTGCGATGTTTCGTGATTTGTAACCTCATATATAGCTTCAGTTAGATTAACTCCTACGCTTTCAAATAATATATCTACTAGATGAAGATAAGCTATATAGATTCTATTAGCCATAGCAACCTTTATCTTATCCATTGGATTTCCAGTCATTTTATATTTTAACTGTACTTCCAAATAAGTCTTAGGAACTATAGTAGACATACCACCACAAACTCCTGAAGCTACAGCTGATTTTATAGCACCAACAGCATCGTCAACAGCTCCTAGTTTTCTGTCTACTTCCCAAGAGTTATCAGCTCCAACTACTATTTCAGCATACTTTCCATTTATTCTTCTTATTCTTGCTTTTATTGCATCGGCTCTTCCTTTATCATCTTTTACAAGAGCTAACTCTTCTTCCAGTTCCTTTATATGTCCTTCTGCTCTTATCTTATCAAATCCAAATAAAGTAACTTGAGTTTTACTCATAATAGCATCTACTGGATTTATTGCTCCGACTTTTAATAGATTTTCTACATATGAAGATACTGTAAAATCTAACTCTTCTTCTGTAAATCCTTCTATATTATCAGGGAATATATCTCTAAGTTTCTTATCAAGCTCGTACGCTTGTGGTTGTCCTATCAAGTATTCAAAGTCTTTATGTTCTTCTTGTGAAAGTATAGTTCCAGTATAAGCATACTCAAGTATGTAGATAGGTAAGAAGTCTATATTGTATTTAGTTTTATACCAATTTCTAACTTGAAGTATCTCTCTTTCAACTACATCTTTATATTGAAGATTATAAGTTATAAATACAACTGGAGCAATACTCTCTATACCTACACCAGATGAGTTCATAAACTCTATCATATTATATGCAACCTTAGCATATAGTTTCATAAGATTTCTTATACTATCAGCTGAAGCTATATTATTATCTACTATAACTGGTATTATCTTCTTTCTTAAAACTGCTTTAGGAAATCCTAAAGGACCTTGTTGTATAGTGTATCCTTCTTTTACAGAATAGTTTGTCTTAGCTTGTGTTCCATCAGCTTTATAAGTTATAGAGATATTAGATAAGTCTTCTCCGTCTCTTGTAATCTCTTTTAAAGCGTTTATTAAAGCATCTTTAAGTTCTGTATCATTATTTACAGAAGTTTCTATAATACCTATTAAATCGCTTAAATCAGCTTCTGCAAATACTTTATGGTCATCCATTTCTTTCTTAAATGCTTCTACCACGTCTTTAATTAAATCATTAAAGAACTGTGCAGGTAAGTTACTTTTATCTCTAAGTTCAGCTAAAGATTTATATAAATCAGCTATAAGTATAGTGGTAGTTGTAGTACCGTCTCCTGCAGTTGATAGTACACCCAGCATAGATGATAATACAAGTTGCTTTAAAGCTTGAGCTACTGGGTGAAAGTATTTAGTTTTAGAAAGTAATGTATACCCGTCTTTTGTAATAGATGCAAGTACAGCTCCATTATCTCCTGATTTTTGTATCATAAGAGTTGAAGCACCTATTGGTCCATAACTCTTTTTAACTACATCTGCCATATCATCAAGTATGTGAGATATGTGCTCACTGTTCATCACTGTGTGATTTGTTTCCAATAGTATTTTCTTCGGTTGTTCCACTTTCTCTGTCATGTTCATTTTTAAATTCCTCCTTATTTTTATCTTCTTCTTTAGGTTTATCTAGTACCCAAGTCTCTACCGCAACTACAGCTTTATCCTTTATCCAAGGAAAGTTAATAGGTGCAAGCATTACAAAATCTTCATGTAATTTATCAAGAAGCAGTTCATTTGCTGTAAATATAGAAGAACGCTCTTCTTTGGTACTATATTGTAGTTTCTCTCTTTTTAATCTATTTCCCATTTCCTCGTCAGTTATAAGATTAGGTAAAACTCCTAATAAATTAAGTTTCTTTAAAACTAAAAGCTCTACCGTGTTTGACGGTTGATAAACGCATAATACTTCAGGTACTCCTATTATAGCCATTATGCCTGAAACTCTTACAGGTATATCTTCGATATTTTCAAATTTAGAAAGTAACCAATTTAGAAAGTTATCATCTACATTAAGATAAGACCACATAAACCTCGTCATAAAGGCATTGAATAAAGTGTATCTATCAAGGTTACGTTCATCTTTTAATATTATTTCAAGTAAGGCTTTAGAAGTTAAAAAGTTCTCTTTATCTTCTTCAGTTTGAATTTTATCAGGGTTCTCACACCAATCCACATATAGCTTACCCATAAGCTCAGCTATTACAAGCTGAGTTGAGTAGCATACATCATCGAGGATTAAATACTTAGTATTAGATGTCATATTAAACCCTCCACATACTCATCATATACATAAGAGATATAATAGAAAAGACAACGACAAACATTATCCATCTAGCTTTCACTTTATCTCCTTTCTTCATATGCTTTTTATATCTATAAATATTACGAATTACAGCATACTGTAAAACTATCATAAATATACCAGTTTTCATGATAGATGTAAATGAAGAAATCACCATATATCTTAAATAGTTATCACTCATCATCATTACCTCCTTTTACGTGTGTTATATCTATTTCTTTAAAGTCTTTGAATTCTTCATCAAAGAACTTATAAAGCTTTCTATAATATCTTTTAGTTTCAGAAAAACTCTTATCTACAGCTTTTATATATATTCCAGTTTCTCCACCAACACGACCGTTTCTTCCTGTCGCTTGTTTAAATATAGAACCACCAGCGTAAGTTTCCATATCTATAGTAAGTTTAATCTTAGATATATCAAGTCCTCTTCCTATACTATCAGTTATTGATATTATAAAAGGTTTTGTGAGAGCATTTGCTCTTTCTCCTTTTGGAAGCTCAGAATGAAACTCAGATATATGCTTTGCTGGAATACTGAATTTATCCATAACCCATTCTTTTATGAGTTTACAGTTCTCTATCTTACCTGTCATTATAACTATCTTATACCCTTTATCCATTTCATATATAGGAATAGCGTGAGTTCTTATAATTCGCTCAAGTATATCATAGTATCCTTGAGAAGCTATAGCTACAGCCATATGCTTATCAGGAACAAATTGTCCTTTGAAGTTATAACAAGACTGTCTATCCTTTATAAGAGGCTTTGACTCCCAACCATAAACATATGCTATTCTATTCGGTTTTTCTGTATAGAACTCTTTACCATATTTTGGTATGGTTTTTATCATCTTTTGAAAAGCACTATCATCGAATTGTCCATTTTTAAATGTAGTCGCAGATAAGTAAAGATTATATCTTACAGAAGTTGTAAAATCAAGCTTTAGCATACTATCTACTTCTGTATCGAACTCATCAAATATCTTAAGTCCTATCTTATTTTTGATACACCATTCAGCAACGAATGGAGAACCTTTCTGTTCTATTATAGAACGAAGTGTGGCGTGTGTTGTCACAAATACTTTATATCCTAAATCTTCTTCATATGTAGATAAGAACCATTTAGAACCATTCATAGCGCATACATATCTTTGACGAAGTTTAGTATGGTTAGCGAATGAACCTTTCTCTCCTGCCCACTGATTTAAAAGAGTATTCGTTTTAACTAGAACTAATATATTACAACCAAGCTCAGATGCTATAGCTGTTGCAGTAAATGTCTTTCCTCTTCCTGTAGGCATATCTATTATAACTTGAGTCTCTCCACGTCTAAACTCCTTTAAAGCTAAAGTTATAACTTTCGTCTGCTCAGGAAACGGCTTTTTATTAACATTGAAGAACTTCTTACTATCACAAGGAAAAGCAAGTCCTTTATGTATAGTTCCATATACGTTTAATTTATTTGTAAGAAATGTATCTCCTATACCTCTTGGAACTCTTAAGTTGTCAGGAGATAAAAGATAACAAAATGGTTCTTTTTCTTCTGTAATATAGTTTACAGTTGATAAAGAATCCATTAAATCTTGAGCGTAAAACATTTCTCTTTTCTTATTATTTTTATCAAATTCTATTTTATAAAAAGTGGTAAACTTAGCAATCTTCATTTATTTCACCTCAAAAGGCTGTTTTTCACAATTTTAAAACAAAAAAAAAAGACTCACTATGGACGTAGAGAGCCTATCATATTATCCCAATTATCTACTATGAACTTAATCAGTTCTATAATAAATGGAACGCTTATAATCACCCCCTTTATCTTTATAATTTTTGCCGACTTTTCTTTATATAGTGGCTTATTTTGCGGCACATAAATAAACCGTTTTAAAACTCTTTCAACTACTGTTCCTTTCATGTCGTCCACCACTTCAAGGATTACAGCAATCAAAAATTGCCATACCATGGTTTCACCCCCTTTCTACGTACGACTTTATTACTATTATTATCATATATAATTGAAATGAAAAATTAATATACTCCCCGAAGGGAGTATATATTTAATTTATAGTAACACTACCATCTAGCTTAACTTTAACTGTAGCTATAACACCATTTGAACCGTCAAATTTTGCTACAAGAGTTAAATGCTCAGAATCTGATATTCTGAAATCATATGCAACCCCTGCACCTGAATATATAGATGTCAAACCTTTTAAAGTCACTACTTCATATATAGGCATACCGTCTGAGTCTGTTCCAGTTCTTCTTCTCTCGTGAGTGTCAAAAGAACTTCTACTACAACCATTTATTTGTAGTATAGAAACATTTTCTACTTTTTTATCTTCTATAGAACCGTCAGCTTGCATATCCTTTATCATAGCTTCTCTTAGAACTTTTATAAGCATTATAAATCACCTTCCCCTGCAGATGAGTAAGATAAAACCGCTTCGCATCTTTTTGAGAATTCTTCTATAGGATATATATCAAAATCATCAAGTAAATATCCAAAAGTTATAATACCATAAGTTGCAACTCCTAAAAATGCCTTTGTAGTATCATTGACTTCTTGTCCGTCTTTTAAAGATTCATATACGTATTTAGAAACCGAATTCTTAATTCTGTATACAAAGTTCTTATAAAGTTCTTGAGCATATTTTACTCGAACGGACTCTGAATAAACTTCTCCGTCTTCTCCTGCGATTGCTGATTTGTCGTCTGGCTCATCTTTTGGGATTTCAGTCTCTCCCTCGCCTTCTGTTGTATCCTTATCTTTATTTTCTTTATTATCATCTTCATTAGAAGCCGAATTACCATCTTTATTAGGAACTGTATCCCCATTGCTAGAGCCGCTAGTATCATTGGCATTTTCGCTTCCAGTGTCCGTATCGTTGTCATTATAAACTGCATTATCATCATCACCTGTTGCTGTGTTTATAAGGTTAGTTTCTGTTTGTTCAATTTTTTCAAGTTGTTCATTTGACTTTTTAACCTCTCCTTGAACCTTAGCCGCTATAGCCTTTAAAATATTAGGTACAGCATCTTTATTTAAAATATCAGTTAAATCCTTAGTTGTATCTTTAACCTCTTCTTCATTTTCAGCCTCAGCAATAAGTTTTATATTTTCTTCTTTAACTACCTCTTTAATAGACTCTATTGTAAGAATATCATAAAGTTCTTGCATATCAGATTGTCTAGCGTTTATTGCATCAGATAGTCTTTTTGAAAACTCATCTTCTCCTACAAACTTAGGTAGTATATCTTTTAAAATATCTAAAACTTTAGTATCATCAAGAAGCACTGTACCGTTTGCATCTTGAGTCAACTTAGCTTTGATATTTTGTGGTATAGCTTTCCATACAAGAGTTGCTAAAAATACAGAATATGATTCAGCATCGGCATTCTTATAAGCTATCTCTTTTAAATCCTCTAATTTATTTACATCCACCTTTGTAACCTCCTATCCATATAATTTTATATTTTTTACTATTGTTGATAATTGATTTTTAAACACTTCTTCAAAGTATTTACTATCTTCTATGTACTTTATAGTATCGTTATCTTTTACTACTGGAATATTAGCGAGTAGTAATCCTCTTTTAATTACAGTCTTAGTTAAAAGGGATTTGATGTCTTTACTCTCAACAGCGGCTATTGCATCAGCAGGTCTTTCATTCACAATAAAAGATACTATATGACATGCTATGAGATGTAATTTATCATACTCCATCATTTAAGCCTCCTTGGTCTTTTCTTTGACATATAAAAATCTCCACGTATTACAGCTTCCTTTATAGTAACAACATTAGAAACTCTTGTTTTAATTGGTTCTTTAAGGTAAGCAACTAAAAGTTTTATATCTTCAGCACTATATAAAGATAAGATATTTTCTACCTGCTTTCCAGTTAAATCACATCTTCCAATATTATCAAAAAATACTTGTGGAAATTTGGCTCTTGATATACCCTTTATATTAAAAATATATTTAGGATATATCCTTGCTTTTCTATATGTCGCTAACTTTTTAATATGCTCCAAATATGGAGCAAAATATTTATTTTCTTTCGATATCATATCATCACTTGGATAATGTACCTCTATTACTATTCTTGGGTCTATAGAATACATCTGTATAGTCTCATTAAATGATACAAGTCTATCATCTAAAATAACAGCATATTTCTCATCTTGAAGTACGTCCCAGTGCACTTTTTCTATGTTATCGTTATCTTTTTGTTTTATAGAGATTGACAACTCATCTAAAATAGCCTCTCCTATAGCCTTTTTCACGTTATTCTCTGGTGTTACAAATGAACGTATTCTCATACCTATAGGTCTTTCTATGAGAGTAGATTGAAGTAGTTTATCTTGTTCATAAACCGGTTTGAATACTCTCATAAGAAATGCTTTATGGGGATTATAAGTTCCGTCCCTTTCTCTTAAATATCTTGGACGACTATCAGCTATAGGCTCACCGTAAACTGTTATTACAAGTCTTTCATCAAAGAACTTAAAAAGCTTCTCATCTTCTGGTACTTTTTCTATATAAGCAGGAGTATATCTATCTTTTGTATATTCAACTCTTGCTTTAGCTTTCGCTCCACTAAATTTAAGCAAAATTTATCATCTCCTTACAGCATATTAACTATATACGCTTTCATCTGTCCAGCAGCATCCATAAATCTACGTCTTAAACCACCCCAGTTTCTTGTAGGTGAAATCATATTCTTAAGAGAAGCAAGAGCATTTGGTCCAGAAAATTTAGTCCAGTCAAGAAGTATAGAGTTTGCTCCAGCAAGTCCACCGAGTATAGACATGTAACCTACAGCATTATGAGGTGCAAGACCGTTGTTATGGTGAGGCAAAGCTACAACTGGCGTCATATCTCTTACAGTTACAGTAAGCGTCATATCTGTCATAAGTCCCATACCTGTCATAGTCTTAGGGTCTACTGTAGCCGAAAGAGACGTTATCATTCCTACGTCCATACTAGGTAATCCTTTTGAATACATTCTGCATAAGAAAGGTGCAGAAAATCCAAAGTTACCTACAGAGTGTATAGGAAGTGCCATAGGAAGTATATGAGCAAGTGGCTTTAAAACGTGAAAAGCATATCCTTCGGGAGTTCCTTCTGCTGTTGCAAGTCTAAATTGTAATTGATGCTCTCTTGCATTAGATGAAGCGTCTTTCCATATATCAGGAACTATAGTTTTAACTCCCCATCTTTTAGATTTTAGAAAATTACTTCCTGTCATCTTTTGGTCTTTGTTGTTCATATCTTCTTCAGCATTTATAGTTTCATAAGATTTACCAGTTAAGAAAGCTAGCTCTCTTCCTAAATCTCCAAGTCCACCAAATGAATTAAGTTTTGAACCAAGTTCAGATTCTCCCGCTTGGTTATCAACACCTATTGAACTTTGTACTGGTCCGTCGTGATAAAATGGTACGAATGATTGGAAACTTATTTGCTCTGTAAGCATAAGCTCAGTTTCAGGGTTTCCTATAGCTCTATATAACATCTTACCTAAAGTATCCCCAGCTGACACTTGGTCCCAGTATATATCAAGAAGAGTAGAACCGGGTTTTCCTGTATAAGCTGATGCTACTCTTGATTTATATGATTGAAGTCCAGCAAGAATTATAAGGTGTTGCCATACAGTATTCACATATTTCCAATATGTATTATTAGAAGGTCTAAATTCATAAAATCTTCCTTCCCCTTTATCTGCTATTTCGCCTTGTAATTGTGCAGTTCTATCTTCTGCGTCTTCTGCATTATTAACAGCCGCATTTAAAAACGCATCCGATATTTTAGCTGATATTCCGGGTAGAAGCATTGCTATACCGGGAGTAAATACTACTATTTGTCCATTTGATAAGAAGTTATCAAGATAAGTTCTTCCAAACGCTGCGTTTGTATATGGTGGGTCGTCTGTCACTGAATACTTAAAAGGCTCAGCCATAAGTCCATTTATTTTAAAATTTGTAGAAGTTGCATCTTCTGACCTTGATTTTAGATTATCAATAGTTGATTTCTTTAAAGCTGTATATAGGTCTCCACCACCAAAAACCGCATTAAACGCTGTCGTAAAGTCAGCTTGTTTTATTCCTGCTAAATTTTGAAATCCATTTGTTGCTGATGATAATGAAGCGACTGTAGCTCCCGCAGCCGCACCCAAAGGACCAGTCAAACCAGCCGATTTAAGCGCTCTATCCATAGCTTCTGGAGATATACCCCCAGCATTTGTTGTATTATTTTTCTTTGCATTTCTTGCTTTAGTAAGAGATGCAGTTGCAGCCTTTGCAGCTGCTGCTATAGCATTTGTAGATTTACCTACATTAGGTCCTTTATCTAACACATTAAAACCTCCTTTAATTTATAGATTAAAATACGGAGTGGGAAACCCCACTCCAATATCTTATATAGATTTTCCTAGACAAATTCTATCGATAAGTTTATAAAAATCATCATTAGAATTCATACCAGAACTTCCCATTGTAACTGGAGTAGGGTTACCATTGACCGTAGTCATTACATTATAGCCATTTAGTGCAAGATTTGTCTTCTTACCAGTTATAGTTTCTATGAACGTTACAAATAACTTATTCATATCACGTAACTCTCCTAAGATGGCTTCAAGTAATTTAGTTTCACCATTTTGTTCCATACCTTGAGAACGATTTATGAATTTTACAAGGTTTTCATTTATTTCATTTAAAATTTCAGTCTGAGTTTGACTATGTTTTGCTGATGCTTGTATACCAGCTTTTATCTTATCTGTAGATAGAGCTATTTGATTCGATGATTTAGAAACATTATCGTCAGAACCTTTTTGAGATAAATTCATAGTCTTAGTATATTGCTCAGCCGCATTATATGTCATATCGCGAGATACACGTCCATATCCTGCAAGAACTGGCTCTACAACTTTCTCTTTAAAAGTACCGTAAGCTCCTTTTATTATATCGACCATAGAAGCAGTTTTCTTTGCAAGTTTTATAGACGCTTTTTCTTTATATACCAAAATTGCTTTTGCCATACGAAGACGCTTATCATTTACTGAAACTTGCTCAGATGAGTTCTTTTCTGGGTCGTTTATATAAATCTTACCATTTACGTACTCTTTACCTATGATAAAGTGAGGTGCGCCAGTTGATGACACTGTAAGAAGTATAGGTGAACGTCCAGCACGAAGTTCATTTATAAATCTTGCAAGTACCTTATCATTAAATATAGCAGAACGTATTTTATGCTCAGCTAGTATATTTACAAAATACTTCATAGGTGTACCAGCTTTTGGTGATGATTTCATAGCAACAGCTTTACGTACTAAATCTTCCATATCGTATCTTATCTTTAGTTTATCAAGAAGCATAGCCATAACAGCAGGTCCACAGCCAGCTTCTCTAAATCTCAAGCCCCCACCCATTCCAAGTTTATTCCATCTTCCTGAGTTTTGTGACACGTGTTTCATAGGTCCAAATCCTTCGTTACCAGCTTGAAGTCCAGCTTGTTGACGTTTAGTTATAGGAGTTTTTCCTAAATTCTTATTAGGTTTTATACCACGTATTCCTTGGTCAAAACCTCTAAATCCTAGAATTTCAGCCGCTTGTTCAGCCGCAGACCATAAAGACATTCCGTGACGTTCAATTTCCCAGTTTCTAACAGCACCATCTTTATCTAAATCTAAACCGTCATTAGCCCAGTACCAGCTAGGTCTTTTCCATTTAGAATAATAGTACCAATCATCATCTTCATCAACACTTGCAGGTAAGTGTAGGGCTCTATACATATATTTAAAGTTCATACTACCCTTTGCACGTTTAGATGCGTTCATTTTACTCTTCATAGCCGTAGAGACTTTATCGAATTGGTCATACGGCATATGAGTTATAGGGTCATCGTTTCTACTAGCAAATCCCCAACCAACACGAGAATCTGGAACAACTTGCCAAAGCCCAGCAGCTTTATAAGGTCCCGGATTTACAGCAAGTGGGTCCCATCTTGATTCAGAATAAGATATTCTAAACATATCTCTTGCTGCATCAAGACCTACTTTATTAACAGCGAATTCCCAAGCCTTTCTCATTTCATCTTCGTATGATAAATTAGGGTATCTCTTCTTCCATTTAGCTTTAGCATTGTTTATAGAACCTTGAGCTCCTTTTGTAGAACCGTAGTTTATATCGCGGTCTATAAATGTAGAACTGCTACCGAAATCTCCACTTGTACCATTAGGATTATTAGGGTCTATTCCTAGAGCCGCTGCTAGATTTTGTACAGTAGAGCCTAAATCGAAGTTTTTAATAAATTCATACCTATCTCCAAATTTAGAAGCATTATCATCATCTATCATAGCTTGCATTTCAGATTTAGCTTTTGTAGCTTCTTGTGTAGTTGTATCAGTTTTTGTAAGTTTACCGTCTGGAGTTACAGGTCCAAATCCTTGATAAGTTCCGTTACCCCACATTTTATCATTAGCATCCACATCAAATACTGTATTATTTTGAGGTTTCAAGGTAGAAGTTACACCCTTTTTCTTATTCTCGTCACTCTTCTTTTTAGAATCTTCCATATCCTTTTTAGATTTATCAGGGTCTATGTTATAATCTTTTCTAGCTTGGTCAGCATCATAATCCCACATAGTATCATTTTGATTTTTAAAATTTGCTTGATAGTCATAATCTACCTGAGCCGCATCTCGTCTTGCCTTTTCTTTTTCTTCCTTTACCTTTTCTCTCTCTTCTTCTTCCTTTGCGAATGCGTCCATAGCTTCTTGAGTTTTCCATTCAGATTCCTCAGCACCTGAAACCCATTCATAAAACCATACAACCATATCGTCTATAGGAATAAGAGCAAGAGGCCAGAATTTAGAAGATAGAAGCCCCCATATAAGTTCAACGAAACCAGCTGAGAATTTCATACCTGTAGTTAAGTATTCTTCTCCTACTTTAAAATAACTACTTGCGTGTCTATATCCATGTATAAAATCCCAAATAGCAAATATACCGTCAATTATTGCTCCTACTGGAGGTAGAGCATATCCAGCTGAACGAACTACATTCTTAGCTGTCTTCTTTCCAGCTTTCTTGGCAGCTTTTTTGCTCATCTTTTTAGCTACTTTATCAAATCCACCTTTCTTTAAAAGCTTTTCGGCAAAATTCTTAGTAAAGCTAAATTTAGTTAGTTTTCTTAGCATCTTTTCCACAAACTCTTTAAACCATTTACCTATAGCTCCTTCGGCTATTTGTTTCGCTCCACGTTCTGCTACTTTTTGCACGCCTTCTTCTATAGGTTTAAACTTAAATAGTCCGTTTTTAATACTTCTTAATCCTCTTTGTTGAATATTATGAGTTACAGTTTCTCCAGTTCTTCCGGTAGAGTTTATAAAGTTTTCGTATTGCTCTCCGTATTTAGAGTTAGCAAATGCAACGAGTGCACCGCCACCTACTAAAGCTCCTATTGCTGGAAGTGCCTTTACTATAGCTCCACCTGCAATTTTAGAACCAAGACCTTGCATTCCAAGTTTCGTAAATATATTACCTAAAAACTTAGAACCTCCGCCACCAGAGCCAAACATAGATGCTGCTGCTCCAGCTACAGTTCCTAATATTCCACCGCCGTCTTTTGCTTGTTGAACTACTATTGTATTACCGTCTTTATCCTTTTTCTTATCTTTATCTTTTTTATCTTGTCTTTTATCAATGTCAGCATATTCCGCTCCGTCTTTCATCTTAGGTGATTTACCTTTTCTTCTCTTTCCAGACATAGCAGATTTGAAGTCTTCTTTATATCCAAGCTTATTATACATAGATTCAGTATACTCTAAATCCACTGCACCTACAGCTTTTACGACTTCAACTACTCTTACATTATCTATAATACCGCCTTCAACCCAAACTTTATTACTTCTCTTTTTTCTACCAAAAAGTATATTCCATACACCGGTTACTAAATCTTTACCTCTTTGGTATATCCAGTCAAATACTTTACCAACTGAAGTTACAAGCCAAGTGATACCTCTACCTATCTTATCAAGACCTCTGTCTATAATAGTTCCAATTCTATCAGCCGCACCCATAACTATAGCTGGAAAATTAGATATAAGTTTCCAAGCAAGTCCAAATGTAGCATTCCAGATAGTTCTTCCAAATATCTTAATACCGCTCCATATCTTTCCAGCAAACATTCTAAGTCCTAAAAACATTTGAGTTCCCCAATATTTAATAGATGAGAATACTCCTTTTATAAATCCACCCATTTTTGAAAGTATCGGAAGTGCCATATGTTTCCATATAGATTTTGCTATCCATAAAGGAAATTTAACAAAGACGAGCTTTAGAGCACCAAGTACTTGCATGGTAACTCCTACTATAGGTCTTACAAGTTTATTATAAAGTCCAGAAAGCACAGCTCCCGGTAAAGCTTTAACCTTTCTCCAAGCTCCAGCTATCTTTTGTCCTAAAACTGTAAAGTGTTTATTTTTAATATTCTTATTTCCAAATCCTTTAACTGGTCCATATTTACGAACGAGTATTCTTTTAATATACTCAGCATTATACGCAAGAGACGAAGTTTGAAGATTTATAGTATCACGAAGTTTTTGAGCTTCATCTAAATACTTCTTTCTCCAGCCTTTTAAAAGAATATAAAGTTCAGAACGTTTACCTAAATATTTAGCAAGTGCTGACTTTTGTGTCATAGCATTATCGAATGCTTGTATACCGCCTTTTATCTTTTGAGCGACATTTGTAACACCATCTTTCATTTTCTTAAGCATAGAAACTTTTACAGGATTTCCGTCTTTATCTAAAACTTCAGGTTCATCTTCATTTGGGTCTTTCTTACCAAACTTAGATTTAAACCAGCCTTTTATAGCATTAACGTATCCTTTCTTTCCATTTTCTATCATATCCTTTACATTCTCATCGGTAGTTGAAGCAACAACCGCTTCTTTAGGTCCCACTTCTTCAGAACTAGCTCCAGCTAACATATTTCCAATAGTTGTCTTTTCTTCAGCAGTTAAACTATTTGCTTGCTTTTCTTTAAAGAATATCGCTTGTTTTGCATGTGCTTCTAAAGTTGCAACATCTATTGTCATATCAGGTTTTCTATCAGGGTCTGAATATTCTACAATTCCTTGAGACGATATATTATATACCATAATATAGTGAAGATTATCAGTTTCAAAATCCGAAAGTTCCACGACTATACAGTTTCCAGAAGAAGCACCTTTCATAAATGCTATAAATGTACCAGCTTTAGGATTTACAACATGACTTGTATTTATTCCAAATTTAGTTGCCACACTCATCATAAAAGATGCTGGAACACCATTTGCTGAACCTGTCCACCCAAATGATTTTTTAGTTAAATATTCAGGTTTTATAGCAAATCCTGTAGCACGCGAAAGAGCAAGTGCAAGAGCTGATAATCCACAAAGTGTACCGTCTCCGCCAATAGTTGCCACAACTTTACTCTTTATAGATTTAGCTATTTCCTTTGCAACTCCTTTTAGATTAATTGCTCCGCCTCTTCCTTTTATACCTTTTCCTGATTGTCCTTCTTCTTCTTTAGCTTTTGCTTCTTGTGCTTCTTTAACCTTAGCATCAGCTTCAGCTTTTCTTTTAAGATAATTAGCTTGCATTTCATTACCTTTAGCTTTTAAAGCCTTTTGAGCTTTATAATCTGCAAGTCTTTCATCTATGCTTTTATCAGCTTTCGCTTCTTGTACTTCTCGACCTTCCATACGTTTAGCGATAGCCGCCTTTTTAGCTTCTTTTGCTCTCATTTTAAAAAGAAGTCTTTTATCACTTTCTGAAAATTCTGTAGCTTCTTGTATGTCTTTATCTGTCATACTATCAGAACGCATATAAAGGTCTTCTTTACGTCTTGTAGCGTTTTCATACCCTTCAATATCTTTAATAGCTTCTGGAGTTTTAGCTGTATGAGATGCGTCAAACTGAGCCTTTCTATCAGCTATATCATCAGCATCAGTTCTTCCAGTTACAATAGTTCTAAACATCTTAAACGGAGCCGCAATTATTCTACCTATAAATTTAAACATTCCACCGAATATCTTTTTAAATACTCCGGCTATAGGGTCTATTACCTTTTCTTTCATAGTTTTAAAGAAAGGTTTTACAAAGTCATTTGAAAATGAACCTGTAAGTTCTCCTTTAATTCCAGTTATAGTTTTAAATATACCAGAAGCTGTATTTGACATAAATTCCTTAATAGGAGTAAATGTTTGAGATAGTGGCTTCCATATATCTTTTCTAAACCATATAGCCATCTTTCTAGGAGCACCTTTTATAAACTCACTAAATTTCTTAGTAGCTTTAGTGAGTACCCCTTCTTTACCAGACTCTTTATCACCTAGCATCCAAGTCTTTAAGTTGCCTAAGAAAGTTCCTTTTTCAGTTCCGAAAAGCATCTTTCTAAATCCTTTAGATTCGCCAGCGATAGATACAGCAAGTCCAGCAAGAGCGGCGTTCACTGGTCCTATAAATCCAAGAGGTGTTGCAGCCGAAAGTATTCCAGATAGTCCAGCAATAGCTCCACCAGCAACTAATGTACCTTTTGTAATTCTCATCATTTTAGCACGAGCTTCTTTAGCCTTTTCACTATTTCCGAAAAGTCTCTCAAATAAGTTAGACTTATAAGCGTATACCCCAACTCCTAGTGCTAGTGCTCCTAGTGCTAGAGGAGATGCAAGTCCAGTAAGTCCAATAATTGGACCAAACATTGATTTCTTTAAGAATTTAAAAGCTCCGACACCTGCTGCTCCTATCATAGCGGCTTTAGATACTTTCCATATAGTATCCTTATTATCTTCATAGAAGTTCTTAGCTTTTTCTTTAACATTTCCAACCTTTTCTTTAAAACTCTTCGCTGTTTCTTCTACTTTTTTAGATACTTCAGATAGTTTGCTATCATCGCCAGTTTTTACACCGTCTTTTAAATTTGTTACTGTATCTTTAGTATCTTTCCATATAGATTTAGCTTTGTCTACTTTACCGTCTATATCGACATCGGCTCTTACTTGAAATCTATCTTTTAATTCGACAAACTTCTTTTTAAACCAGCTAGATTTACGAATAATTTCTTTAACTTCACTTCTTGCATCTTCTGGTTTCTTTTCAGGGTCTGTTACTATTTCAAATATTCTTTCTTTATCTTTTTCAGTTACTTCAAACTTATCAAGTTCAGCACCTAGCATAGCAAAATCTAATTCCCCACCCATTATTCTATCTATAGCCGCTTGATGTCCTAATATAACTTCAAGAGAGTATGGGTCAGTCTCTACCATATTCTTAAACCATTCTTGGTCCTGAATTCCAGATTTTTCTCCTAACTTAGTTTGACCTATATCTGTTATAAATGAACGAATTTTAGCCTTGAAAGGAGCGAATCCTTTCATATTATCTTTATAGTATTCTTCTATTGCAGATATGGATTTATCAGTAAGGGTAGTACCCATAATATTTCCAGTTACACCATCACTACGTTTAAGTAGAACTCTGTTCATATCAAGAACTGGACTATCATATCTATATCCTATCTTTTTATTATCTCCCTTACCCTTTTTGCCACCAAGTTGTCCAGCCATAGCAAGACCCATAAGTCCTATAGCTGAATCATTATCTATTGCTCCAGAGTCATTAAATAATTGAATAGAACCTTCGTTTCTTAACTCTTTTGTACGTTCTTTGAAGAAATCATTTACATCATTTATATATTTCTCCATAGTTTTATCAAGTCTTAAAAATGATTCTTTTCTTTCTCCATTTTCAAGCTTAGTCATTAAATCTACAAACTTATAAAAATCTGATTTAGAAAGTTCATCTTCGGATAAGTTAAGATTTGATAAAGCTTTATTGTAGCTGTGTTCTTTAAAGTTTGTAAGAGTATATCCTTTTCCTGATAATTGCTCCATTACAATTTTTGTGAATTGTTTTAATCTATCTTCATCGAGATTTGCTCTATCTTCTTCAGACATAGTTTCTTTAAGAAGTCTTGCAAGTTCTTCATATTCGTAATTCATATTAGGTCTTGCATCTTCAAATTCCTTTTTAACTTGTGATATAGTTTTAAACTTACCTTTATTATAATCATAAGTAGTTCTTTCTCTACCAGTTAAAGCTGAAGCGATAGATGATAAATAAGTAGGAATTACTGTAACGATAGCTTCTCTTGTAATACCGTCAAAGAATACGTGTTTTGATTTATCATATTTATCGGTACGCAAGTTAGAAACAACGTCAGGTTTTACCATTATTTCTCTACCTATAGCAGCTGCTGTTTTATTTGTCGAAAGAGATGCGGTTCTTGCTTGTTTATTTATAAAATCTTGAGTAGTTCCAAATACTCTTTCTATCTTTCTTGATATCTTATCGAGACCGAACCATTTATTAAATTTTTCATCTAAGAAAAATGTACGTATAGCTGAGAATGGATTTGCTCCTACAGTTTGAGAAAGCATAGGTAGCATAGCCATAGTAAGACCCCACATACCTTGGAATTTTTCCATATCGACAGCACGAGTCGCATCTCTTCCTATAGCTTTAAGACCTTGACCCATCTCACCCTTACGAATAGCCGCATACCATTCAGGCATACCTCTATCAAATTCATTATCTTCTTTATTTATTTTAGGAAGATAATAATCTGAAAGCATTTCTTTTAAAGCTTTATGCTCAGTAAGCATTTCCATTTGAACATTTAAAAGTTTTTGTTGTATACCAACAGATTGAGATAAACTCTCAGCCATAGTCTTATAATACATCTCATTTTTAAGCATTTGTGATTTAATATCAGAACTTGTAGCTACAAGTGTATTATTTATAGATGAAGCAGTTTGCATAAATCCTTGCATCATCATCTTTTGTGAAGCTTTCGCACTTCCTTGTATACCTTTTGCTACTTTATTTACAGCAGAATATGTAGCTATACCATTAACAGACGGTGCAGGGGTTGCTTGTGTACTTTGTTCTTTTTCAGCATCTGTTCCCCAATCACTCATAGAAGAATCCGAAAAGAAAAACTCTTCTCCAAAATCTTCATCTCCAAGTCCCATAATTTCATCTTCTGATTTATAAAACTTACCAGTTTTAATACCAGAAAACGCGTTCTTTGTCATATCTGAGACAAATCTATATAAAGCTGACTGTTTTATTTTGTTTTTAATTCCAGCAAAACCAGACGAGTTTCTGCTATCATTAAAAGCTTTATAACCAGCACGAGCATCTTGTATAAAATTTTTAGTATTCGTGAAATTGTCGCTTATTATGTCATTACGAAGATTTCTCATTGACATCTTCGCATTATACATATAAGTCGATTCTTTTTTACCAGCCATTAAATTACCTCCTTTAAAAGCTTATTTCATCAAAAAAATGTTTCTGACGTGTTTAAATGGTAGGCTTTCGCCTACCAAAATATAGATATTATTCTTCGCCTTCTTCTTTAAGATTATCTTTAAATGTAAGCTTATGAACTTTCCATTTTTCTTCAATTTGTTCAAGCTCTTCTGAATGGTCGTATGCTGGGAATAGTTCCTTTATGAGTTCTCTTCTTATAAATAGTTTCTTTTCGTGAGATAATGTATCCTCTTCTCCGTAATACATTTTCATTATATTATTTAAGCTTTCTTCAAACTTCTGAGCATTTTCATTAGATATATTAGAAGTTAAAAGTTTAGGAATAGGGAATGTTATCTCAACGTGAGTGTCATCTTCTCCAGTTTCATATCTTGCTATTTTAGTTGCAAGTTCTGTAGCCATAGGAGCATAATGTACTTGAAGATTCGTTATCATTTGTACAAGTCTTCCATCTTGAGCTATAATAGATGTAGCATAATCATATGTCTTTTCTGCTTGATTTAGTGTAGACATAGGGAAACCTACTATATCTTCTATTATACTTTCAAGGTTCTTCATAAAATCGTCATTTGAGTTATCGTACTTTTGACCTTCTATTCTATCCACTGAAAATAACTCATTACCAGCTTTATCCACAGGAATTAGAAGTCTTCCTATAGTTGCCATAGATGAATGTACTCTTGTGAAATCTGTAAGCTCAGACGGTAATGGAAATAAATCTGTAAATATTTCCATAGCATCATTTCTATCATTAAATAAACTTTGAGCAAATGTAGTTCTATACTTTATTGCAAGTTTATCCTTTTCATAGAATAATTTTGTCATCATCTTATCTTGTTGTAAAAGTGTCCAAAATAGAATTGGTATTCTTGCATATAAAAGTTTAGATTTTCCTATACCATTATTAGATTCTTCATTTTGAAAAGGAACTAAATACTTTCTAGGTATAAATCTAATTCTGAATTGAGATTGGTACATATCATGTTCTTCTAAAACCTTAAGCATAGAACCTAATATTCTTCTATTTTCTGTAACGAAGTTAGCATCCATATGCTCAGTTAATATATTAGAAAGTCCTTCTATTATATCTTTTCTTACTATAGGATTATCTTTATAATCTCCACTATCTCCAAACTTATTAGAACCTAGTACATTATTTATAGTATTAGAATATGATTTATTAGCAGCATAATCCATAAAGGTGTCTATATAATATACCCCTATAAGTTCTTTATTTACTATAACTGGGTATGTCTTTTCATCATCAAGAGGAGATACATAACAACCTGTCATATCCTTTATCTTAGACTTTCTTTTAGATTTTGTACTTCTTTTAAGCTCAGCTAAAGCCTTTTTGTATTCAGCATCATCAGTTGCTTCAGCATAAAGTTTATTAAGTTTAGCCTCTCTTGCAACTTCTCTCTTATCAGCTCTTGTTGTCATAAAGTTTTCATTCGACTCCCCCATAAGTCTCATATGAATACTATGAGCTATCTTCTCTTTATGATTAGGAGAATATACAGATTCTGTAAAGAATTGAGAAGCTAACTTTTCTTTTGCTTCTATGCTCTTGTCTATGGGTTTTGCAAATGACTCTGAATAAGTTTCATAGACTCTACTATATTTTCCCATACCAAATGCTTCATCTATAGCATCATATAGAGTTGACATTATCTCTCTTCTTTGTGTAGAAGTTCCATTATAAGATTCTCTATAAAGTCTTACATAACTTGCAGGAATTACGATATTTTCACTTTCTCCATAAAATACTACATCTTCTATTTTTTCTATATGAGACATACCATAAAGCTGTGGTTGTCCATTCGGTATAACTCTTTGTCCTTGAGCCATCTTACCTTCTATTATTTGTCTTTGCTCTACCTTATTTCCTGATACTCTATCAAGTAACTTCTTTGCTACATTTTGTAAAGGTATAAGCTCTATAAATCTATAGCCTAACTCTAAACTCGCAAGTATACTATCGTTTACAAGTTTATATAGTCCTCTTTCTTCAAGTATAGCATTTATATCAGATTGCGTAAAAGCACTATCAGATTTTAAATAAATATCTTGAATAAGCTCTTCTTCTGAATAGTTATCAGGAGACATAATAAACTTAGTTAAGTTTGCAAATGTATTATGTAGCTGTGGCATTTGAGTAAGCATATAGTTTGATTCACGAATAAGTCTAGTTCTTTCATTATAAGGAATAGAGTGAACGTATCTTTTACCCATATTCTCCATAACTTCTACAAATTGATTTTCAAGGTCAGTTTCTTTTCCTCTCACTCTTGAACGTGCTTCTACTATATTTCCTTGTCCAGATGTAGATTCTATTGATGATTGTACAAAATTAAAGCCTATGTCATCTGAACTATCCATAAGATTTCCTATATCTGTAGTAATACCAAAAACTTTAGACGTCGTTTTATCCCTAAGTTTTAGGTATTGTTCTTCATTCTCTTGTCTATTAAGTGGCATATTATTTCCTCCTTTTTACATCTTCTAAAACTAAAGTGGTGTTTGTGATACTCCCGCTAGGGAGTATCATATTGTAGGGTTTTGCTCTCAATAGATATATGGAAATTACCGACTTTTGGAACTTTTACGTCGTACTCAAACACGAATACATCATCTGAGTATACAGTACAAGTTACATCACTAGATAGGAATATATGAGTTCTTGCAGTCACGTCTATCTTTTTATTATCCATTTTAATAGTAGTTATAATATTAGGATTTTTAGATACTTCTTCTATTATATCTTTATCTACGAACTTACAAGATACTATATCTTTCTTTAAAAATCTATTAGGTTTTATATAGTCTTCTACGTGGTTTTTATATTCACCATCAACTTTAACTATATAACCATCTTCATCTTCTTTTAAAGTAAATAACTCTCCTAATGATTTATAAGGAAACTTTTCATCTGGAGTAAATGTGACTTCATATAGAGAACCGTTTATAACTTGACGAGATACATTGTTTCTTATATGAAATGATGATAGATTAGATACAACTCCTGCTTTAATATCAGAAGCATCTACTTTAGTATTATCTAACCTTCCTAAAACCTTTCTCACAGCTTCAGCATATTTAAACTCATCTTTTCCTAAGAATAATGTATATGCTGGAGTTTCTTCTCTTACGTATGGTTTATTTGTCTTTATATTGTATGTATATGATGCTATCTCTTTTGCTGTAGGAAGATTAAAGAAAGCCGTACCTATTATATCTACGTCTTTATCTATTAAAGCTTGTATGCCTTTTTCTACAGGTATTTCTTTTTCTTCATTTAGTTCTATCTTTTCTATTCTACCGTCTAAGCTATCTTTTGATACATTTGTATGCTCAACTATCATAGGATACATTGATAGTGCGTCAGCGTCCATGACTTTATTTAAGAATTTATTATTAGGTAAATCATCTAAAAATGGAGTCATTTCCTTTTTAAACTTATTAGGGTCTGAACATAGTCCACCTGCTATTTGTATTCTATTTGTAAGAACATCATAAGTTGACTCTATAGCATCATCTACTTCACGTAGTCTTTCTATTATTCTCTCAGCAGATTCATTTTTTGTCATTATAAGTTTATTAACGTCATTAGACATTATATACCCCATTCTTTTACATAAGTGGAAGAATGTATTGGTAACTGAAGTCATAGGAGAATAAACTCTATCAAACTCAGTTCTTACTATAAATCTTCTAGTTAAAAGTGAAGCTATATCATCCGTCTTTATATCATTAAATGCCATAACTATAACGTCTATCATATTATACATCATATAAATCCAATAATCTTCATAAGGAAGTTTACCGATAAAGTCAGTTATATGAGCGTACGAAAGTTTACCAAAACCTAGCTCAAATTTAGATACAGCATCTAGTGACTCTCTTTCTAGCTGGTCTTGAGGACGAAGTCCAAAGTAACTTTGTTGTACATCTATTATCTTAGTATAAGATTCTGAATTATAATTGTGTCTTCTCTTAGCAGCTTTCGGGTCTTCGTTTCTATAATTAAATTCAAATCTATTTCCGACTTTAGGGTGACAAAATAGTTTATGCTGAGGAATTCCTAATTTGTCTGCTCTATATTGTGTATGTCTAACGTCGTATACAGCATTAAATATTCCAAGATACATAGGTTTATAAACTTGTATCATTTGATACCAGCTATCTTCTATCATTTCTTTTTCTGTATTATACCAAGATATAACAATTTTCATTTCTTCTACTATCTTCTTAAATCTAGGAGCTAGAAGATTTCTTGTCTTATCGTCCATATGAGCTTCGTCTATTATCTTTAAAAGCATAGATTTAAACTCATCTTTAAACTTATCTTCATTCTCTCTTATCTCGTTAAGTCTTTTGAAATCATCTCTTATTATAGAAAATACGTGACAAGTATTTGTACTATCATCATAATAAGTAGAGCAGGTAATAGGTTGTAGTTCTTCTATATCTGTATTTAAAACGTCAGTTTCTATATCGTAATAACCTTTCTTTAAATTCTTAATAGGTGGTAAGTCATTATAATCTTTGACACCATCTTTTTCTTCATAACCTAAACTATCAAGATAATCCATAATAGCTAAATCTTCTATAAATAAATCTGAACCAATAGTTCTTCTATCTAAGAAAATATGGTCATATTTTATCTTCTTTTCTTTAAGTCCTCTTTTAAACTTATCCCCCATATTTAAAATCTTAGCTATATCAAAACCTCTCCATTTATAAGATACCTTTTGCACAACTAAATTATCAAGAGATATAGTTTCTCTGTAGTAATCTGGAGCATCTCCTTTTACAAAGTATGCTGGTACTTTAGGATGCTTTATTTTCTTTACATATTGCTTCCCAGTTTCTGTATTATACATAAATATATTAAAAACATCTTCTTCTTTATTATAGTATGAATTATAGAATAAATCTTTTGCTTTCTCCATATCAATCACCTCAAATCGCTGTTTTTCACATCTGAAATATTAAAAACACCAAATTATTATAAAAATAAGGAGGTTTTATAAATGCTTATAATTCCTAGAAGTATAAGAAATACAAATGACACTTATGGTAGTGGATACTTTGGAACTTTAAAAGTATCAGTTGATAATACTAAGCAAATGTCTGAGATAGAAAAGAAGTATGCACCTTATATAGCGAAGATGAATACTCTTGTTAAAGAAATAGATACAGAAATTAAAAAGTCTGAAAGAAGAGCAAAAGAGATACTTGAAGCTTTTCCTAAGAAAGTTGAGATAGAAACAGAGTCTACAAAAAATAGAGTTTCTTTATACACAACTAAGATGAATGCTTTAAAAACTATTATGGGTGCTATAAAAGAGATTAAAGAAACTGAAATGAAAGAGCAGAAAATGGTTTATGATATGACAGGAAAGAATGTAGATATTAAAGGTGGAAATGTTAATATGAAAGCAAATATAGCATCTTTATACGACTCTAACATAACTGCCGCTCCTAGAACTATACACTCATTACAAGGATACGGTAAACCTATTCCTTCAAGTAATGGGGAGTTTGTTCCTAATCCTACAACAAGTTCTCAAAATGTAGATAATTCAGATATGGTAGAAGAAGGAGCTATGGATGATAACTACACAAGAGACGTTAAAACTGACGGAGCTTTCACTTCTTTATTTGGGAAAGTAGAAACTCCTGATAGTTCTAAATATATTCAAGGTAATAATACTATGAAAGATTACGAGAAAGTTGATAATAGATTCTCTTACGGTGCGGCTCAAACTGGACTTAAAGCAAAATATTTAGAAGATACGGAAGTTAAATGTCACTGGGATGATGATGAGAAGATAGGTTGGCTTAGAACTTATTCAAAAGATACAGGAAATATAGTATCAGAAGAAGCCTTTATATCACCAGCATATCACGGAGTTTTAAATAAAATGGTATCAGGTGGTTTAACTTATGCTATATCTGAAACTGATGATACTTACTCTATCGTACCTGATAAAGTAGACAATGCTCCTAAAGCTATAGTAGATGATTTACTAGAAACTTATAAAAGACAAGATTTAAGAGATAGACTTAAAAAATAAATGGTGGCGCGATGCCACCATTGTTATTCTTTTAAAGCTAACTCGGCATTGGATTTATCTAAATCAAATCCTGCGTCTTTTAATACTCTTTTTAAAAACTCGTATCTTTCTAAATCGAATTTATCTAAAAATCCGTCTTGTTCATTTCTTACTTCCATAGCATCCAGCACTCCTCTTACAACAGCTTGTCCTGCTATCTGAAATTCTGTAAAAGGCAGCTGGTCTAATGACTCTACGACTGTTGCTACAAGGTTTGCTATCTGAGATAAAAGTTTCACATCGAATTTATGATTGATTTTTGTCGCCTGTGACGGCATATTAAAAACGTCTAGTTTCATAGTTATTTCACTCTCCTTATAAAAAAATAAAGGATGTACAGTCCTCTACTTTAAAGTTTATAGATTTATGACAATAAGAACTACTATCATAAACCCAAGTCCGACAGCTACTACTTGAATTTCACTGTCAGAAATTAATGACTTTAGTCTTCTCATATTCTACCTCCCATAATCGCATGTGCAATAGAATATAGTATGACTAATACGAAGATAATAAATACTGAAAATATCTTATCTTCAAAGTCTAAGTGCGGAGCTTTCATATAGTCCACCCCACTATTACTAGACCTATAAAGAAAGCACATATACAAAACAATGCAAAATACATTTGATTTGATATCGCTTCCTTTCTCATAGAGCTAACAATTTTCTTTCTGATAGCTCTATTTTCTCTGCACTTTTCAGAGTGTACATAATCAGCGTGTGCTTTATTATAATTGTCAGATATTTCTTTAGCAAAAGGTGTTTCTAAATTCCTCATAGTTTTTACCTCCCAAGGTTTAAATTAAGACATCGGGATTCTTAAGCCTTCTTAAGTTTATTCCTTATCTCTTACTTTTATTATATATAATTGAAATGAAAAATGTAGATATTTACAACTTCTTCTCAAGAGTTGCTTTAAATGATTTTGTACGTTCCTTTTCCTTATACCCAAGCTTCTCGTATAATGCTCTCGCTTCTGTATTAAAATCGTATACATCTAAAGATATAGTATTACAACCCTTTTCTTTTGCGTACACTGATGCTACATTCATAAGACGAGTTGCAACACCTTTACCTCTTGCTTCAGGAGTTGTCCATAATGCACGAATATAACAAGTTCTCTTTTCTCTATCTGCTCTTATTTCTATAAATCCTACGTATACTGAACTTATAGAAGTTTTAAGAGATGCTAGAAATACTGTACTATAATGAGTTTTAAAATCTTCTTTTATTCTATCAAGAAGTCCCTCTTCATCTTCTAAAGGAAAGGATACTCTATCAGCGTGATACTTATATATAGCGTGATGAAATTTTAAAAGTATATCACTATCTTTTATATTTGCTTCTCTTATTACTATTCTTTCTTCCATATCATTTTGTGCTTCACCATACATTATCATATATTTACTCCTTCTTCATATTAAAAGGCAGGGTTTCCCCTGCCATATATTTATTCTTCCCAAGGATATTCATTTTCATCACTACTTTCGTAGTCTTCTTGAATTTCCACTTTCTTATTACCATAATTTGCACTATTCTTTTTAGCTAGTTTTTCTTGGTGAAAACTCATAATAGTAGAAGTACCATTTAGTATTGCTTCTAGCATATTTACAAATGTATTAGTTTCAGACGGTCCGCCAAGTCTTACCATATCTTCCATTCCACCGTCACTTGCAAATAGTTTTACTCTATTTGTATCCATAAATGGACATATGATTTTAGAATTTTGTATAACTTGTCCGTCTACTACATTATAAATAGCTGTACCAGTAACGTATTTATCTTCTACATTCATTCCAAGAATTCCAAATGCAGTTTCCTTTCCTTGCATTACAAATTCAAATGGAACTTTATCTACCATTTTCTTTCTAGCTTGTCTTACCATCATAGTTAAATCTTCAAAATCATTATTAGAAATGAAGTGAGATTTTTCAGGTTTTTTAGCAAAAGGACCTTCTTCAGTTCTTTTATAAACTGAAAATAACATTCCTCTTTCAAATAATTTAACACTCATTCTTTTACAATTTTCAATTTCCTTTGTAAAAAATACAAATGAAATAAGGTGTGTTGATACCAAGTCTTCCGGATTTTTCTTTTGTTGTTCTGCCATTTTTTAAGCCTCCTATTTAAAATTAATCTAAAGTCGTGTTCCTAATTCTTTAGATTTTTTGTATATTTATCTTATAAGATTTATTCTTATCATACTCTATATTTACTATTTCTGGTATTACAGAATGGTCATCTGGGTCATAGTTTGCTTCTATATATTGATAGTCTGAGTTATATCCATTTATACCCACAAACTCTATTTTTGTAACGTCAACTATATCATCTCTTACCTTTCTTATTAAATCAGATACGTGGAAAGTCTCATCATTTATAAAGTCTATCTTAGAGAAATAATCTCTTATATAATCCTTTACATAGTTCATATCCACAGTAGCATTATAAGCAAGGGCAACTTTGAAGTTCAAAGATATATTAGTTTTATCAAGTCTTTCATTATCATTTCCAATAATGTGGTTTTTAGATGTACCATAAGTATTTGCAAACTTTAGAGTCGATACAAAGTTAGTTTGAGTTTCAAGCCATTTAGTGTGAATGTAATCCATTTGAGCATATACATCATTATATACAGTATAACCGTTATTAGTTACATACTCATATCCAAATAAAGGGATAGATAAAAGTTTTAACTTATTAGCATCTATATCTTCTATTTGTACATATGAGTTATCTGTGTATTGTCTTATAAGTGCTATATCATTTAAAGAGAATACATTTATAAGTCCTTTTCCTACTATATTTGAAACTCCATAATCACTTGCTTGAGCTGTATCATTTTCTTGGTCATCTTGAACTATTATCTTTATAGATTTAAAGTTTATCTTAGTTGTAACAGTGTTAGCAACTCCAGCATTCATAAGTTTTAAATCTATTTTACCGTCTCTTATAAAGTATGCTGTTTCTATCTCAGCCTCATATAAATACATATCATTTTTCTCATTATACGATTTCATCACGCAAGGAATATAACCTATATAGTTTGTATCTTCTGCTTGGAAGGTTACATTTATCTTAAGTATGCCTTTATCTTGTATAGAACCGTTAGGAAGCTTTTCGTGAAACTTAACTAAGTCATCTTTATTCTCAGATGCTAGGTTTGTCATTATATTAAAATGAAGCTTTATATTTCCTTTAGGTTCTCTTGTAATATATACAGCATTTGCCATAAATGAGTATTTCGATTTATCATAGTTATACTCAAACTCACAAACAGCACGTCTGTCGATATAAGTTTCATAAGTTTCTACCACTCTTTTGATTCTATTTATAATATATAGTAAAGATGGAGTATAGTCAAATACATCTTTTGCGTCTTTTGTATCTCTGTGATACGCTGTATCAGAACCAAGTGGTGCACGGAAGTGTGCCATCTCTGGTATCTTATACCAGTTATCTATTTTCTCAAGAGTTGATGTATCTATCATACAATTTAGAGTATTAGTAGGAACTAAATACTTATCATCTACAGTTGTAAGAGGAGCAAATATAGAATATACTCTCATCTTCCAATCATCACGAGTTTTGATAACTTTATAATTCTTCTTATTTGCTGAGAAGTGTAAAGATAAATCATAGTCAGTAATTAGCGAGTTTCTTGTATGAAGTGAATCTATTATCTTCTTTCTTAAAGACTCTAAATCATCTTCATCAGAACCCGGAGTAGAATATTTCTGAGCTGTATCCGCTGTTATATAAAATGGTAAATCTTCTCCGTCACTATCTTCTACTATTATATCATCTCCAATATATTCAAAGTTAGCTTCTTTACCTTTAGTTAAATACATTGAAAGTTCTATTATACTGTCACGAACTGGTACAAAGTTCCCTCTGTATCCTCTGTTAGTTAAAGTTATTTTATTTTGGTTTAAATCATAATATATCGTAGGTTTATCAGGAATTGACTTATCATAATACATAGACTTCTGAAGTCTCTTAACTTCATTTGTAAACTCCGATACTCTATAATATGGAGTAAAGTCTATAAGTTCATCTTTATAAGTTATAGGATATACGTCGGTTGTAGAATCTATATAACGATAAGTTTCTATCTGTCTTTTATATTGATAAAGTATTAAAGATAGTATCATTCTCTTACCTTGCTTTATAACCTTTATATTCGGATTTATTATCTTAGATATAGGATTATATAAAGCCTCTTTATCATATCTTGCTGTAATCGCCATTTGTCCTTCTGGGTCATATATTTGTATATTTATAGGATAATCAAGAGAATATATAAACTTTCCTATCTTTACTTCTAAAGTATGAGGCAAAGTATATCTATATAACTTTGGATTTATTCTCTCAGCATTTTTAAGCACATCTTCTATAAATATAGTAAATGTAAATACACGAGATGATGCAGTTGCTAGTTGAAATGATACGTCTGCAACCTTATTCCACTTAAATAAACTATCTTTAAACTCGGCAGTTACTGGAAACATTTCACGAGAAGATATATAAGATGAGTACGAAACTATATCATATAACTCCCCTAAACCTTGAGTTTGATAAAAGGCTGTAGATAAAGCGTGTACTCTATCAGGGGGTAAACCTAGCGTATCTAAAACCACAGCCATAGATTTTAGAAACTCCTCTTTCGTAGAGATAAATTTATCACTTAACATTTATTCCTCCTTATTTCTTAATATAGTTTGCAATATTATTGTATGTATTTTGTATAGAATTTGCGTATCCTGTTGCTGTGCTTTTAACAGCACCTGCCATACTTTGTGCTTTGTGTACAGCCGCGTCATAAGCACCAGACGCCGTATCCATTCCTTGATTTATAAGCTTTTCCGCTGTTCCTCTAGGGTCTTTTATAGCACCCATAATTCCACTCGTTACAGTTTTAAAGAAGCCATCTTTCTTGACAACTTTAGCTTTCATCTTAGGAGCAACTTGAGCTGATGAAAATGGTACAAGTTTATATCTTCCTGTAGCGTTATCGTATATAACCTCAGCACCATTAGTCCAATAATATTGTAAGTTTCTATCTTCTTTTGGAAGCCATTTATCGTAGTATTTTTTAGGCACATATCTTTTTTGCATTTCATTAAATTCATACAAAGCATTTATATCAAATGGCTTAAATACAGAAGACGCAAAAGATACAGTAATTTCTCTTATTTCTCTATTTATCATACCTTGGTTTGAAAATACAGAAAACGGTATAGTTTTAGGGAAATTACCTACAAGCTTTGCCCAGTATGTAATAGATAAGTCATCTTCTTCCGTACAGAATATAAATATAGGACAAGTATAACTCATTCTATTATTTACCGTATCATCTGGGTGCTGTATTATAAGTCCGTCTTTTACTCTATCTATATATGTAACCCAAGCATAAATAAGTTTGAATGCTTCCGCTTGTCTATCCATAGCGAAGGTTAAATTTATAGGAATATTAATCATAGACGCACCATAATTTATTCCATATTCTTGCGATGAACCATATCTATTTGCAGGAGAGTTAGAAACGTCAAGTGTTGCATCTTGAAATGATATTCCTACTATTCTATTCTGAAGCGATGTCATCCAAGGAGTTGCACCGTCTATTCTCCCATTAAGCTGCAAAAATAAATCATAATCTCTTAGAATAAACTCAGCAAGGTTATAATCATTTCTTACAGATTCTGCGAGTTTATTAGAATCTTCTTCTTGTAAGTTGCAAGTAGGCTTACCTATAAAGATGTGAGTTCTTGTATGAGCAAGAGTATTATCTATTAAAGTTACACCTAATCTATTTACAAAGTTACGTTCTAAATCCTTACCCTTTGATATATTACCTGTCATACCGTAAGAGTTTTTAATGGTTTCAGCAAGAGATGCAAAGGTATCATCTGAGAATATATCGAATCCGTCATAAGAAGGACCAGTAGCCGCAGGAGAATATCCAGAAGCATTCCATATTCTATGAAAGGCATCTAGTTTAGGTTTACCTGTAGTTCTACCATTCATAGCTCCAGCTTCTCCGAAAGCATCGTGAGCGGCTCCACGAAGAGCAGCCATAAGTTTATCTTTATCATCTTTATTTCCTGAAAGTCTATTTATATCTTGAGCATCAGGTCCTGTATATATTTCATGATAAGGGTCTCTATTTTTAAGAAGCTCAGATTTCATAGTACCTATTAGTCCACCAAATGTGCTATTAAGTGCCATACCTAGAGGATTTCCTAAGAAGTTATTTACTTTACCTAAGATTCCTCTTTGAAGTTTTGATTCTATTTTTCCTATGGTTGAGTTAATTTTATTATTTATCTTTTCTTCAACTCCACCTACTACACTATTTATTCTACCTTGTACTAAACCTTCTATATTTGAACTTCCGGTTCTTATGGCATTATCTACAGCATTACCTATATTACCTATAGCATTATTAACAAAGTTACCCGGTATTTCTTGAGCATTTTCCCATATTTCATTTAATCTTCCGGGACCAAAGTTTGAGCTTAGTTTACTTGCGTATGTATTATATGTCTCTTTTGCTGTCTCTTGGTTCTTTTTAAACTGTGCCGTTGCGACATCAGAGACGCTTCCACCAGCCGATTTTTGGTTATCATCTGCCATTATAAAACCTCCTTTTAATTATAATTTTTAAACTAAAGGGCTGTTTTTCACACTTTTGCGACAAAAAAAAATGGTGAGGATAAACCCCACCACTTATATTTTATTCAAAATCTTTATCTAGGTAATAATAACTGAACATGTTTATCCAGAAATTAGTTGCTGTTTCTATAAATAGTTTAGGTTTCTTCCAGCCGATATTATTACTTTCGTATTTATTCATACATTTCATAATAGATTCTAAAATTGGTTTTACATATTTACCTAAGTTACTATCTATGAATACAGTGAAAGCTTTCTCTTTATTAACGACGTCTATTATTTTAGACATATCAGAATCGCTTTCAATAGCGTATTCTTTATATTTAAAATCCTCACTATAATTAGATTTAAGGGCTTCTCCTCTTTTAGTTATTACAATAGCTGTATTTTCAGCTTTATTATATGTATCAACGAGATTTACAAGACTTGTGATTACCTTGTATCTTTTTCCGATAACACTTACATTTTTCATCCAATCGATAAATTTATAATAATCTTTAATTTGATTTTCTTCTGGTTGAAAATCTTGATTTAAAAAGAATTGCTTAGCTACAGCAATCATAGTATCTCTACTTGCTATATATTTTTCGTGATGAGCTTTATCTAATATATACTTTATAAAATTAGCTAGTTTCATCGATTTAGAAGTTCCTATACGTCCATTGTATAAATATACGATTGCTATCTCATTATCAGAATTTACATGAATAGCTTTACATATATCTTCTTTTACCTCAGCTTCTTCTTTCACAGATATTCCAAACGGAAAAAGTTTTGTTGCACTATGAACTGGAACTAGCTTATTTTCTTTTGCTTTATCTTGAGAATCTTTAAAGATATAGCCTTTAAGTCCAGCCATAAAATCTCTAAATCTATCTCCGACTAAAAGCTCTCTTTGATAAGTAGTTGCATCTGGTATTTTAAATTCGAGTTGTGATGCTACAGATTGCAAAAATACTGTACCTTTTAAACTTTCCATAAATCTTGCTACCATAGCGTGAGCTTCAGATATAAGGTTTTCATCGCTATCAGCTACAAGTTGAACAAAGTATCTCATAGATTCTATAGACGTTCCACTGTATACAGTTTTAGTATAACGATTGGTAGGAGCATTTTCAAGACATCTTGTACAGTTTTCTATAAACTCTACTGGATTTATATAGACATTAAATTGTGTACTACTATCCATTATTCTTTTGATTCTTTCTATTTCTTCATTATATTTTACTGTACTTTTTAAATCATGTGCCATATGATATATGAAACAAAAATCATCAAAATGCCCATCTTCTTGATGAAGAACGACATCACATCTTATAGGTGAATCTGCTTCTCCTACAACTAACTTGCTCATTCCTATTGTCATCACTTGCATTTTGTATATTTCTGTATTTAATTTTCCTTTATTTAATAATGTTTCATTTGTAAATACTGTCATTTTAATTCCTCCTTAAATTTTAAATATTAAAAATAAAGGGTGAGATAATCTCACCCATATAAACTATTTACCTACAACTGAACCTTCTGGAACTATTTTATTTCTATCTTGTCCCATAATAAGTTCAAATCCATTATTATTTAATACATATAATGCAACTTCGTCTTCATTGTATGAAGCTCTCATTTCTGCAACTACATCAGTTAGATACTTTGTAGCACCTTGAAACGCATATATTGCATTCATATCTACAACTACTATAACTCCATTTAAAGCATCATAAGTATTTATGAACTTCGCCATATCAGGACCTTCATAATCAAGTCTTACGACTTTAGCTTTGATGTTTTTAGTCTTTTGTGCAAATACATCATCACTAACCATATATGAAGTTACAAATAAAACTTCTTCCTCTTTTTCTACTTCCTTATCAGTTTTCATAAGATAAGCTTGTCCTAAATCCTTTGCATTCCAATCAGGTGCCATAAAGTTTCTTGAATTAGGTATGAATTTTAAACCTGATATGAATCCACAGATTTCACTATATCCTTTCTTATCACAATTATCATCAGCTTCATATTGTTCTAAAAATTGATTTAATAAATGATTAGGGAAATATCTATCTGTAATTACTGGTAAATCAGGTAATTTATCTAAATCGTGATTTACAAGATATCCTATGAAATCACTTAAACTACATTCTTCCATTTTCCCTTCAGGTTTACCATCTACAAACTTTTGCGTTTGTGCATATCCACCATTTGCATCCCAAGATGTAATAGCTGTAAAAGTTTGATAAATTCCTTTGTCATCTTTCTTACCTACTTTATTTGTCATAAAATCTAAAAGTCCGTCAAGCATATCTTCTACTCCTATACCAATTCCAAATCCTATTCCTTTTACGTTTTTCTTTTCCATTTTTGATTCCTCCTTAAAATTTTTATTTAGTATTTAATTATACCTATTGCTAAGTTTATAATATATAAGAAATAATGTGAATGGTGCACGAAGCACCATTCACATTATTATTATCTGAAGTGTACATTGTATTCGTATTCAGCTTCTTTGTTTTGTTTTAAGTATTCTTCTTCTATATTAAGCTGATTAGCACATAGAAGATTTCTGTGGTCTTGATAAGTAGAACCATTTATAAGTACATTAACTGTATTACCTATGAATAAGCAAATAGTAGAGAACTTTCTTCTTACGTTTTCTCCTATGCTTCTGTAATATTCAGTTAAGTCTTGTAAAGTTATAGTAAACTCAGTTTGAATTACAGTTTCAACAGCTACTGAACCAGATAAGCTATTTTCTGGTCTATTTGTTAGCTTTTGCTCGCCGTCTACAGTTCTATTAACCCAATCTAATTTCTTTAACTTTTTAAGATAATATTTTACATCATTTCCTTCAACGCTTCTACAAGCATAAGTTTGATATAAAGTATTAGGGTCATCTGCTGTTTTCTTAACCATTCTCCAAGGAATTCTTGTAGCGGCTGTAAATCCCGGAGCATATCTATTAACAGCTTTTACAACAGCTCCGTCTGCTCCACCATTACAAAGCATTACCCCACAGTAGTTTAAATCACTTTTAACTACAGATGAAGTCGCTGTAATTGATGATTCTAAATCCTTATCAAGAGTTAGGACTTCAATTTTATTAGTTCTCTTACCAGTTAGAAACTCAGCAACAAGTTGAGTTACACCAATAAGCATAGTATTTTCTCCTTCTTTTCTTCTTCTAAATAAAGTCTTACCAGAAGGAAGTGTTATATTTTCTTCTTTTCTTATAAGAACTCCTCTTACCTGATTTCCAGTTGAGGCGTGATTTATGTCTGAAGATATACTTACTATATCACTAAATCTTTTCATTTTTAACCTCCTATGTTTATAATATCTACAATATCTGTTTGTAAACGTCCGCTCTCACGCTTTATAAGTGTGTCGTAAACTCTTAAATCTGAGTATAATCTTTTCTTAGTTTTATTCTTTAAGGTATCATAAAAACCTAACTTTGCGTGTCTATCCCAGAAATAAGTTTTATACTTATCATTTAATATATCAAAAGTTACGACGTAATCATTTTCAAATTCACGGAACTTCTTTTGATATGCGTAGTCATCTATTATTATTTCTCTATCATGTTCCCATACCTTTACTCTTACGTGTGGTATAGTGTCGTCTATGTAGAAATAATCATTATCGTACTCTTTAAACCACTTTTGAAAACCATCATCATATGTAAACTCATTAAGGTCTGGTCTTATATACTCAACTGTATTAGGAACTGTAATCCAAGGTGGGTATAAAACCTTACTTCTGTCTCTATCTCCTTTTCTATGTAGTAAATCAGTTACTTCAAGATATGAGTGAAGTCCTAACATTTTAACTGTCATTGTAGCTTCTTCAAAAGTTGTAGTTATAAGTCTATCCCAAAGCCATACGTGATTTTTAATTAAAGTTTCAGACAGTATTCTTTCATAATCATCAAATACATAAGAAGTGCCTGAAAGTCTTAAATCTACAGTATAAGATTTTAAAAATGCTATCATTTTAAACATTGACGTTTTAATAGTTTGGGCTTCATCTTCCTTTATCTTAGATAAGAAGGATAAAAGATTATCTCTTGCTGCAAGATGAGATGGATTACAATAGTTATATAAATCTTCTATTAAAGATAGAAGTTCTTCATTCATATTAGCTTCTACATTTGCTCCAGTTGCACGTAAAGATTGCAAATGCGTATATAAAGCCGGATTCGTGTGAGATAACCATTCTGAATAAGTATTATAATTCTTAATATCTTTATAGTAATGATTTATAGCCATAGTTCCAACCATATGCTCAAGTTTCATAAGTTCTTTCATTATATGATAATCGAAATACTCAGTTTCTATCATCTTACGTAAAACACCCAAAGCATTTCTATTATGTAAAAGTACATCTAAGAAATCTACAACGGACATAGATGAGTTAAGAGTTTTATAATAAGTTAGATATTCCATATCTTTTGGAAGATTTCTTTGAAAGGCATCTACTACATCCTGATTTAGTTTAAAGTGATTGTCTATTCCGTATATGTATATAAGTCCTTCTGCATCTTTTATTATATCATCTTCAAAGCCATTCTTATTTATAATAAGTATCATAGCATATACAAACGCTTCCCACAATGTTGCTGTAAGTTGAGCCTTAGTAAGAGTTAGTTTAAAATCTCCTAGTCTTTCTTTATTTCCAAATAAAAAAGACATAAACTCAGATTGAGTGAAAGCATTCTCAGTTAGAGATACAACATTATCTACTCCTATATATTTAGTAGTAAGAAATGAGAAGTTTTCTTTTAATACGTCATTTTCAAGTTTATCAAGACCTAATCCCCATCTTTTATCATTTGCTACAAATTCGTTAAATGGTATCTTAGCCTTAGTATCTCCTTCTCTTATATTGTAGATGTAATTATGTAAATCTGATGCTCCTATTGGAACTCTCACAAAAGACAGTTTATAATTTTCTTTTAAAGATTTACTTTTATCATATCCTTTTTCAAAGTCTACATATTCTTTATATAGTATATATTGATACACGTCTTTAATACCAAATGCTTCAGCTATATTTATAATAGACGATTTATCTCCTTTAAAACGAAGAACTCTATTTATCTTTTCAGCAAAAGCAATTCTTACATTCTTAGGTAAATCCGCCACATATGGAATCGAAAACGTCTTATAAAGACTATCAAGTATATCATCTGATGTGAAGTCAAACTCCAAAATATTCATAGGATTTTCAGCCAAGATTATATACATAGTAGCGCAGATAAGATAAGTTCCCATAATAGGTTCATAGTATTCATACGAATCATTATAATACTCATTAAAGACAGTTCTTGCAAACGCAAGTCTTAAATACTCATATACTTCTGCAACTCTATACCCAATATTATAATTAACTGTATCTATATAAAGAAGTCCAAATTTATCAGAAGTTCTCGTTACATAAAAGGGTATTCTTCTTTGAATAAAGTTAAGATACTCTTTATCTTCATTCTTCTTTATTATTTTCTCAAGTATTCCTTTATTCTCTAAAATCGAAAGTTCTCCTTGACTCATAAGATGAAGTGGAGTATTATCTGTAATACCGTCTATATGATATCCTAAATAAATATAATCTTCTTCTCTATAAGGATAACCCATTAAAGTTAATACATATCTATTTTCTTCTTTATAGTTAGCTATTATCTTCTGTCTTTTATTAGCGTGCAGTTGCTCTCTTTGAGCAAGTGTTGTAAAACGAGATAGTTCACGCACATCTCTTTGTATTACTATTATATCATTGCTATTTACTATTCCTATAGCATTTAGTTCTTCTGTAGTATAATCGTATTCGTAAACTGTATCAGTTCCATTATACGCATTTTTATATTTATTAAATTTAACCTTCATTTCTTCTGTGTCCCATATCTCAAGTTCTTTCTGTCTTTTTATGACAGCAGTCTTAAGACAGTTAAGAATATCTCGGTTATCAGTTACAAAATCATCAATCCGTAACATAGTACACCTCCTTTGATTTTTCAAATAGCTGTTCGTCATAAAACCCCCAGAAACAGCTTAAATAGAAGAAAAATAACAATTTTAGGAGGTATAAACATATGGAACTTACTATTATAAGTTTGATAGTTATGATAAATTTAATGATATTCGGTGGAGCCACATTATTCGTAATATATATACTAAAATCAAAAGAAATGGAAGATAAAAGAATAGAAAATGAAAGGCAGTTTATGCTTGAGCAAACTAGACTTTCAATAGAGCAGACTGAAAATAAACGAAAGGAAGAAGAGAGGGTAAGACGGTATTTACTCGATAAGGAAAAGCAACTTGCAGATATTAAACTTCGTGAAAAAGAAATAGATTATAACGCTTCTCTTGACGTCAAGAAAGAAGTTTATAATCCTTTAGAAGAAATGATAGAAACCGTTGTAGAGCCTTACTTGAAGTTTAAATATACAAATATAGAAAAAGACCCTAAGGACTTTGTAATGGAAGATATAATAATTCCTAGATTTGGACCACATAGAGAAAATGATATAAAAGATATCTATAAAACTATAGTTTCTGATATGTCACCTACTATGAGAAATATTCTAAGGAAATATTTAAAAGATGATAATTTAGATATAATGATAGATAAGATGATAAGACTATACTATAATAGAACTCTTGATACATTAACTAAATATAAAAATGAGCTAGCACTACGTGAGCAAGCTGTAATGTCAAGAAAAGACCCATTATTTGTAAATGGTAAACTTAATAGAAAGGCAAGAGGACTTTCAAAAGAAGCGGCTGATGCAATAGAATATTATAAGATACATAATGTAAAAGACTTAGTAGAAGCACAAAAACTTATGCGTGACGAAGAACACGCTGACTTATATATAAATGCACGTTATGAAAATGAAATACGTAATGGATTTGACCACGGAGTAAATATATTAAAAGTTGACCCTTCACAATATGACGACTTTTTAAGGTGGAAATTCCCAGACAATTACGGTTTATATAATAGATAAAGGAGAAGATTATGGAAATATTTAATATAGATAAATTCATAAGAGCAAGACAAGTGAAAGAAGTTACAACAACTAACCTCTTTCTTGCATCAGGTTCACCAGACCCTGAGGGACTTGTATCTCAAGTTATATTTGGCACATCTACAATAGATAGGCAATCAAGATACGGGTATATTAAGCTTCATGGAAAGTTTATGCACCCTATTATATACAAAAGAATATTTAAGAGAAGCTATAGAAAGATAGACGGAATTATAGCTGGAACTGATTACTATAATATAACGGAGAAAGGTGATTTAATACCAGACCCTGAAGGATATACTGGACTTGAATGGCTTTATAAGAATTTTGAGAAAATAAAGTTTCAGAATATAAATATGGAGCAAAGTGATGATGATATAGAGTTATCACTATTTAAAGAAGACGTAAGAGCTGTTATGAAGAAGTATACAAAGGACCAGCTATTCATTGATAAAATTATAGTAATACCTATAGCTTATCGTGATATAGATATAAGAGACGGTCAAATGGGTATAGATGAGCTTAACTCTTTATATCGTTCTATTATGAATAAAGCTAGAATGTTACAAGATAATAAGAATGTAAAACTATTCGATTTGAATAGACTTATGTTTCAAATACAACTTCAGATAGCACAACTATCTGACCACTATAAAGCTATAATAAGTGGTAAGTATGGACTTCAGAGAAAAAGAGCATTATCTAAAAACGTTGACTATGGTTCGATAGTCGTATTATCAGGACATGAGTTTGACGGAGATAAGTTCTATGACGAAAAGGTAAATGTAGATAGAACCGGTTTTCCATTAACTGCTATAGTTACTAATATGCAACTATTTATAATACGTAGAGTAGAGGATTTCTTAAGACAACTTCCTATGACAAAGAAAAATGGAGAGCAATTCTCTTTAAGAGAAAAGGAAATGTATTATGACGGTGAGAAGATAAAGGAATATATACAAACCTATGCTCACTCTATATCAGAAAGACTTAATTTTGTTGAAACTCCAGATGGCGGTAATGTTACATTTACATATAAAGTAGCTGGAAAAGAAAAGACAAGATTTATGACAATAACTGACGTTTTATATATGTTTGCTTATAGTGAAGCTGAACTTGCTGAACGTCATATGCTTATAACTCGTCACCCTACTATGGATAGCTTTAACGTTATACCTACACTTATTCATGTTTTATCTACAATAAAGACAATAGAAGTGGAAGCTTATGGTATGAAATATCCTTACTATCCTGATATAGATTATATCTTTGATAAGTATGGAGATTTACAAGTTAGAGAAAATGCTATAAAAGCTGAAAGAGAATTATCGGGTTATTTTACAGAATCTGAAAAGATATCGACACTTCAACTTGAAGGAATGGACGGAGACTTAGACGGAGATAAAAATATAGCAAGACCGGTGTTCTCAGATGAAGCTAACGAAGAATGTAGACAAAAAAGAGATGCTCTTGCATCGCACTTCAATATGAGAATGGAAAATATGAAGATACTTGGAACTGATAGTGTACAAGCCTTGTATTCGTTTACAGTATTTAGAAAAGATGCACCTTATGCTAAAGTAGCTACAATAGAAAAGTTAAAGAAAGCTAAATCTGATGATATTACTGTAACTTATTTATTTAAAGAACTAAGACTTGCAGATACTACTAAATTTAAAAGAGAGAACGATATAAGAGATTTAATACCTATCAAAAATGGAGAGTTCGGATATAAGGGAAAAGATACAGTTTGTACAATAGGACAATTTATAGCTTGGAAACTTTTATTTGAAGATTGTAAAATACCAGTTCTTACAGAAGTTTTAACTAAGAAAGTTATAGAAAGAACATTTACAGAAATAGGAGTTAAAATACAACATAAAGAAATTACAATAGATGATTTCAAGAAATGTGTAAATAGGTATGAGGCATTCTCACTTCGTATGACTTCATTTGTAAACCCTTCTGTATCTACCGAAATGCTTATTCTTACACCAGAGATAAGAGAGCTTAAAGCAAAACTTATAGAAGAAAATAAAGCTGGAATTGAAGCCAATGACCCGTATGCTGCAGCTAAGGTTGAAAAGCCACTTATAGCTAAAGTGGATGAGGTATATAAAGACACACCTGAAATGGAGTATTATAAATCTGGAGTTGTATCGCTTGATAACCAATTTAAAACTCTTGCACTTATGGCAGGAGCTTTACCACAAGACGAAGATTTCAATAAGTTTAAAGTAGTTACAGATTCTTTATCTGACGGACTACAAAAGAAAGACTTATCTTACTTTGGTAATATGGGACTTGTAGGTGGATACTCAAGAGGTAAAGCACCAGAAGTCGGTGGAGCTATGGCAAAACTTGCAGGGTATGTATATCAAACTATGAGACTTGATAAGTTTGGTACTGATTGTGGAACTAAAGTGTATTGTGAAATATATGTAGACCCTAAAGCAGAAGTTGAATATTACGGAAGATATGTTCCTGAAGGAAATGAACTTGTAATGATAACTAAAGAAAACTTCTCAAAATATGCTGGAAAGAAAGTTCCTATGCGTTCAGTTTTAACTTGTAAGTCTCCTTTAGTGTGCAGTAAATGTGCAGGAGAAGGAATATACAATATCTTAGGAATATACGACAAACCTGTAGATTTTGGACTTAAGCTTAATAAACAACAACACGAGCTTGTACAAAAGAGACTTAAACTTTCTCATGATACTTCGGTTAAATTCAAGCACTTAGACTTTAGCTGTATAGTACCTAGTAAGAAAAGAGGAAAATAAAAAAAAATAGGAAGGGGCGTCCCCCTTCCATATATTTTTAATGGGATTTATGTCTTTACTATATAGTATAATGGGATTTGTCTAATATTGGGATTATAGACTTATACTGTATATTTTTCCAAGTGTTTCCGTTATAGGTAAGTATTTTCAAATACTTGTAAAAGAGCTTGTATACAATCTGCAGCATCGTATAAATCGTCTTTTGATTCAATGTGAAATAACTTACCATCTTTATCAGCTGGAGCCCAAGACTCAGCATACGTAGAAAGTTTAGCAATTCTTGCCTCTGTATTCTTTCTTTCATTTTCATCTAGTGGTACATGGTCAAGTGTCCAATATATCATTTGACAATCTTGTCCACCAAATGATGCTGTTACAAATTCCAAATCTCCTATTCTCGGAACAAAGTAACCTATATCACGAACAGCTATCTCATCACCTTTAACACCAAAGTTTTCAGCTGAAATAACTAGGTGAATGTCATTCATATGAAAATATTTATTAAGCTTTCTTATTATACGAGATATGTACTCGTAGTTTTCAACACATACAGCGATAGACTCTTCCTTGACATCTAAGAAAGTACCGTCTGTATGTTTAAGCATATCCGCTCTTAGATTTCCAATGTATTCAGCACATATCATAAAATCTTTCCACCCGTCAGGTAGAGCAAAGTTAGATACAATAGGGATATACTTTCCAATATCATTATAGATTTCTGGATTAGTAGTTACATAAGATGAGATAAATCTTTCGATTTTATTATCTCTTATACCTACTTCTCTAAATGGTACTTTATATACCCAAGAAGAACCTTCAGCCATAAATGCGATTCTGTTTTGACCTCTTCCAAGATATTTAAAACCTGCATTCATTATAAGTCTTCTATATCTATCAGCAACTTCATCAGGAGCATATTCTCCCACGAATACTTCAGCAAGCTCTTGAGCAAGGTCTACAACCTTCTCTTGAATTTCATCAGTATCTCCCATTCTTTGTTGACGACCGAATGGACTTCCACCGAATGGAGAACCGTAACCATAGCTACCTCCATTACCACTTAAACTATTACTTCTCTTTAAAACATTTCCTACATCTTTAATATTAAATGCCATTTTTCTTCCTCCTTAAAATTTTATAATAAGTTAAATTGCTAATTTTTACCACCATTTATTTACGCTCGCATTTGTTCTAGGCTTTAATGGAACGTAAGGTTTTGACTCTGTTGCTATACCCGGTGTAACCCAAGGTCTTACCCCACCATTTGAAGAACTACCGCCTTTGTTCCCAAAGATTGATTCAAACCCTTTCTTGCCACTACTTCCGCTACTATTTCCATATCCTAAGCCGTTATTCGGTTTGTATTTATTGGTATACGAGTTAGTTTCATATTTTTCACTGAATATTGATTTCTTCTTACTACCAAAGGGACTACTACCGCTATAGCCACTTCCATATCCGCTACCATAATTATCAAACAATCCACCACCGAATCTTCCGAAACTTCCGTCATCTACAAAGTAGTCATCATCTTCTTCCTTTCTGAATTTTGCAAAAGACGAAGTCTTTTCTTCTTTCTTACCAGCTGTGTAGAAACCACTTACTGTGCCCGGAATAAGCTTTTCAGTTTTCTTTTGATTCTTCTTCATATTTTGTAAGAAGTATTTATCAGCATCTGGGTCAGGTCTATCAGGTTCAATATTAAATCCTAAATCTTTAATAGCTGCTACAACTTCTGGAGCTATTAGTTCTTCATCTACTGCCGCAGTTAGAGTCTTAACTAATTTATCTAAATTATTTGTAACTAACTTTAGAACCTTAGTAAGCATAAATGTATCTACACCATATCTTGATAGTTTTAGTTCACTATCAATAGTAGTTACTTGACTTATTCCAGTTGTGTCAACTATCTCATTGATTTGCTTTAGTTGTTCTTTATCAAATCTACTTCTGAAATCTGTCATACCATCATTCCATCTGTCTCTCATTCTAATCCATCTAGTTAGGTTTTCTCCAACACTTTCTTCTTCTCTACCAAAATATGCCGCTGTTTTATTTAGGAAATCACAATCTGTAAACTTTCCTAAATCATTTGTCATGTAATTTTCAAGTGCCATCATTGTTTGTTGCCATTGCTCTTCATAGTTTGCAGCAACCTTTAAGTCTTGACTTAAAAACACACCTTCTGGAACCATAGAGCCCCAGTTATTTCTTCCATTCTTTCCATACTTTTTACTGTACTTTGATACGTCAATCATTTTTGTTCCTCCTTAAAATTTTATTTTACCTCTCGGTCTACATATATAATATATAGTATAAAAAATGAAAGTTGCACTAAGGCTACTTTATTTGAACTGCTCAGTAACTCCAAGTAGTTCTAGTGTAGCCTTTCTAGCTTCTTCCATTTGTTGCTCAAGTTTCTTTTTATTTTCTTCAGATATATTAAATTCCCACTCATTCTTAGAACCACCAAATATCTTAGTTAGAAGTCCGTCTGGGTCTCCCGGTGCCGCATCTTGAATATTATCATAAGCGTCATTAGGGTCAGGTGATATTCTAAAATTGTTTTGCGTAAATTTAAAGAATTTAAGTTGTCTTTCATTTGAGTTATTTTCCCCTTCAGATGCGTTATCTCTATCTTTATCAAGAAGCATATGAAGTATAGGGATACCATTATAGTAACCTCTAAATTGTATTATAAGCGTTTCTACGTGGAACTTAATTCCAAATCCACCAGCAACATGAGCCGCTGTTAGTTGTCCACCCATAAGTGGACTTGGATATCTCTTAGTGGCTATAGCTTCTCTTGCAACTCTTTCCCCGTCTCTGTTGAATTGTCCTGCTGTTATAATAGGAACGTTAAGTCTTTGAGCCGCAAGTTTTAAAGCTTCAAACTTTCTAACTAAAAGTGGTTTATTTCTATCTTCCATTTCATCTTTACTATATGGTGGGTCTTTAATAAGGTCAGCGTAGTCTACAACTATTGCTACTATTCTTTGTCCACCATTTCTATAATCTGCAACTAAATCATCTAAATCTTCAGCTCCAAATTTATATCTTGAGTATTGCTTAACTATTATACCCATTTCTTTATCATCTTTAGGAGCAAGACGAGCAACTGCTAGTTCTCCTATCTCTTCATTGGACCTACCATCTAGTGTACGAGAAAACATTTTCTCAGCTGATGACCAGTCCATAAATCTTTTAAATACTTGAAGTACATCATTTTCAAATGTTATATGTAAAACTGTATTTTCAAGTCCGGGTATATTATCAGCATTAGGATTAAACTTAGATATACCCATAGTTACATTTTCTAAAAATCCAGACTTAAATCCACCAGATAAAGCTATAGTACAATAAAGCTTTTGTGGTTTAAATTTACCTATGAATTTATCAAGTTCTGGTATACCCATAGATAGTGCATTCTTTTCTTCATAACGAAGTTTATGTATTATAGTCTCTATTCCTTCTACCTTACCACCACGACGAAATTGCACGGTAGTTACATCTTCTATAGATTCGGCATTTATTGTATTTCTTGCAAATACTTTCATTCCATTCAAAAGGTCTTTAAAATTATCTACCATGTCTGTAACAGAAGAACCTTGAAACTTATATACGTTTTCTATTAAGTTTTCAGCGTCTGCGATTACTTTAGAATTGAGTGCTGTAAAGTTTACAAGATTTAGTGATGCTTGTCTATTCTCTTCAGTTAAAGCTTGATAACCAGCATACAAATCATCTGCCATAGCATTATCATAAGCTGACTGGTATATCAATGCTTCTTCATCAAATGATACTCCATTTTTTATAAACTCGAGCATTTTCTGCATACAATTAAGCATATTCTGCTCTCTTACATCTTGCACATTTTTATTCCATATTTCAACGCACTCTCTACAGTTTTTAATAAATCTACCATTAGTACGAAAGTACGGTATAGTTGTGGTTATAAGGTTTAGTATAGCGTAGTTTATCGGTAATATCCTCATATCGTTTACTCCTTTCAGTTATCGCTAATAGTTGGTTTTTCAAATTCAGGAATATCTAGTAGCTCTTTTATCCTCGATATGTCGATATTCATATCATATATTTCCTCTATAGTTTTCTGTATCTTATCAGTTAAAGGTATAGTAGGAGACAAAACATATTCTGCATCTTCTTCTATTGATTTTACTTCTGATACTTTTACTTCTCTTTCTATCTTAAATTTAAAAGTTCCTTTATAAGATGACATAATAAGTGATAGATTTTTATACTCCTCATCGGAGTATTTATTAGTATCTACATCTATTCTTATTTCGTCTTTATCAGTTTTATCAAGCTTTAAATCATTAAAGAAAGCTTTCATTTTCTTTAATGATTGTCTACATATATCAGTACCGTCAATTATTGTATATTTTCTACATTTCTTATTTTCTATAAACTTACAATCATAAGTTCCATTTTCTAAATCTATTGTAATATCATCAAAACCTTTCTTTACTCCAGCATCTGTAAAAGATTTAGAAGAATAAGAACCAGTATACCAAATATTATTAGCAACTACTATTCTATTATGAATATGTCCACACACAGTATAAAGTCCTGTAGTTTCTATAATATCTTTATCTTTAAGTATTTGTGCTGATTTATGAGTTTCAGCTTTATAAGCTTTAGCATAAGGCATAGCAGATTCTATCGAACCGTGGTATATAGTTACATCAGCCATAGTAGTTAAAGCTTTATCTTTTAATTCTTCATAATCGTTACAGTAATACTCAGGTATAAATCTAAATAGTAAACCTTCATATTCATAAAACATTACATCTTTTATTATAAATAAATTGGTATTATCTTCGAGTGGTGCAAATATATCAAGTTGTGTACTATCGTGAGATTGAGTACCTTTAACTATGAATATTTTAAAATCGTATATCTTAGCACGATTATATAAAATCTTTATAAATTCTACTGCTATTTGTATAGCTTTATGGTTAGCTGGATAAACTCTATCAAATAAATCTCCAGCTATAGTTAGTATATCTAAGTTATCTTTTATCTTATCTATATAATAAATAATATCCATAAGCTCCTCTACGTAATCTGTAGGTTCTTTGTAGATTGATATATGAATATCTGAAATATTAATATGTCTTACAAAATGCTTCATAAACACCTCCGAAACAGCCTTTTGAATAAATTTGGTGCTACGCACCCAAAATTTTGTTAATGAAATTTTGACTAATTAGGAGGTATAAAAATGATAAAAACTAACAAAGCTAAGTTCTCTGATTTATCATCTTTATGGGTACAAATGGATAAAGTAGATAACTTATCATCAAAAGTTATAGAGCTTATAAGTGGACAAGATGTAAATGCGGAAACTGCACCAGAATCTTTCTTACTGTATGAAGCGAACTCGAACAAAATGTTCAAAAGAGATATATTTAGACTATTAAATGAGGGTAAAATACAAATCAAATACAATCCTATGGTTGCTATAGGAATGTATCTACCATATGCTCCACTTATTGATAAGAACTCAGGTTCTGTACAAGTTATAGTAAATGCTACTTCTTATTGTGTAGAAGAAGATGGAAAGCTTAAGATTAACATAAATGATTTAATAGGACTTTGTCAAGGAGCTTACGCTGTTTATACATCTCTTATTAACTACACTAAGATATGTACTAATTTCAAGATGAGATATGAGCTAATTGAGTTATATTTTAAGATTATGACTATTGCTATATCAGGTTCTCCTATATTTGCAAGCGGAGCTAACTCAAGATATCTTAAATATATCTGTGCTAGATTTATGCTAGGACATCACTTTGGACTTGAAAAGAATGTACACGAAAGTGCTATGAACCAAGCGAAGATAGAAATGGATAACGAAAGAGCTTTTATAAATCAAATGGTTTTAGAAACTCCAAAAGAAAACTGGCATTCATTTCACGGTATAGTAGAGATATTAAAAGCTAACTTCTTATCTTTAAAAGATAAAGTATCAGTAGAAAGTATAAGACAAAGAATTGCAATTATATTAGGTTCTCCTAATACATTTGTAATAGATTATGTCCCTTATCTTTGTGCACTATCGGCTGGATATTATACTAACTATGTAATTTATAGAAGTTCTACTATTAAGTCTGAACTTCAACCTTATTGTATGATGGTTGCAAAAGATGTATTACAAGCACTTTAAAGGAGGTTTAATATGAGAGCCTTTATTGATAGCTCAGATGGAAGAAAGACTTCCTTTTTTGAGCATATAACTCCACATATGGCAAGTCTTATAGAAATAGACGGAATAGTAGGAGTTCATAAGTTTACACTTACAAAACTTACAAATCCTACTATGGAATTTTTAGATACTTTGAATCTAGGTAAAGGACACTTTCAAACTATGTTTGATGTATACCAATTTCCAGAACTTCAATTTACACCAGACTTTGGTAAGTACCAAATAATGTTCGAAAACACTACAGGATTCAGAGATTATAAATCATATTGTGATATAAAGAAAGCTAAATACTTCTTCGTAGACGAAAGCTTATTCTTTGTAGTTCCAAAAGACGAGATATTTCTAACTTCTGGAATACTTCTTATATCTTCAGGAAACGATGTCGTTAGATTTACAACTACTAAAGGAGCTGATAGTATTCATCTTTATTCTAATCTGTATCTTAATACAGCACTTAAGAATATAGAAGTATTTTCAGACAAAAAACCTATAGACCAATACGAGATATGTCACGGTGTATTTGAAGATGATGAAGCTAAGTTTAAAAACGGTATAGCAAGAGGAGTGGTAATTAAAGCTCCCACAAATGGAATACTATCATCTATAGGAATTATAGTGTACGAAAGAGCTGGAGTTACAGGATTTGAATTTAGAGAACTTAATTATGCTTCTTGGAATCAAAAGACAGCTGTACTTAATCTTAATAACTTAGAAGATGAAATAGGAGCAGGTACTACTATAACTAAGCTATTTATATTATATGATACAAACACAGCTGAGAAAACTACAGTAGATAAGTTATTTCCGGGAATAATTAATATAGCTTCTAAAAAGTCTGCACTTCATTTTGTAAAAAATGAAAACGCATCTCTTGTTCCTATGATACAAGATGACCCAAGGTTTTATATGAACTTTGGAGCAGACACAGAATACTTTGCAAATATTAAATCTATATCTAAAAGACTAGCACTTGATTTAATATCAGAAGAATATTCAAAAGTTAGAAATACACTAGAAATACCGAAAGATGAAACTTTAACTACTTGGACATTCTACGTTCCTAATAGATATTCACAAGTAATATCTTTATATGTGAATGGACTTTTTTATCACCACGAGTTTTTAAGAGAAGATAGACTTGGTCTTTCTAAGATTATAATAGAGAAAGAGCATTTAAAAGAATATGGCGAAATAAAGACATTAGAGGCTTGTGTTGAGCCTTTATTTACAAGAAGGTATGATTTAGTTATAGATGATGATATACAATATGGAAAGGCTACAGCACACGCTCAAAGCGATGAGCTTAACTTAATACCTTTATATGATACAGCTGGACTCGATAAAGAATTTGACTTATTCGTAGATGGACATTATGTAAGAAAGGAATTTTACGAATTTGTAAATTACAATAATAATTTATTCGTATTCTTAAAGAAAAGATTTCCTAAGAATAGTTATGTATCTTGTATAGTACACGCTGACGATATATATGACGTTAAGAAAGGTACTATAAGTGATATAGAAGGTAAAGAGCATATGTCAAGATATAATAAGATTTATTATGCTGGTAAACTTATTCCTTATTCTCAAATACACGACTTTTTAGAAGGTAAGTATTATGATGTATCACTCGATACACTTCCTGATATAAATGATGCTAAGATAGAAATACTTGAGTATAAGAATAATAAAATGTATGATTTTATATCAGACGGTAATTCCCAAAACCTTTTAAAAGGATTTCATAAAATATCTGAGGTAGAGAAGAAAGTAGCCATATTTTCGATGGTTGACATTTATAATTATATAAAAACCCAAGTTTCAACTAACATCATTTTGGCTAATAGTTATCCTATTCATAACCACGATGATGATATTATAAAAAGGACCAAATTCGTATACGATTGTATTACTATTGGAAAGAAATTAAGAGGAATTGTCAGCGGGAATGATATAATAGACACAGGAGTGAAAGACTATATAACGACCACTTATCAAGATTTGATAAACTCCAATGGGGTACTGGTATTAAGTAATAATGAGACAGTTATTTCACAAGCACCTATGCCAGTTATATTTGAAAGGTATGATGATTAGCTAATACTAAGAAAAGAGGTGAAAATCTCCTATTCTTTAAATTTTATAATTGTTACAATTAAATAGCTTTTGATAAGTACATATATGGTGTATAATGAGAAAGCGATGTTCGGCAAATTTTGGTTTGAATTTTAGTAGTATTCTTTATCTGAGTATATTATAAGATATACCTTGAACCGCAGATATAAAAAGAATATGAGAAAATTCCTTATGTGTTTTAAATTTTATATACATATTTCTAAATTATCAAGTTCAAATATATTATTTGAAGCAGAAGTTATTAGTAGAAATATAACATTAGGTATCTTGGGTGTCCCTTTGATGAGTTGAATTTATTAAGATGAAATCCCGTTCACCGGAACGGTTTACAAATGAATTTTGGGTGTCCCACCTCATTAACGTGAATAGTATACACCAAGCTTACTATTCAGGATAAAAATTTGAAATTATAAGTTTTATTATTTAGGTGTCCTACTGTGTAATTGTAAAACTAAATTAAAAAACTTTAGATATTTTCATAATGTCAAGTTATAAAGATATCTGGTCATGTAATGATACAAAGATATATGCTCCCGCAATGGGAGCATATATTTTAATGTATTCCGTCCATATGTGGCTTATATTGATTGAGAAGTTTACCGTGTTTTATAAAGCTATATGTTGCTAGTATATTCAGAACTACGATATTTATGAAAATGCACGATATGAAGTGTAATCCTAAGATATATAACACGATAAGGACAAAGGCACATCTTTTAAAAAACGCAGAAGCCTTTTCGTTCCACGTCCTTACATAGATATAGAATAATAAAAAAGCTATGGCAAATAATACGACAATATTCAGCAATAATTTTAAAAGATACATTCTAACCTCCTCTCTCTTTAAAACGGATTACGTGATTTTGGTTTTAATCTATTAACACGTTTTCCATTACCGAAGTAACTTCCATTAATGCCCATAGTTATCTCCTCATCACCTTTTCCATTTTCTAAAGTATTATATATTTCCTGAGCTTTACGCTCAAACTCCACCGCATCGTTTCCTCTTTTATACGTATCGTCTTCAAGAGTTCTAAAACCTAACATTTGTCCATTTTCCAAAGCATTCTGTTTTATAAACTCTTGATACTTCTGCTCGTCACTAAGTCCAGCATAAGGGTCTACTTTAATGTCAAATACATCAAGTTTATTATATTGTAAACTTTCATCATCTGGCACATTAGGATAATGAAGTCCGAATTTAATATCCATATCTATATCTTTATAAAGTACATATAAAGCCATAAGGTATGCCATTAAAACGTCATCGTGGTATCCCGGTAAGTGGTCTACTCTGCCAGCTGATGATATTGTAAGGCTCATAAGTTCACGTGATATATCTTCTGAAACGAAGTATGTCTTGTATCTATTAACTCTCATATTTAGAATTTCTCTTGTCATAGTCTCACGGACATCGTGTGTCATATCAAGTCCATATTTACCTTTAGATATTTTACCGTCATCGGAATTGATATAAAATGAACTATCGTCTTTTGCTGTTTGATAATAGATATTGTCAACTATATCAGAGCAATGTATAAGCTTATCTACAACTCCACGTCCTATACCGTTTCTTTCTATTACAAATATACCATTAGGTACATATTGTCTATAGAATTCAATTATAGTTTTTGAAAATATCTCAGTATCGTCTTCGTTACTTCTAAAGGTAAATAGTACCTTAGTAGTATCAGGGTCTATTCCTACCATAGTAGAATAGTCAGAGTCTTTAGTTCCTCCACCACCTGCTATATCGACACCTATTACAACTTTCTTAAATCTTGCAAGTTCAAAGCCGTCATAAGTTGTAAATACATGACGATTATTTAAGACAATAGTTTTCTTTCTTTGGTTCTTAGTATAAATGTCAATAAGCTCCAAAGCTCTTCTTGAGAATGGTGAACGAATAAGAGTTCTTTTCCATTTAAGCATAACTTCAACGTCAAAGACTTCTCTATCAAGCTTTCTTAATCTTTCTATTAACCATTCTTGAGTAAACCCAAGTTCATTATACATAAATGAGCAGAATACTATATCTTTCTTACCGTTTGCTCTCATATATGTCTTTAGCTCTTCTTTTGACAAATCAAACATTATAAGATTAAATCTTACGCAGTTTTCAAATAAAAGCTTATATAACCATTCTCCTTCCTTAGTTGTAGCATCAGGAGGAGTAGAAGTCATAGTAATATTATGTGGAGTTCCAACTTTTTCAGCATTTGCAGCCGCTTCTTCGTGAGCAGGTTGAGCTGAACCGTAAGCAAGATAATTGTATTTAGACCAACCAATTTCGTCAAATCCTATCTTAACTAAACTCTTTCCCCGTCCAGTCTTCATAGCACCTTCTTTAGTTTGTCCTGTAGTTCCAGCATATATTTTATTATTCCAAAGTTTATGATGAATTTCTATACCTTTTGCATAGTCATCACAGTCTACTATAGTTATATTACCAGTAGTATCTTCTTTTGCTTTAAATCTATAGAACTTAAGATAAGCTGGTAAGAATTGTAATATATTTATAACGTCTTGTAAGTTATCCTTTGCTTTAGGTAAGTTATTTGCAAATAGTGCCATATTAGCATTACGAGAAGCAAAGTTCCAGCACCAGCCAACGATAGCATTATCAGTTCCTGATTTATACGTTTGTCTTGGTTGTTCAAGATAGTACGTGATATCATTTGCTGTTAGATACATTGATGTAAATGAACCTATATGAAATCTCATCTTAGTAGGTCCAGCAGGAGTTGACACTCTTGCCACTTCACGACAGTAATAAAATATATTAGAGCAAGTCTCAAGCTGTATTCTATCCATTTGGTCTTGTGTTAAATTTTTAGAATGTGGGTCTACACCATCAAGAGACGTATCATTTAATAGAAGTGGTAACCACCATCTGTGTACACCTAAGTTAAATAAAACCTTAGCAAAGTTAATTGCGTGTGGGTTTGTAGATTGAAACTGAACCTTCGGTATCTTAGGTGGTGGAAACTGTTTCATTAAATCTTCCATCATTCTATCCATAGTAGATATGTCTTTAGTATCGTTTATAACTCTACCAGTTTCTATATCTATATTAGGGTCTATCTCTCCCTTTACATCATAGTCAACTTTAGGTATATAACCCTCACTCGGTGAGTTAGGGTCACGTACCGTTTCATTAGGATTTATATAATTAGAATAAATATGATTACCTTCAGCATCTGTATCCACATGATTTTCTGAAACTATAGTTCCAGCAAGTTCTATAGATAATCTATCAAATCCTATGTCTCCTGTCATTTCATTATCCTTTTGAAATTGTCTTATATCACTTTGTACTTCTTTTTTGAAACTAGAACTTAATTCTTCCTCTTGTAAAAACTTATTAAATTTACTAAAACTATTATCCATAGTTATCCTTCATAGCCTTCAGGATATGCTATGTTTATTGTCATTCTTGATTTTTTGTGGTCGAATTTTCTAGTTTCTTCTATGTCTTTATTTAAAGTCTTTATAACTATATTACAAGCTTCTATTGCTTCTTTAGTCTTTAGCTTTCTTCTTAAAGCTTGAGCTTCTTGTAAAACGATATACGCATTGTTTATAGCGTCCTTTTTGGAATACTTAGTTGTAATGTATTCCATATCTATTTTAGCAATAGATGCTTCTCTTGCTATATCTGTAACTTTCATCATTTCTTTTTCAATTTCATCTTCTGTGAATGTAATAGATTCGGCATACATTCTTATCTCTTTTCTTGCCATTTTATCTTGAAGTGCTGCAAGTATATCACAAGATTCAGCATACTTTAGAAGCTCTTTTGATGCGAGTATTTGAGAAGGTCTATCAGTTTTTATTTCACTAAATCTACTACGAGATTTATCTATAGCAGATAAGAAGTTTTCCATTTGTCCAAAAGATGCTGGAGTTTCAGAAAATCCTGAATTTACAGACCTCATTATTCTTGAAAGTAAATAATCAAATGGAGAACCTTTTTGATTCTTACCAAGAGCTGAACGAAGCACAGTTTCCACATTTAAGAATTTGTGAGTATGATGTGTATTTATAATATTTTTAATAATATAAGCTACAGCTTCATCAAGTATTCTTATATTTTTAGTATCTCCTTTTATAGCATCGTTTATAACCTCAAATATTGTAAGAACTATAAGAGAAGTTCTAAAAGATTCTTGTGGAGTTTTATTATAATCATTTACCCATCTATTTATAACACCATAAGAATTTGTATCAACATTTTCTCTATTATTAGCATAATCTATAGTAGATGAAAAACTTTGCATAAGTCTATTAGCTTTCATAATTTGAGACAGTCTTCCACATAATTTAGGGAAGTTAGATACATAAGCTACTATTTGAGGAATAAACTCTTTATATATCTTTTCTTGTAAAAGTTTACTATCTATAGTTTCAGCCTTTATCTTATCACTTATTGTATCTATGTATAGTTCATCTATAACCACCATTAAAGATGATATTTTATAATCATTTACGAATACCTCTAAATCTCTTTGTAATGCTTCAGCTAAATCCATATTCTCATATTCTTCTAAATCCTCATCGTACTTAGATACTTCTATTGTAGCTGTATTTTTAGGAACAGCAAGCTCAGTTGCTCTGCTCTTTACGATAGTCTCCATAATAGCATCAGCCGCACTCCATTGAGTTTCGTCTATACCTTTTCTATTAGGAAAACCTAGAGAAAAAATATAATCAGGATATATGTCTATCATATCACTTGCATCTTCTGGATTAAAGCCTCTTATATCTCTTTTACAGTATGTAAAATTAAGAGTTATACCAGAAGCTTTATATATCTGAGATGCTAAGTTATATAGTGGCTCTTTAAGTATTTCCAACTTATTCATATATTAAAACCTCCTTGTTTTACTTAAAATATTATATTTTGGTGTTCGCAACAGATGTATCTAGGAACATAGAAAAAAAAAATAAAGGTGAGGATAAACCCCACCGATATTTTATTTTCTTCTGTAAAGAGGTTGGTTAGTTCCTTCCTCTCTAAGTTGTTCCTTGCTTCTAATATATTCATAGAAGCCTTTGTGCTTAAATTCAGCACGTTTAGTAACTGACCCATCAGGGTTTTCTGTCTCTACAACAGTTCTTTCTGAATAGGCATAATAGCAAGGAATCCAACTATTTAGGTCTAAGCAAATCACATTGACTGCTGGTGGGAACCCCGCTACATGAATAGCAGTACAGAAGTTTTGTTCCATGAAGTCAATTACATCATTGCAGACATATAAGTAATTGTCTGGTGTCATTTGACTCCAAGCTTTCTTAAGTTCTTCACTCAATTCCACAACTTGATAGCCTTTTTCAGCTAGTTCTTGGATTTGATTAAGACCTAATACATGATTTGAACAGTTTAAAATATTTTCTAATTTTTTCATTTTTGTACCTCCTCGGGTATTTTTAAATTAAGACTATTTGGAACTCCTGAGCCCTCTCAGGTTTATTCCTTTTGTCTACGTTTATTATATATAATTGAAATATAAAATCGTGCAATTATCGTTTATTCCAATCTTCATCTGGGTCAAAGCTATTTTCTTTCTCCCATTTAACTTGAGCTTCTCTTGCATTACGAACAGCATCATTTCCATTATTTCTTGTGATTGATGCACCTTCAGTTACAAAGAAGAAACTCATATTATATTTCTTACAAAGTGCTTCTACTTCCTTGCATAACTTTCTTGCCTTTTCTAACTTCTTTTCATCTGTAACTTCTTTTTGAGATTCTGCTATCTTTCTTATTAAACTTGTATTCATATATAAAACCTCCTTTATTTAATCGTTTGCTACAAAACCACCAGAAACACCCGAATATATTAATTTTAAAAAGGAGGACTCGAATATGTATGTAAAAAAAGGTATTCCTTATAATATAGTAAGTGATGACGGATATACTGGTAATTCATTTATTACAATGTCTGATATAATTGCTAATGATATAATAATGGAAGCGATTTTTAATAATAAATCAAGAGAGCAAATAAAAGGATTAGAAACAGAACCAGTTTCTCGTGAACTTTGTGAAAGTGTGCTAGATAATATAAAGTCTGATGAAGTTGAATATTCTATAGATAAGATAATAGATATAGATGCAATATATACATCATCTATACAATCACTAGATAGAGAATTCAATGTAGATGAAGTAACTTTACAAGGATGTGAGTTTATTGTCGATGATTATGGTTCTTCATTTACTGTAATAAAAGTGGTAACTTATGAAAATATCGAAGGAAATGAACTTAATCAAGTTCATTATTTATTACCGCTTTTCCACCACGATGTGGTTCTTGCAAATAAAGTAACATACGCTCTACACGTGTCTGGTAATGGAGAATGTGAATTCTTAAGACTTCCTATGATAGAATCAGGGGACACGTATGCTATTGATAGTCGTGAGCTTGTAAATAAACTATTAGAAACTAAAGCATATTCTATGTGGTTTATGAACCTTATTCAACATAAGAAACTTCTAGTAGTTCCAAAAGAAGATTTTGCAGTTCAACTTGCAAGACTTGGAATTGTGAACTTTATACCAGCTCAAGGATTAGGAGTTTATCTCGATGCACAAAATAATACTCTTATGGGTAATATAGTTGATAATAACATAAGACTTCAAAAGTTTGATGTTGATGAGATAAACGCTTCTAAAGATATGATAGTTATGTATGATAATCGTTCATATAATGAAAATCTACTAAACCATAGACTTCCTATATCTATATCTATTCTTGATGAAGGACAAGTTATGTATGCAGGACTATATATGGACGATACATTTATAGAAATAGCTGATGAAAGAATGAAGTATATGGAAGCTGATACTTCTACTAAAGTTGGAAGAGCTGTAGAGAAAGCTAAAAGAATACCAAGACAAATAGTAGAAAAAGGTGAAAAGCTCATATCAGAACTTAGAGGTTTTATGGTTGAATGGAGAAAAGCAAAAGATGATGCTTTAAGAGAAAAGGTTATAAATGATGAGTTTATACCTATTCTTGATAACTCTATGCAATGGCTTGTAGGAGCTGCAACTGGATTTGGAATATACTTTCTTGTAACAGCAAACCCACTTATTGCTATACTTGGTGGATATGGAGCTAAAGTTATAAAAGGAGTTCAAGATGCTAAAACTCGTGAAAGAGTTTTAAAGATGATAAAAGATGAACTTGAAATAATAGATGAAAAGATAAACGATGCTAAAAACTCAGACGACAGAAAGAAAAAGTATGCTCTTATGAGAATTAAGCAATCACTTGAAAAGAAGCTACTTGGTATAGTAAGAACTAAGAAATACGTATAAGGAGGTGTAATACTTATATGAGAGGTTTCTTAAATAAATTAGAAGAAGTAAATAAAAAGAAAAAACCAAATCTTTATGGTGAAGCTGATATAGATGGATTTGATACATCTACATTTGATTTACCTGATTATATGGGAGCGGACAATGACCCAGTTCCAGAACCTGAAGAGCCAGAATTTCAAGAACCGGACGATACAGGAGATGATATACCAGAACCTGAACCTGAAGTTACAGACCCCGACCCAGATGACGGATTTGACCCTGAAAACCCTGAGCTTCAAGAAGATGCTGGAGAACCGGGAGATACTCCAAATGAAGATAACGCCTTTACAGAAGGTGAAGATGAAGATACTCCTGTATTTAGAAGAAAGACTAAAAAGCTTAATAAAGCATTTGCATCTTTATATGACCAATATAAAGACTTGATAGCTAAATTAAAGAATATCGATGCTACAGGAGATAAGGCTACAGTTATTAATACCTATATAGATGAGTATGAGGAAAACTTACAAGCCTTAGTTGAGTATGTAAATGATAATACTGATACTTGGGTTATAAGATTTCAAACTTATGTAGAGTTTCGTGCTACATTTGCCACTATTAATAAAAAACTATCTTCTATAGAAGAAGATGTAAATATACTGTCGTAAAAACAGTAGAAAAAACAGCACTTTAGATTAAAAATAAAATTTAAAAATAACTAGGAGGTATAAAATATGGATAATAATACTATGCTTGTAAGAACAAGCTTACGTTCACCTAGCAATGACGGTAAAGCTAGAGTTAAAGCATCTATCGTTGGTGTAAAAGATGTTCTTACTGGATTTAAACAATATGCGGAGTCTCAAGGGATTAACTTCTCTTCTAATTCAGCACCTTCAGCTATGAAAGCTCATATGCAAGGATTAAAAGACCAAATGACAGCTAAAATAGTTGCAGACAGTCAAAGCACTAGATTTGGAAATGACACACAAGGAAGAGTTATGTATGCTGAAATGCAAAAGATAGCTAAATCAGACGTGGCTACAATAGGTACAAGACTTGAAAATGAAATAAACCTATATGCGGAAGGTATGATGGCAGGGGAATATCACCCATTCCAACTTGCGATATTACCACATGTGTATTTAGAAACATTATCGCAAAATAGTAGATTCTTAATGCCTACTAAAGAATATGTATCTGAACAATTACCACCAAGAAAAATGATTACAAGACAAGTTGTAATTGAAGGTAAGAAATATGACTTCCCTCATTGCTTAAAGAATCCTGAAGTAATGAGAAAGTTAAGAACTGCAGGAAGTAAAGCTATTGAATATAAATTGACAGATATGACAAAAACTGCATTTAATATCTTTGCCGAATCTCACGAAGGAACTGTAGGAGAATCTACATTAATTCCTCAACTTGACATCATAAAAGTAAAATATCATGATGCAGGAACAGCAGCAGATGAAGATGTTGAATTAAATGTATCTAATATAAACCCAGATGCACACAACTACACTATGGGAAGATTATTTAAGACTTTAAAATCACCAAAAGCAAATGCTACTACAGAAGTAACTATATCAGCCGAAGTAAACTTTGCAACTGGAGATATTAAACTTATTAAATCTACTGAAGTAAAAGAAATTACATTCAGAGCTCATATGTCAGGAGCTTATAATAGAAAATCAGCATCAATAGATATTGAAACTAAACCTATCATACAAGTGATTAAAAATAGAATCAATATGCTATTTGACTATGACCCCGGTTCTATGCAAAACTTCTTATCTTTAGAAAATATAGATGGAGTTTTGGAAGGACAATCTATTATATTCGACGTTGTTGTATCAGCAAAAGACCAATTTGTATTTGATACATTAAATGGAGTATTAGAAAACTTAAAAACAGCAAAAGCTGCTGGATTTGATTTTGAAAACTCTGATATGGGATACTATACTGGAACTCACTATACTAAACCGGGAGTAACTAATGGATTTAGACCTACATCTCCTGAACAATGGGACATTGAAGAACTAGGAAGAAGAATGAAAGAAGTTCACACTAATATGGGAACTAAATTCAAATCTGTTTCTGGTTTACAATTCAACTGGTGGGCATCTCCTGTTAATACAGCAAGATTTATAAGAAGTACACCAATCTTAACTAAGAATGAAAACTATGGTGGTATGACAAATGAATATGCTGTATACGGATTACAAATCGCAGGACAAACTTGCAAAATGGTAGAAACTGAAAGAGCGTTAGATAATGAAGGATTGAAATGTGTTCCTTATTCTAATATGGAATCTCAACCAACATTTGAATTCCAACAAGGACCACACGCTTTATATACTGATGGTACTTTTAGAAATCCAACAAGACCTCATATGCCAGCTATAGCATACTATGATTACTATGATTGTAACTATATCTATGCAATACTTGGACATATTGATATCAAAGATACAGTTGCACCATAATAAGATAAAAGGCGTTCCACTGCCATAAATGAAGGAGCTATATAATTCATGAGTGCTACCCGAAAGGGTAGCATTTCATTTACTTTTTGAAAAACAGCGACGTAAGAGAGAACTAAATAAGGAGGAACTAAAATGAATATAGAAATTAAAGAAGATTTTGTAGCACCCTTTTTAAATGTAGACCCTAAATGGATAGATGAGCTTATAGCGTCTAAAACTGATATACAAAATAAGGTAATTTGTATAGAGGAATTATCTGAGCTTACTAAAGAGATTACAAAGGAGATAAGAGGCGAAGATAATAAATATGAGATAGTTGATGAAATGGTAGACGTTATAATATCACTTCAAATTATGGTAAGAATATATCATATAACTCAAAATACTCTTGATAGTGCGTACAATAAGAAGATGAGACGCAACTTAGATAGAATAAGAGTTAATAAATGGACAAGTGATATTATAAATAAGATAAAGGGTGGTGTAAATGGGAATTAAATATGAAGCACTCACAAAGAATATAGAAAAGAACTTTAAGTTGAAACTTGTAGGAAATGATGATAAATCTATAAAGTATATAAATAGATTCATAAAGGATAAAAAATATATAGTTGTAGGGGAAGCCGTGTATCTTATATCCGATATAGAAAGTGTAGGAGACGACGTTATAATTCATTGTAAGCCTTTAGACGACGTTATGTTCGTTTATGGCTTAGACGTTCAAGTAGAGACTGACTATGAGCTAGATATGGCTCGTATCGACTTTAAAGCTACATCTGTTGATAGCAAACCCTTTTTATCTATAGATGATGAGAACTACGAAACTGAACTTAAAGAGAGTATAGTAGTTGATACCAATAAGAAAGAATCAAGCATTGATAAAGTATTTCACTACGTAGCATCTGTTGATTTAGTAGTCTATATAAATGGAGTATATACTGAGATAGTAGAACCTTTAATAGACGTCAATGATTTAGTTCATACTGATAAGCAAGATGTTATGAAAATAGGAAATACACTGTATAATAGAAATATGGCTATCGCTAAAATAGTAAAAGAATTGCCACAAAACAATAAGGTTGTGGAAAAAAAGAAAGGACTTTTTTCTTTCTTAAAGGGTTAATTTACATCTATGTATTAATTTAGGGAAGGAGCGTGTTCGATATGGGTATATTGCACAACATAGTAAGTCTTATGGACTTATTTATATATGCTATTGCAACTTCATGCTATATCACAACAATAGGAGTCCTTGATTTAATCTTAGAACCTGAATGATAAAATTATGTAAATGGTGGGGTTTCCCACCATTTATTTACGTAACGAACAATTTTTTGATATAAATTAATATAATTCAGGAGGTTTAAAATATGGATAAAAGACCAAAGATTATAACTCTTTACGGAGAATCTGAAATATCAGCAACTCCTAGAAAGAGAATAGTTGATAGAAAGTATGTAGGAAATCAAATAGTGTGGACACAAGAGTGTCTTACATTCGGAAGAACTACAAGAAATGGAAATGATTTCTTAGAAGAAAACTTTAGAGAGGCAATAGAAGACCCTTTTGTTGCTGATAGATTAAAAGGTAATAGATTCTTCTCCGAACTTGACCACCCTAGTAAATCTGATACAGAAAGATTTGTGCAAGTATTTTTACAAAATATAGCATACAGAAATAAGCACTTCTTCTTTGAAAATGGAACTATGTATTCAGAATGTGAAACTATAGATACTCCATCTGGAAAGATAGTAAGAACTCTTATTGAATCTGATGCTGAAATAGCTGTATCGTTTAGAGGATATGGAGTTCCTAAACTTGACGGTAATGGAGAAACTATAAAACTTGTAGCATTTGACGTCGTGTATCAACCGAGTGACCCTACTTCACTTTCAAAAGAAGAATCATTCAGAAATCAAATGTATGCAGAAGGATATAGTGCATCTGAGTTTGCAAGAATAGCCGTAAGAGATAATCTAGTTGCTTACGATACAATTCCTAAAAGTTCAGGACTTTATGCTGAAGCTTCATTTGAAGGTATAAGACCTAAGCAAGTTATAAAATATGGAGATGATGTTTTAGGTATTACTTATGAAACTAAAGAAGAAATAGAAAGAAATGCTAAAGCTCAAGGATTTAGAAACTTTATCGTAAATCTATAAGGAGTTGATATTATGAACCCTAATAGACTTATAAAAGATGTAAAGGAAAAATTAGGTATAGGAACGTTTATAGAAACTAAATATACAGATTATGATTTATATGATAGAATCCTATCATCTGCTAGAATGTGGTTCTCAAGAATATACGCTCACGAAATATTTATACCTTCTATGCGCTTTGATAACTCTTTAAGATATAATGGTAGAGTATACTCGTATAAGATACCAGAATATATTACAAAGGAGCTCGCTTATGAACGTACTGGAGTTATAGATATAAGGCACCTGCGTCAAGCGTTTTCAACTACAGAAGATAATGGTATGATGTATCTGCCTACAGCGGACACTATGTATCCACCGCCAGCTGATGGTGTAGGTTCTACTTATATGGGAGCTATGAGTGCGACACCAGCATATTATATGCAAGGTATTGCTCCATTTATAGGAATGGCTCAAACACAAGCGTCTTATGAAATGTATAGAAAGCCCATAAAGGCTAAGTTCCGTTCACCTAATATAATAGAATTCGATTTAAGAGGAATGTCGCCTGTTGGTACTAATTGGGAACTACGTTTAAAGGTAGGACACCCTATGAGTTTATATAGTGTAGATGAACCACACTATCTTATATTTCAAAACTTAGCTGTATTTGACATACAGGAGTTCTTATGGAATAGTGAACTTAAAGGACTTGATGGTTTAACTAACGGATACGACAATATATCTTTAAAGATAGATGACTGGGCGAATGCCTCTGAGCGTAGAGCTGAGTATATAGAAAAACTTGAAGCTGATGTAGTTCTAATGGAAGGAATTACAACTTATTAAAATAAGACAACACTAGATTGTGATAAGTTAGGTGTACCCATTTGAAGCTAGTAAAACTGGTACAAGAATATTCGTCGACAATATCTTGGAGAGAGTGTTTACAAATAGTCCTACCGTAAGTCCAGTAAACCGCAAGGAAGCGTGTGGCAATAGGGCGAAAGTTTACGAGTGGTTTAGAAGCCTTCGGTAGTTTGATGCAGAGTATAACAAACCTTATCACCCGGATAGTCTTTTATACTTTTATAATATAAATTGCGTAATAAAAAAAAAATAAAGGGAGGCGAAAGCCTCTCCTTATTTTTATTCTTTCATTTCTCTTAGCTCTTTATAAAGATTATCGTTAAACAATCCTTCTGCTCTGTCAAGTTCTGTAACGTAGCAAGTAGTTACAGTTTTCTCAATAGTTTGAGATAACCAGAATTCTACATAACCGTGATTGCGTGGATAGAATTCTTTTGGAACATTTACCATATCTATAAAGTAAACTCTCTTATTTGCTATTGTAAGAGTTTTATACTTTTCGGGTATTTCATTCCAATCATCAGAAGGAAGCTCTAAAACTTGCACTCCTGATAAACCTACTTGTGTTACAAACCCTAAATCCACTGCAGTATCTTTATATAAGGCTAATATGAATGGAGTATCTGTATCTACAGTATTCTTCTTCAAAGACGCATAATAATTAGTTATTTGGTCTTCTGCCATATACTTAGATACAGTCTTAAATCCGAATGTGTAAATAAGGTAACCTATACAAGCGTCTGCTATCTTATTATCATTATCGAATTTGATATGCTTTAAAACGTCTGGTGAATTATTACCTACTTTTAGAAGCTTTAAAAGCATATTAATATTTAAAAAGTTTGCTGAGATTTCAGGAATTACACCCTTATCTAATTTATACATAATATCATCATAAGGTGCAAGTCCTAGAGCATATACCACATTTCTACAATGGTATATACGGATTTTCTTTTCTGATGCTTCCACGATGTCTTTAAATCTTGTGTGAGCATCATTATCCCACTCACCACTGTCATAGAAGTCTATCATCTCAAATTCGGCTGTTTGAGACGTCTTATCAAATTCTCCTGTATATCTTAGAAGTTTGTGAGATATATTTCCACCACTTCTATGAGATACACAAACCACGTCACCTTTATTTAATATGAAAAGTCCGTGGTTGTCGTTTGATAAAGTTCCACCAGTACGGATAAAGATACAGTCTTTCTTATTTCCATACTTATCTCCAATAAGTTCAGTATGCCCTGAGTTTGTCATTCCCCCACCTTTTTCCCAGAATGCTGGGTAACCTTTCTTTGTAAATGCTATTTGTAATTTCATAATATCATTCCTCCTTTTCAAATTTTAAATTAAGACGTTATTGTCTTTATAATATTATATTATTACTAAGGTTATTATATATAATTAAATATAAAAATTGCAAGGAACGTAAAAAAAAAAATAAGGTGGAGCGAACCCCACCAAATTTCTTTCAGTTTCTGTGGACTATTATTAATGCTGAAAAGATTACAGCATTATTTCCAGCATCGAAAGTGCTAGAGTATTGAATGTTTGGTACACCCTTATACCCTTTTTCAGCTGCACTTTGTAAAGCTTCAGCGACTAACAAACTCAAAGGTTGTTCACCTTGTTTATTAGATGTCCACACGTGTGATATGTATGCCTTCTTATTTAATCCTTTTTCTTCTACTAATTTTTCTAAATCTGTCATTTTCATGACCTCCTTTTAAATTTTGACATCGAGAATTCTTAAGCCTTCTTAAGTTTATTCTCTTGCTCTTACATTTATTATATATAATTGAAAATAAAAACTACGTAACTTTTTCTAGGAACATAAAAAAAAAAATAAAGGTGGGGATAACCCCACCAATTTTTTATTTCATAATAAAATCACTATACGCTTGTATTATTTCTATACAACCTTGTAAACTTTCAGAAAATTCAAATCCTGCAAGTTTTCTATCTTTTGTATTAAGCATTAAAGCAACCTCTTTTCTTATTTGGTCACGATTAAGCCATTCTCTCATTCTTGTAGAACTATAACTCTTTTCCTCTCTAAGTTCACTTGACACAAATTTATTATTCTTTATTTCAAATGATAAAGTAAACTCGTCTCTTGGAGATAACTCTTTATCTTTTAACTCATGACCTTTATTATCAAATATTATAGTTTGAAATAATACTTCAACTATTTTATGATTTTTAGTCCATTTCTTATTAGTCTTAGTAAGTCTTATCATTCTAGTAGACATTACATTTCACCTCCTTCTGTGAAGATTTCTTGCATTTTATATGTATTTGTATCTCTATCAAAGTGAGCTAAATCTAGTTTCACTTTATTGTGTATACAAGCATTTATAACAGCTACTGTTGCTTGAGTAAGTCCTGTTACATATAAAACTAACTTATCTTCTTTTATGTTAAATTTGTCTCCTTCAGCACCCACTATTTCTATAACTCTTCTATTAGCAAGTCTGAATAAATCCTGAAATGCTAGAGGATTTTCTATATCCCCTTCAAATATGTAATTAGTTACTGGTAATTCATGTCTTCCTTTTATAAGTCCCACTTTTAATTCTCTCATCTTTATTCCTCCTTAAAATTTTAATAATCACATATACAAGATATAACTTTCATCATAGTAGCTATTAAGCAATAATAGTAATATATAATATCATCATTATCTTTAGCCTTATTATAGTTATCAACAAGCTTCATATACTCAGCGTATGTTGGTATATCTTTTGTGTCGAAATATGACGAGCATACATAGTCGCATATATCTGTCTTAAATGTATTCGGAATATCTTTTGCAAATACTTTATCCCATTCTTCATCAACTATAATTGATATATCTGCTAAGTTAAGCACGGCATAATCATCAACCGTTGTCTTATGAGTTTCTTCCCATACTTTAATTAGAGTCGCTACATTCAGTATTTCTTTTTCTCCTATTCTTCTTAGCATTCTACCACCTTCAATTTTGTAACCTTATTAAGTTGCTTAGTTACACCAGTTAAAGCAGTTTCTATGTCATGTTGTATCATATACATTGTCTTGTCGTGTCTTGAAGTTAAGACTAAATCTTCGTGTGATAACGCAAATGCTTCCAGTATAAACATAGTGTCTGCTTGTTTTAGAATATTTTTAACCATAGCCATACTTGCATCATTTTTAACATCTATGGATATTATTTCAAATTCTCCACAGAATATACTACACTTTAATCCAAATAATGGCTTTCTCACTTCTTCTTTATATTTAGATACCGTAACCATAGTAGCTACAATACTTATAGTTCTTGTGTATAATAATTTATTTTCTTCTGTCTTATTAAACTCTATATATTTTCTCATATATTTCCCCCTTGTTTAGCTATAAAGTCTAATATAAATTTAGGCACATTTTGATATCTAGTTAAGCACTCTACTTTGATATCGTCTTTTGTGAAGTGTATAGCGTAAGATACCACATAAGGTTTTGTATACACATTATGTATATCATTATAAGTATCTTCATAAATAGTTATAACCTTACCTTCAGGTATACTTTTCCTTATCTTATCATAAGCTACAGAGTATACTCCTTGAATGATGCTTATAGCGTCTGTGATACCCAAATTTACCTTTGAAAGATGTAAGGCGTGCATTTCATTGTCTTTGTGAAATACCGCTTCAGATGACCTTACATCAGCTGATATAACGCCTAAGTAAAATGAATCTTTATCATCTGTGTGAATGTGTCTTATACATTCTGTATCAACAAGTTTAAGCATTTATATCACCGCCTTCTATATCATATTCATTTCTGTCATGTCCTGAATAATCAAGAGCTATAACTTTCAAGTCTAATAGCTTGGGTAGGTTTATTGGTCTATCTAATACATCTTCATATCTATTTAGGAAATCTTCAAAATCCCAAAGAGATACCTTTTCATTATAGTCAGGGTATAAAACTGGTCTATACATATTATTATAAACCACAACTGCTATATTTTCACTTTTAAATAGCGATACCCAATCCTTCCATAGAGCATCATGTATTCTTGTATTGTGCTCTTTTCCTAAGTGTCCATTCTTATAGTTTTCTATAAGACTTCTTACCAATGTTTTCCATTTTTGTAAATCCATAGAATTTACCTCCTTTAAATTTTTATTTGACTTTGGCTTGATTGCCTTGTCTTATGTATATAATATATAGCCTATTATAAGAATGCTGAGGAACATAGAAAAAAAAATAAAGGTGGGGTTCACCCCCACCAATATCTTTTATAGCCCATATGTCCATTCCATAACTTCATCAAGAAATGAACATATTAAAGTTAAACCGGGAACTTCTGTAACCTTTCCTGATTTAACTTTTTGATAAGCTCTTTCGAATGGAACCATAGATTCTATAGCTCCTTGTCCGAAAGATTTATTGATTAAAGCTAAACATTTTCTGAATTTCTTTTCGTTTTGTCTAGCTTCTCCTCTCCATTCTTCTGGAATAGAGTTATTAAAAAATCTGTCTACTTGCCAGAATTTATTATCTCTAGCAAATATAGAAAGTAAGTTTAACGCTTCTTCCTTACTTTCTTTTGTCATAACTTCTACCTTCACATTTTCCATAGAAGTTATAAAAGTATTTAAAGTTCTAGTTGTAAATGAATCCCAAGCTTCCCTTCTTTGAGGGAAATTTCCTGTTAATGACATATTAATTGACCTCCTAGTCGTTTCTAAATTAAGACATCAGAATTCTTAAGCCTTCTTAAGTTTATTCCTTATCTCTTACTTTTATTATATATAATTGAAATGAAAAATGTAGATAATTTATCTCTTTATAGCTTTTACTACATTTTCTGTAAAATAGTCTTCATACGATTTCATATATTTTAAATAATATGTACGCTTTGGTTTATCTCCACTTTCAGCATTTCTTATAACTTCCATAAAGTCTTTGATAGATTCACCTATAAATTCTATTATCTCTTTATTAGTAAGAAGTGTATCGTCTTCGCAGTGATTTATCTTAACTTCTACTTCATCACATATAAAGTTATATCTTCTTTTAAATACAATATCTAAGTCTATAAGTCCACCGAAGCTTAATCTATTAGATTCATTCAAATCTGCTCTTATCTTATATTCTATAAATATATCACCACACTTTATATCATATTGCCATATCTTTAGTATGTATCTGTCATCATTTGTTCTTTTCATTATATCACTCTCCTTATATAAAAGTTTTTGAAAATAAAATAATATACTGCCCGAAGGCAGTATACATTTATTATTAGTCTTCCATTGTAGCGTGGTCTGAATCAATGATAGTTTGTTCAGGTTCTATTCTTTCTTCGTTCATATCACCTAAAGTAACTTCACCGTCAGCTTTATTTTCAGTTTCAGGCATTATATCTGTAGCTCCTACTTTAATAGAATCTCCTTCAATAACAGCACCTGCTCCTGCTTCTAATTGGTCTATTAATGATTCGTGGAATTTAGTAGCTTTATCTATTTTACCTAAAGCTTCAGCATATTCAACTTCAACATTAACACCTTCTACAGTGTCACTTCCCGGTTCAACTGGAATATCTACAGTTATAGATGGAACTTCAGGAGCGTCAGCATCTACATTAACATTAGCATCATCGCTTGCTTCTATTGAAACAGTTTGAGCATCATCTAAAGTGTCAGCTGGAGCTACTTCAGATTCTCCATAAATATTTGGTTTTTCAAATAAAGAGAAGTCTACTCCGTCTTTACCTATTTTTTGATACATATTTATACCTCCTAGTTATTTTTAAATTTTATTATTTCTCTACAAAATTGTTAATTTAGTGCTTTCTATCCATTTTATCTGAGATTTTGTTATACAAAGAATCAAAGGATTTATTAAGCTCAGTCCTATCAGGTATAGCACCTAATCTATACTTAATCTCGTCCATATCTTCTTGTAGCTTTTTAATATTATCTTCATGTGTAGAAAGCCTTACATCATTTGTAACTGAACGGTGCTTTAGTTCTTCCATAGTAACCTGTATATCATGTACAGATTCATTTATATGCTGTATTTCGACGGCTTGCTGATAAGTCGTAATAGTAAGAGTCACAAGTCCAACTATAGCTCCTCCTATCAAGGTAGTAAGTAAGGTTCCGGCATTTTCAAGTATTGATGAAAATGGTCCTTTATTGTTATTTGACATAACCTAAAACCTCCTTATTCAGATTTAGATTTTTTGTTCTTCTTACCTTTTCCTTCTTCAGATTCTGTTTCTGGACTTTCTTCTTTACCTTCTTCATGTGAAGGAGAAGGAGTCTTTTCTGTTTCTTTTTCAGTAGGTCCTTTTTCAGAAGCTTTATTTTCTTTTTCTACTTCTTTAACTATCTCATCAGTCACATATCCTAAATCATAAAGCTTATTATATAAAGCTTCATTTAATAAAACTGGTGTATCCAAGTTATGGATGGTTATCTCAACATAACCGTTTGCTTGCGCAGCAATTATATCTTTCATTCCAACCCATACAGGATTTTCTATTGGTAGTGGATAAGGAAGCCCATATCCAAAAGTATGGTCTGTAGTACCATCCTTTAATCTCGCAGTTATAAGTAATTGTCTTTCTTCTATTTTAGCCATTTATAAACCTCCTATATATTTATTACATTTGAAATTCTGCCTCTTTTTGTTGATTAGCTATTATTGCAAGAGTATCTTTATTATCTTGATATAATCCAACGTCAAGGCAGTGCATTATTTCCGGTATCAGTACATAACTTAACATAAAATCCATACTATCTCTTCACCTCCGCTAAATCATCTAATAAGAACTTAGGGTCTTTTTGAGCTCCATCTATCGTAAGTTTTAGAAGATATAGTATTATAGGAACTATTAAGAAATCCTCTAAGGTATCATCAACTTCTAAATCTACAGTTTCGTCTAAGATACTTGCAGGGTCTTCAGCTATTCTTATAATAGATGATATTATATCAGCATCACTATCTAAAAGCTTTTCTGAGCTTTTCTGTAAACTATCAAGTTCTGCAAGAGTTGGTATCTTTTTAACATTCGAGCTATCCTTTATTAGATACTCGGCTGTCTTATCGGACGGTATTCCTATAGACATTAAAGCTACATTTGGAGATGCGAATTGGTTTAGCTGAGTTAGATATCTTTGCTTAGGAAACCATTTCATAAGCTTTGTGTATCTTCCACCTACTTCAAATTCCTTTACATCGAATCTTGAAAAATTACCCAAAAAAGAAGATAAGTCATCATAAGTTATATCACCATATATAGACTTTTCAAAATCAAATGGTGTCATATCCTCATGAGTAAGTATAAGCTCTCCTACATACTTTTGTGAGAACTCGTACATTATAGGACGCATTCTTCTTTGGAACTCTACAAGCATAGGGGAATAGTATATCATATCTATTGGGTGCTCAGGATTATCTTCGCACACATGAGAATATAAAAGAAGATTATGCTCTTCGTTATAGAACGTTTCCAAGTATTCATTATTAATTCTCGCATAAGTTGCAACCAGCTTTCTTATATAAGCTACAGTTCCTATATCTATAATAGTTGCTTTATTATCTCCTACATTTCCCATAAGAAAATCATAATTTCCTACGGTTTGCTTTTCAAGTTGAGCAAATTTATCAGGGTCTTTATCAGACACAGCATAATAAGTATAAGCTATATGATGATGAGGTTCTTGTAAAATCGTATTAGCGTCTGCTCTTGTCACACGAAACATTATCTCTTTTGCTCCGGGCAGAGATATTACGAGTAAATCTCCTACTTGCGGATAAAACCCGGGAAGAATTAAACTTTCATTATCGAGCTCTATAGTTATACCTTTTATGTCTGTCTTTCTAGTTTCCCTATTAAACTCCTTAAAAGCATAGAGTGGGGTATTATTAATTCTATTATATCTTACAGGTGAATCTGGTGATAACCAATCATATACTTGTCCCATACCTTTAGAACCTGTACTATCAGCATTTGATATATTATAGTATCTACAGAAGATAGGTTTTGACTCCATTCTTCTTACATTATATTTATAGTATCTTCTCGCTTGATTACGAAGCATCTTGTTCGTTGTATCAACCGTTTGGTCTTTTAAATTCAAGGATTTCACCTCCTATTAAATTTGTAAATTTCTCTAAAAAGGTGTTTCAAATAGGGTTTTAACCACGTTTACTTAAAGCGTCCTTAAATAAAACTACAGCTATGGCTCCCATCTCAGTCTTGATATAATCATAAACTGGATGATTTAAGTTATTAAGAACTATACTCGTTACAGATATTGTAGATAGTTGAAAGTATAAAATTTCTACAATTAATTCACAGATACTATATATCGTTTCAGATATATACTTACCATCCTTTGTATCAAAAGATTTAAAAATTATACCCGGATTTTTAATATAAGCTGTATTTATTTCATTTTGCATTTTCTTTATAAGGTCTTCTTTCTCTTTTAAATTGAAATTTATCGAACTTAAATTAGCTTGAAGCTGTGCTAAAAATATCTTTTCGAATAAAGATATGTATTTATAAGCTATCTTATCTTGCGCTTCACCAAACTCAACTGGTCCTTTAGATATTATAACTGTATCTCCTACAGCTTGAGTTAAATGAAACTTTAAAGTTTCATCAGATTTCAAAGTATAAAATCCATAAGATTGACAAATAGTTCTGATATTTTTTAAATCCCTTATATCCTTTATAGGATATCTTAAATTAAGCTCTTTAGTCGCAGATTGCATAAGAGTTCCATAATATTTATCTACATCACTCAAAGGCATTATACCTTTATCTATACTATCAAGTATATCTATAATATTTTTAGAAAATTCATTAGCTCGTCTTTCAAAACGTTTAAACATTGCACCAAATGAAATTTGTAATACTTTATCTTTATGGCGATTTACTAAATTCATATTAGCTTCATGTAAATATAAAGATACAGCTATATAATTTTCATAATTGAATAGAGAATCGACATATATAGATGGTAAGACAAAGGTATCGTTTGCTGGCAATCCTTGAAAATAATGTCTTAATCTTGGAGTTGTATCTATCCAATCGTCTTGTATAAACCATACAGGACTTTCATCATATGACACATTTTTATAATCTTTACCATCAAAACCAGTACCTTTACTAAATTGCGCATTCATTAAAACTCTAATTAAGGTTCTAACATTTTCATCTATATACGTAATATCTGAAGTCTCGCCTTTAGGATAAAGTCCCATTGTTTTAGATGCTAGATAATACGCATCGTTCCAAATATCACCAGTTAAATCGGTATTCTCTATATAATTACTTATTTTTAATTTAACACCATTAGATTCTTCATAATTTTCTATAGCACTCAGTATTTTCTTTTCGTTCTTTTTAGCATAAGACAATATATCACTATTTGTAGAAAATACAGAGTTCTGTACAGAATTTTTATCATCACCTTTTAAATTCAATCCTTTAAGTATTTCAAGCTTCTTATTTATATCGGCGATATTTTTTATACTAAGTTGAGAAGAGGAACGGATAGATTCTCTTAAATTTTGCATAATATTTATAAACCTATTTTGTACATCTTGCAAAGATTCTGCATACAGAGGTGCATTTCTAAGTTTATCCATGTATTCTAAATCAGTTTTAGCTTTTATTAAATGCGTATAACAATCTACAAAATTATTATTCATTTAGCTACCTCCTTTATTATAATTCTAAGTCGATGTTCCAAATTGGTGTGCGAGAACCCTCAAAAACACCCCTTTAGTTAAAATTATAAATAAAATAGGAGGTTTAAAATATATGGAAGATATAACTTTATATGGAAATGAAGTTTTACCAGAAGTAAGAGAATATATGTATGCTGAAGCTGAAATGACAGTATCGTATAACTTAATACAAGATTATTTCTTCAATCTTATGGATAGCTTTAGAGATGAAAATATATACTATGCTGAAGCTGACGATGAAGGAGAGAGTGAAGTAAAAGTAGGATTCTTTAAAAGAATAGGAATGTTCTTCAAAAAGATGTACGATGCTATTATTAAATTTATTAAAAATGTAGCAAGAAAGACTTGGGAAATACTTTCAAAACCATTTAGTTTTAAAATGAATAAAGCTAATAACGCACCGGGTGGTGGAAGTGGGGGCGGTGGTTCATCTACTCCTACGCAAAGAACCGAAGGGACTACAAATGTTGATAGTAATATATCTAATATGTCAGATTTTTCATCATTTAAAGAATTAGGAATGCTAAGAACTAACCTAGTTAAATATCTTAATTCTAAAGCAACACCTAAAACTGAAAGTGTTACTCAAGTAGGACTGCACTATACAGATAGCGATGTTAAAAACGCACTACTTATAAATAAAATAAATAGTGGAGCTGAATATGTCGCTGTTGCTAAAGCTGCTACTAAACTTAAAAATTCTTGTATATCTCATATGGATTTACTATATTCATTTGATGACGATAAACAAGATTTAACAAATATCAATAAAGATATGTATAAAGGTAATATCTTTAAAGATGTACCTAAGCATGAAATAATAAATGTTAAATATGAATCTATAGGAGATAAAGAAGAAGATGTACGTGCTGGAATATCAGCTATTTTAGGTATAGCAAATATAGTAGATAAATTAGTAGCGTGCACAAGTTCAGTAGTCGGTGTATCAAATGTTATGCAAAATAAAACATCTGAAGATGAAATCAAAAAGGGAATAGTCTCACTTATAACTGGACTTATAGCTTCTAATAATGATAAGAATATAAACTTTGGAAGCAATATAAAACCAGACACAATTAAAGCCTTTGGAACTGTAGATTTAACATTATTCGCAAGATATGTTAATATATTCTATGTATATATTTTCCCAAAAGATGCTTTGCATCTTAAAAATGATTTTGAAGGAACCGTTCAAGTTGCACTAGGTAAAGAAACACCTATCAAGATAGATGCCTATGAAACTAATAAGAATATATTAAAAGGTAAAATAATAGATAAAGATTTAGAAAAAATGATATTTAAAGTTGTAAATATCAAAGCTGACGGTAATAAAACTGAATCTATCACAGATTATCTTTCTAAAGTATTTATGTCAGGAGTGACATATAAAGATTTAAGAAAACCACTTCTTGATGCTTTAAAGATACTACAAGATTTAGATACAAAAAATAAAGCTGATAAAGACGGTCATACTAAACTTGATGATATAGCAAAAGAAAATAAAGCCACAAAAGCATCTCAATATTGGAAAGATATGGTTACAGCTTCTGCTACTACTATTAAAAGTATAGCAACTCAAGTGCCACAATTTATGAGACTTATAACTAGAATAGATACAGCTATAACTATAGGTCCTCATATGTATAACTCACTCGTGTGTACATCAGCAATAGCATCTAACTGGGATACTATGTTATTTTTAATAAATAAATGTAAAGATGCTTTAGAAACTAATAAAAAGGTACAAGATGATTTAGGACTTGCTAAAGACTATACAGGAGAGCTTAAAAACAGCGATGTTTATAAAAAGGAAATGGCTGCTATAGAAGATGTGACAGATGATGTTTTAAATCATTTAAAGAAAACTTTAAAAGAAAAAAGATAGAATATAAACTCTGCCTTTTGGCAGAGTTTATATTTATTGTGTCATAACTTGCATCATGTATATACCTTGTATGGCTGTAGATATATCCTCTTGTATCTTTCTAAAAATAGGATGATTTAAAGATTTTATTATCTTCATAGATATATCTATTATTCTATACTCCATTGTAGCAAGAGATATACTAGCACTTATAGATTTCTTTATGCCTTCTCCCTCGCCACCTAAATCTAAAGATTTGGAAAATGTTTCAAATTTATCTTTCACTTTCTTACCATTTTCTATTATTCTATCAAGGTTTTCTTTAATGGTTGCTATATCAAGACGATTATCGTCTATGATTTTCTTTATAGTAGAAGCAAATACCCCTTCTACATTTTCAGAAATGTCACTATATCTTATGATATCGTATAGCACATAGTTATCAGCAACTGTAACTTTTTTAAATTGTAATTTCAAATCGCTAATATTTTTAATTTCTTTAAACTTTATACTATTTATATCATCTTCGATTTTACCTAAAAAGCCGTCTTTTGTATTTCTTATAACATCTGATTCATCTGCTATATACGTCATATCGCGTAGAATAATATCAACTATATCACCATTCTTACCACCAGCTTTATAAGCTTCTCTAAACATTTTAACTATTTTTCCATAATTCTTATTAGATAAACTTTCTAAGATTTCTTTATATTCTGTAGACATAAGTTTATCGAGAACTTTAGAGAAATGCTCAGATACATATTTATTAATACGAGCTTCATCATCTCCCAAAGCATCAAAATCTTTTCCTTCTAGCTCACTCATAGCTGACATCATCATAGAAGCAGATAGTTGCATAATAACACATAAGCTCATAATATTATCCGCATTTTTTAGAAAATCAGCACATAAACCGCCAAATCCGTCTACCTTTCCATTAGTTTCATCGCTTATAATCTTAGATAGTTTTTCTATCTTTCCTATATCGTCAAAAGTTACAAAAGGTGTAGCTTTTAATATATCAGAATATTTAGTTCCGTCAAATGCCATATCGTTTTCTATATTAGCACGAACCATATCAAGAACAACTCCTTCTGTCATCTCAGATATAGTAAATGCTGATTTAGAAGTTTTGTCAACAGAAACTCTTAAGTTTCCTACAGCCATTTTACTTATCTCTAAAGCTTTTTCATCACTTATTTTTTCGCTATTCTCTTCAATTAGATTCTTCAGTCTATTAGTTAGCTCTAAAGATAAAGAACCGTCTCTTAACTTTCCATACTTTTTCATAGAATTTCTAATTTTAGGTATCATTTTTTCAAGAGACGATTTAGAAACTATACTACTTGCCGTACCGACTTTATTAAGTGGTGCATACGAAGATGAACTTCCACCACCTCCGCCTCCTCCACCAGAGCCTTTATCATATATATTAGTAAGTAGACTATTTGTAACGTTTTTAAATGCTTTATATACAATAAAGCTTAAAACGGCTACAAGTGCTATTTTAGAACCTAAAAGTATCTTTAGAAGAAGTGATGCTGCTTTACTTACAAAACCTACGATTACAGCAAATAAAACTCCTACAGATTCTCCATGAAGTTTGAGAGTGTATTCGTTTTCCATTTCTATCATAGATTTCGCTTGTCTTATAGCAAGTTCACTTTCGTATAATATCATCTCATCCATGTTATCACCTCTTAATCTACAAGGACTTTATTTTGAAATTCAGCTACACTACCTTTTCCTTTATTTAAACTTGTAGCTTCTGGGTCTATTTTATTTAACTTTAATACATAAATTATATCATCAGTTAAAAGACTAGCTATTGGATTTTTCATATTCATAAAGCATTTAGAAGCTATTTCTAAGCAACAATTCAAAAATCTCATAGAATTAATAGCATATTCCATAGAATTTTTAAGGAAAGGAATGTAACTTTTCATAGTATCATCTAAATCGTTTCTCAAATCTTCTTCTATAGCTCTTGATATAAGTTTGCTAACATCTCCTAATTGAGTTACAGATTTCTGCATATATTTATATTCGTGAGCTTGACCTTCAAATCTATCCATAATTCTTTCACAAACCATAGCGTTAAATATTAGCTGGTCGTCAGAACCAAAACGCATATCAGTAAGAATTGTACCTCCACCTTCTTTAAAGAATAGATATCCATTTAATTTAATCTTAGCTGTTTTAACATCGCTTATTGGCATAAACTTAAGGTCATATATTTCTGATAAATCTTTTAAGGCATCTAAAGATTTTATTCCGTAGTCACCTTTTATAGTATCAGCAACAGCGTCAAAAATCATCTTAGAAGAAGTTTTAGCATCTATATATTTCTTATCTTGATTTTTCACACTATATCCTGTCATTTCTATGTCAACTTTATTTTGTACATAACCTTTATGAAAATCTACAACCTTTCTAAATTCAGGACTCATTTCTAAAAGAGCTTCGTGTACCTTCGCATACATGTCTTTTGCGTATGTCTTTTTATTTGATATATCATCAAGAAGTGTAGTAGCATACGCTTGTAAAGCTACAGTAGAACCCATAAACTCGCCATAGTGAGCTATAACATCTCCTACAAGTGATACAGATGTGACTTCTCCAGCTGGAGCTTTCTTAGATACTAAACTTTCTATTTTAGTTATAGCTTCTCCGAATTTATTCAAATCTTTATCGTCTGGTAAGAATAATGGATTTTGTTTTAATATATCAGAATATTTAACTTTCTTAGAAGGAGACTCATCGTTCGCAAGGCATTCATTAATATAATCAACTACATTGAAATCTGAACTAGACGAAGATGATGAACCTCCACCACCTCCTCCACCACCAGAACCAGTAGACATAACCATACTCTTTTTAACTTTACCTAAAAGAAAGGCAATTACAGCTCCTACTAATATAAGTATCACACCTTTTGTGCTCAAAAATAGTTTCATTATAAATACTACAGCCGATTTTATAAATGAAGCTATCGCAACAAATATTCCACCGACAGATTCACTATATAAATTTATATCTGAGTATCTATCCACTAAATCCTTTAATTGAAACATAGCGAGCTTACCTTCATATATTTCCAAAGCGAAATCAGATTCAGAATATAAATCTAAAGTAGCTTCTTCTCTTCTACTATATCTATCAATACTATCGATATATAAATCTTGTATCATGTTAATACCTCCATTTTTTTTATTAATTATGCTAAAATGCTGTTTTTGATAGTTTTTATAACAAAAATAAATATGTCGCCGAAGCGACATATTTTTATTTAGCTGATTCAGTTTCAAGTTCTTTGAATTTATCTAATGTATCTGCCATAGCTTTAAGAGCTGCTATAAATTTATCAAGTTGTATTTTACCTGTATTGAATGCAGTTACAACTGCTGTAGATAAATCTGTCATAAACTTAGAGTAGTCTGTATTCATTCTCATAAGTTTACCAGCATTATCTCTATCATTTTGGTTTTTATTATCTCTGTCGCTATCAACATTAGATGCAGTTTCAGAAACTTGGTTCATGATTCTCTTTAATTCATCAACTTTTTCTTTATAAGCTGATACACCTTTGTCAAGAGCTCTTTCGATAGAATCAAATTCAAGGTCTTGATTTAAAGATTTTGCAAGCTCAACGACGAATGACTTAATTTCTGCACCTTTCTTAGTGATTTCTTGTCCTTCCCATAATTTATTTACAGCTTCAGATGGAGACATATTGTCTCTATTTCCGAATTTAGCAGCACCAGTATCAGCATCTCCTATAGCTTTTCTATAGATAAATCTTAAGATGCTATCTGAGTCTCTTGTATCATCAGAACTTCTAGTTTTTTCTAATGCTGTTGCAAGAGCATTAACTTTAGTAGTATCAACACCTTTTACTTTAGAAACGTCATTGAATTGTCTAGTTAAAGATGATACAGTATTTTCATCTCCACCAAATCCATAATTCAACATAGTTCTATCTTTTCCTTTTCCACCGATAGTTCCTTGTATCAAATTAGAGATAGCAGCATATTTGCAATCTTTATATTTGAAAGAAGCATCAGAGTTAAATGTGTCTAATTTTGCTACTTTAGCAAACACTTGTTGAATATATATGAAGTCATTTCTGTAATTTTTATTAGATTTGAATCTTCCTAATAATTTGATTACGAAATCTTTTGCCTTTTCATATAATTTAACGATAGCTGCTATAATCTTTTTGAAGAATCCACCTTCAGCTTCTCCATACATTATAGCTCCAACCATACTAAGTCCTTTAGATTCCATTAATTCTTGTGTAGCTTCAGCATATAACATACCATTTCTTTCCATATTAGCAGATGCTTCAGCATAAGCCATGAATGCTTCCATTACTTCAGCTTCGCTAGCTTCAGGCGCTCCACTGTATAATGTTCCGTTTTGTGGTAATGTTGCTTCACGATACAATTTCATGAATGTATTTTCTGACATATTTTATACCTCCTAATTATTTTTAAAATTTTATTTTTTAATCTACACCTATGTTTATTTTCCTTGAAATAGGTATAGTTTTCATATAATTTGTTAGCTTGTCAGCAAAAGGGTCAGAAACAAGGAAAATAGTTACATTAATATATAAGGAGGTAGCAAAATGTCTGATATAAAAAGAATAGCATTTATACCTTATGATAAGAAGCATAGAAACTATACAGAAGCTGATATTGTCGTAGGGGAGCTTATTATAGATAGCGAGACAGGATATGCGTGGATAAAAGTTAAATCAGGCGATTTGATTCCACTTCGTGGTGCAGGATATATAGATTTACTTAACTATATAAATTCCACTATGGCGATAGGAATAGAGCCTAAAGATATACATTCATTCTTACTGGATACAGCAAAAAGAATTCCTAGTGAGAATATACCTACAGGTGTTTTAAAAGTAAGAGTACCAAAAGGAACTTCATCAGAGTTTAAAGAAATAGGAATAGTTACAAACGGTGCTAATTGTATAATATACACTGGAGAAAAAGATAAAGTTACACAAGAACCTATTACAGTTACAGTAAAAGATGTTTATTTAGACTATTCTAAATTTAAGAAAGAAACTAAAGAAACTCTTGCAGACCATACTACAAGAATTACATCTTTAGAAACTGAAATAGCTCAAAGAGCAAAAGATACTAAAACTTTCTATGATAAATTTACAGAAATAGAATCTGCTGATTTAGTGTATTGTATACACCCAGATACAACGGCAACTAAACCTACAGAGCCTACAAACTACATATTTGAAACTTCTATGGTTTTACATATGGATAATGGAGAGTCTGTAAATAGACATTCACTTGGATATCATATGGATTATAAAAATCATAGAATAGATAAGGATAATGCTTATGTAAAGGATATAGGAAATAAGGTAGATTTATCTGTAAGATTTTATTATAAAAACGAATGTGTTTGGGTACAACCTACTCAAATAGACGGTGAGTTTATACTAAGAGATAAATCTCCAAATGCCGGTTCGTTTGTACCTTATAAAGGACAAGTAACAAAAGAATCATTTGCAGCATCAGGTTTAACACCGGGAGATTTAATAGTTCCTTTAGGTTCTTCTAATAATGAAGAATCTGTATCTTGGACTTATTATCAAGCGAATCATGGTTTTCCACCTATGAGTGCTGTATACTTTGATAAAGAAGATAATAAATGGAAACTAGCAACTCTTAAGAATAGAGCTAAAAATATAGCAATTCCTATAGATGAAAACTGGCTTACTATATATTCAGCTGGACATATAAAAGTCCCAGCAAATGCTAAAGCTAACTTAAGTGATGAAGATTTCGTATCTAACGAAATGTACTACTTAAGTCAAAGTATAGATGGTGGATTTCAAAAAGAATATCCGACTTACATCTATCAAGAACTAGGATATGCTTATATGAAATATGGTTCTATGTGGTTTGCTATTCATATAGATACACCAGTTGAACTAGCAGCCTACACTATTAAGAATATGGCTACTAAGGAAGATTTAAAGAATAGACAACTTGTAGTACAAGTAGCAACTCCAGATATAGCAAAACTAGACGAACCATTAGGAACAGTTATGACAGTTGCTGATGATAGTGGAGATGAAACTTGGCATATAAGAAAAATACAAGAAACTAGAAAAGATAGTGAAAGTATACAAATAAGAAATGGTTTATGGGCAAATATAATAGATGTAACTTCTAAGGTTAAAGAAGAAGACCTTGCTGGTAAACTAGATAAAGGTGCAAACTTTGCTAAATATAGAGCTGAGTATCCGGATGCTGTTGCGATTATAGAAAAAATATTAAACGGTATAAGATATAAAGAAGGAGATAGACTTAAAACTTGGCAAGAGCTTATGGAAGATTTGGAAAAGTATGTCAAGAAAGAGCAAATAACTCAATCTATGGATGAAAATAGTGTAGATAAGATACCTTCTGCTAATATCTTTAATCAACTTTTAAAACTTGTACAAGATATTAAATTGGGTCATACTGGGTCTATAGTACCACAAGAAAATACAGCAGTTCACGTACAATCAGGAATACTACAAAGAACAGCTGTAACAATTCAGTCAAATGTAGACGTTTTATATAATCCTACATTATTTATAGACGGTCAGCAATACGATAGAGCATACTGGACATTTGATGCTAATACTGGTATTATAACTTTAAATGAGCCTTATGATATGTATACCGATGCTAGATGGACTATACTTGATATATTCCCTACAGATATTAAATACATATCAGATAGTGTAGGAGCTATACAAATAGCACCTTACGCTCAATCGTTAAAGTACGATGATGTAGTTAAATGTCTAGGTGAGAATTCAAAATACGACGGTGGATATCAGCTTCGTATGTTTATATCAAATAGTGATTTAATGCAAGGTGGAAAATGGAATTTCTTAGAAAATCAACCTAAAGTAAAATTTAGAGACGGATGGCTTGTAGAACTTCCTTATACTCACGTAAGAAGAGAGCTTAATTTAAAGCTTAATAAAGTTATATTTGATACATACGTTAAAAAGAACGCAGTATATACATTAGAAGATATAGGTTATGATAATATAGAAGGCATAGGATATGTGAAGGGTAATTACAAACTTAAATCACAAAATGAACTTACATTAAGATTTAATATAAAAGTCACTAAAGATTTGCTCGTACAACCACCACAAGGTCAAATGGAAGACCCTCTTAAGAATATGCAAATGGATTACTTAAGATTTGTAGCAAATTTACCAGATGGTATAGATAAAGCTGATTTGATATTTGACCAAGCTCATGTATCTGTATATGACTTCAAAGAAGAACCAGATTTTGTTGATGTTGACGAATATAACTTTACTGATAGTTCTCGTCAAACTCATCAAAGAAAAACTAGAATTAAAAAGTTTGGTTTTGAAATTCTATATCAATATGCTGCAGATGTGAGACCACTTGAAAAATATGACGGACTTCAAAATAGACCTACTCCTAATGGAGCTAAAAATAGAGACGGTTCACTTGAATATATGGACGATATGTCTGTAAACTATGATGTTTACAATCAGTTGAAAACTAGAGATAAGAATAATGCCGTTATAGGAGAAGGAAGATATGGAACTAACCCAATGGAACCTAAATTTCCTAGACACAACGCATTTATACTTTTAATTCAAAGATATTTTGAAGGTTTAGCTGTAGGTTTTGATAAGCATTTATTTGAAGATTATTTCTTAAATGTGACTATTAAAATACCTATGAGATAAGGAGGACTAAATGAAATTTACACCAGATAAGATACACATATACTCAGCTACAGGTAAGTATATAGCAACGCAACCTTATACATTAAAAGACTTTGAAGAAGACCCAAAAAGGTTTTATGACGCTTGGGATAATTCTATGATAGTTACTAATACTTGGTATGATTTCCCTTGTCTTGATGGTACAAGACGTGGTATAAGAGAAATGACATCGGAAGAAAGAGTAACTTCAGGAAGTGTTGACTTACAAGACGGTCAATATCTTGAGCTAGCTACTGGTAAGATAGTATCAACTCCTATACCGGAATGGCTTTTAAAACCTAGATGGAATAAAGACAAAAAAGAATGGTATGAAGGTGCAACTCCAGATGAGCTACACGATTATATTGTAGATATGAGTTATAAATGGAGAGATGAAAGATTTGAGCTTGGTTTTTACTGGCTTGATAAAAACGGTGGCAAACATCACCAAAGAGTAAGAGAAAATGATAGAAGTCGTTTCTTGGAAGCTAAAGCTGTACTTGAGATTACAAAAGAAATAGACCCTAATCAAACTATAGAATGGCAATTCTCAGATACTGATAGTTTTAATGTAGATTACAATGATATTAAAGCTTTAATGGTTATGGGTGGAATGCTAGTTCAAGTAGGATATAGAGTAAACTCAGCTTGGAGAAATGTTCCTAAAGATAAAATAGATTTAAAAACTATGACTAGAGAAAACTTCTTTAAAACTATAGATACTGAGTTTAAAAAGGTTATGGTTAAGTATGCTCCAGTTCCTACACCACTTAAACCAGCTAAAGAAGATTAAAAAAAAAAATAGAAACAAGTAGAATAGAATAGTTTATTTTCTGGTATAAATGTGTATCAAAGATTGGGACTCCCGAAAATATTCTATTCTACTTGTCTAATATTATAATATTTATTTAAAAATATAATGGTGGCGTAATGCCACCATTATATTTCATATTTATAAATATCCATAGGTTTTGTCATATCACCCACATCTTTATAGGCTTTATTCCTTACGACATATATATCCTTTACTCTATATCTTATATCCTTAAAGAAAGACTTTATAAGTCTATCGTCTACATCACTATCAGCAATATAAACTATATGTCTATAAGGATTATACTTAGTTATAGCTTTTATAAATCCTTTTTGGTTTGTAACAGTTCCTGAAACCCATATACCTTTATTTTCGGGCATAATATATTCCATAGTATTTATAAGGTCAAATGGACCTTCACAAATAGTAATGTATGAATTATCATCTAAATAATTATTATCTCTTTCTATGGTGTATGGTTTATGAGTTATAAATCTTGATATATTAGAATTATCAAGAAGTGAGAACTTCATAAATCTTTTAGTATCGTCTACACTACGAAGGAGTATATTAGTTCCGGTAGGATTTAGAAAACCTATAGATTTTACATTATAATCTAAAAGTTTATCTTTAACCAAATCTGGTAATATATCTTTATTTATTTCTACAAAGGAACGTAGATGCTCAACTATTCTGTATTTATTTTTTACATTCATATTAAGCTCTAATTTGGTTCTATTATAGAAATATTTCTGTACATCGCTATCTTCTTTAGTTTCTATATTGTATTTAATCTCTGTGGTAAGCTCTTGCGATATAAGCTCATGTGTTATACTTCTATTACTTTCTACAAATTCTGTAATATCACTATCAAGTATTCCCATTCTTATAAGATGAGATTTATTCATAATACCAGAAGCTGTACACTTAAGTTGAAAGCAGTGTACAATAAGAGCATCATCACTTTCAGATACTCTTATATTACAGTGTCTTGTATGTGGATTTGGACTATCTCCACAAAAAGGACAAGAAATGGTGTACCAGACACCATTTGATTGTCTTCTTGCATTGAATTTATTCATAAGGATAGATACCAGTTTTTCTTTAGGTTTCATAATATCTCCTTTTAAATAAGCTCAGCCAAATACTTAATTATTGTATATATCATAAAGTACCACATACAAGTGAGTATAAAGAACTCTAAATTTATTGTAAATATGGTTTTCTCCTTTTTAGAATTAAGATGTAGCATAAAGTAATCTATCATCATAACAAGAGTAAATATAATTCCGATAATTAAAGCAAGGTAGTGTAATATTTTAAATATTATCATTTAGCATACACCAGCCTTTCTCATATCAAATATAGATTTTATAAGTTCAATATCTGAATCTAGTCTTCTTTTCTCATCTTCGGTAATTATCTTATAAACATCTTCTATCTTATTTGAATTTATAGATATATCACCTTCATAAGCAAAGCATTTTTCATTAAATACAGTTTTACCTTTATTTGGAGTATCATGTCTTATATCTGTACTACCTTTTCTTAGCTTATCTTGATACTTCCAAGCAATATCAGAAAAATCTATAAATATTTCATCCATACATTTAAAGTTCATAAGATATTGAAATAATTCCAAACCATACTTTTGAACTATTTCTTGTATTTCTGGATTCTTATCTGCTATATCTTTATTATCTCTATCTATACCCATAGAAAGAGATGAGTTATGAACTCCGTCATTTGTTATAGATACGGTTACACGATAATCTTTATATTTTTCAGATAAAAGCTTTTCTTTCTTTACCGATGCTATTTCCACCCATTCATCTAAAGGGATTTTAAAGATATCAAATACATATGAGTATTTATTTCTCTTATCTCTTAAATCAACCAGTTTCGCAAATATATCTGTCATAGTTTTAGAAGATACCGCTTTTTCCATACGCATAGATATCTCTTTTGGAGTATTGAATTTTTGCATAAAATCGGAATAAGTATATAAGTCTTTCATTTCATCGTTTGCAAGAAATGCTCTTATACAAGCATACAAAAATGTAGATACAGCATACTTGTATTGGTCATCGTCGCTTTTAGGATTTATCTTGTCCTTTAGCTTATCGTATTCTTTCATGTCTATGATTTCTCCAGAATCACCTATTTCCATAATACAATATAGTCCTTCTTCATCTGTTACAAGCTCTCCGTCTTTATTAAGATATCCTATAGCATAGAAATTACTAGCTGCTAAAGCTTTACTTTCTTCATGTAGTTCAAGATAAGATACAGCAAGTATCACCATATCATTATCGATATTAGCATCGTAGAAGTCTTTACTCATAGAGTATATCTTTCTTTGATATTCTACCTCATTTTTATACACTTTCTTAAGTTTCTCCTCATACTTATCATTTGCTAAAAACTCTCTTAAATTCTTACTCACATTTGTTAAAATTAGTGCATTGAATGCTTCTTTCATAACATTTCCTCCTTAAAATTTATCAATTAAATATTTGATTACCATCTATTAGATTTCTCATATAAATCATACTGTCTTCTATATTCTTTAATATTCTTTTTCTTATATCATCATTTATCGCCTTACTTTCAAGTACCGATGACACATAAACTCCTTTACTTAAATCTTCTTCTATATTAAGCTTATCCTTTATAGGATATAACTCTTCTCTTACGATACGAATAAGATTCATCCAAGCATCACATTCGTGCATATATCTTGGGATGTTAAGTTTATCTATAGCCGGATTTACCTTAGTATTTATATACTCGAGTGCTGTATCGTAATACGCTTCCGATACAGATATACCTCTTGAAGTTACAGAGGTTTCACCATCTGTACAAGTTCTGAAGTTTAGGTACATACAATTTTCATCTGTAGCTCCAATATCTTTCATTATATCAAATCCTATAAGCTTTGATATGTCATTCGCTTTATATTCAAACATTATAACATCAAGTGCATTAGGATTATTAAATATGTCAGTTATAAGGGAAGAACTACAACACTCTTTAATCTCTTCCCAAATAAGCACATCAGTATAGTCATCTTTTATTCTATTTATTTTCTTTGACCATTCCTTTATACTATACTTTTTAGGATTTTTAATATACTCATAATATATAGGCATAAGCATCGTATCTACCGCATAGCATTTAGATAAATCTAGTTTATCTTTAGATTGTATATACTTATGCTTAAAAGTTATATGATTATGAGCTTGCTTCTTGAGTCCTGTAAATATGTAGTCCTTAGTATGATGCACTTTATCATTTTTATCAATATATATTCTTCTTTCAACACGAATATCAATATCTTTAATATCATAAACTTCTAATATACATTCAGCCATTTCTTTTCCAAATATAGATGTATACATATTCTTAAAGAATTCTGCATCACCACTATGTGCATATGTATGATATATTTCAAACTTATGTACTTTGTATTTTCTCATCTTGCTATCTCCTTTTAAAATATTTATTAATATCGAATGTTGACCAGTCTTCGTCATAATTTACGTTGCTAAAATCCAAGTCTTCTGATATTGTAGGTTTTGGTTTAAAATACTTATGAGCATTACTTAAGAAGTCTATAAACTCATCTCTTATCTCAACAGGCTTAGATTTATTTTGCATAGTATTTCCTACCTTTACTTTAAGTTCATACAGATACTTCTTTTCAACTATATGAGTTATAGAAGATAAGCAACCGTCAACATTTGCTGCTATAAATGTAGGTATAGTTCCTCCAAAATCAGCAAGTGTAACCTGAGCATTATTTACAGATGAGTAAACCTTACCAAATAAAGCTAAAGCTAGATTTTCATAGTCTTTATGTATTAAATCAAATATATGAATCACCATAGCTTTATAATCGCTCATAGTCATAATATTGACAGGTTCTGATATCGAATATCTCATATTAAGATATAAAGATATCAGAAACTTACCTAAGTTGTGCTTCTGAATATGGAAGTTACGACTCATCGCAATAGTTCCATTATCTGTAAGAGATACTGCTTCTTTTACAGCCTCATCTCTTATACTTATCATATACTCGTAGTTCTCTTTGTTCTCATTTATACGAGCATCAAATACATCTTTTTCTGCATTCAAATCAGCCCCTTCTACTCTCATAGAATAACTAGGTTTAAAGTTAGTTAAAGTATTTTGCAAAATTTGATTTAAAGTTGCTGATAAGTATTTTGCTATCTTCATAAAATAGAATTTTCTTTCAGCTGGGTCCATATCAGAATCCACATCAAAATCATCTCTTTCATCATTTTTATCTTCATCATCTTTTCTTGCGAGACGAGAAGCCTTCTGTGCTTCTATTGAAAGAGATGGTACAATTCTGTGTATTCCATTGAACATTTCATAGATTACTTTTTGATATAGATATGGCATATTAACTCCTACTATACCAAACTTATCTATGATAGTTTTATCTGACAGTTTCTTAGAATCTATATATGGAGATAGGTAGTCAAATGCTACTTTATCGAAGAAGTTCTTTCTTATTGCTCCTATGGATTCCGGATAATACTTCATTATTGTATTTCTAAGTATTATGTCAGAAAGACCATTTGGAAACTCTTCCATTCCTTGAGATGTATCAAATATAACATCTGAAATCATAGATACATAGTCTCCTGCGTCCATTACTGTAAGATATGATATATAAAATATTCTTGAGAATGTAAATAGCATAGAGAAAGTGTATATATCATAACTTGCAAGTCTTGCTTCTTCTTGGTCTCCACCTTGAATATTATCGACAGCTACAGTATGTGTATATCTATCAATAATATCTATTATTCTTTCATCTTTTGCGAACTTATTTAAAACGTTCGTAAAATATTTCTTTTTAACAGCGTGTGCTGATAGTTTCTCTCCGTACAACTCATTTGAATTTTCGAGCATATGAGAGCACCTTCTTTGAATAGTATCTGTCTGTAAAGATTTCGCCAGTTCAAATAAGTGTCCTATTATGTATCTGTAGTCTGTATCAGTTTCAGACTCATACGGTGCTCTATTCCGCTTAACCCAAGTAAGCATTCTATTTAGAGCATTGACGACAGATACAGCAGTGGGAGATGTCATTCCCCCATTGCTTCTTGCTCTTTTGAAACGAAGAGGTGTATTACCTATGTGAAATATAATATCCTTTCCATTTTCTAAAAATTTAGCATAAACATTATTACTCATAATATCCTCCTTTAAATTTAGACTTTGTTGTCCTTACATATATTATATATAACTTAAATACGGTATAACTTTCAAATCACCCACAGAAGTCATCTCTATAACTCCTATGCTATCAGCCTCTGTTGCAGAATAGTATTCGTTATGTGATATAGCAAATACTTGTAAGTCTTTAACTGATGCAAAATTAACTATAATATCTAAGAACTTTCTTTTATTTTCTTTAGATAAAGTTGCGTCCATTTCATCAAGTATAAAGACATTATAGTTTGGTATCATAACGCTATTTAAAGCAAGAGTTGTAGCAAGAGCCATAATAGCCTTTTCTCCATCACTCATCTTAGATATATCATCTGATACAAACTCATCTTTTTGAACCTTTATTATAAAATCTTTTTCAGTTATTGTAAAATCGTGAACTCTATAAGGAATGTCTGTAAGTTCTAAGAAGTTATTAGTAATTTCCTTTAGGTTTAGAACTATTCTTCTCATAACTTTAACTGGTAAATGTTTAGTTAAAGTTTCTCTTATCTTTTCACTATCCTTTTCATCTATTGTAGCTTTTTTGAGTTCATCTTCTACATATTCCCTTAAAGATATATTAAAATCTATTTTCTTTAAACTTTCTTCAAGTTCCTTTATATTTTCTTCAACTCTTTTAAGTTTCTCTTGAGTCTCAGCTTGTTCTATTCTTTTTGCTTTATCTTTAGCTATGATATTTCTTATAGATACACTGTCTTCTATTATAGAAAGTTGTATCTCCTCTATATCGTTTAAAGACATATTAAAATACCTAGAAGTTTCTATATCTTGTGATATTTTAGGCATCTTTTCATTTACTTTTTCTATCTTAGCTAAAGTTTCTTTATATTCTACATTCCAAGTATCAAGGTTTGTCTTAATTACAACTATATCTCTATTGATAGCTTTATCATATTCTTGCTTCTTTTCAAAATAAGATATAGCGACTCTTGATACGTATATTATATCTTCTACTATATCATCAAAAGAAAAAGCGTTACCGTCAAGTAAGTATCTTCTAAAGCTATCTCTTGATTTTAGAAAATCTCCAAGTATAGATAAAGTATCATTATTTTCTATTATAGAATACACAAGTTTTATATTATATAGTGCGTTTACTTGAGTATCATACTTGTCAAGTTTGAATTTAACTTCTGATAGCTTCTCCTTACTATCTTGTATATCTTTTACTATAGCTTCGTATTCTTCAAGTCTCGCTCTCATATTTATGAATTCTTTTCTAAGTAAACAAGTTTCATCTTTGCAAGACTCAGGTGGAGAAACTAGATTATCAGCTACATACTTTTCTTCTCTTAATCTTTCAAGTCTTTCTATCTTATTTTCTAATTCTTTATATAGCTCTTTAATAGGTGCTACACTTGTTTGTACTTCATTATAGACATCTTTCATATCTACAAAATTAGAAACGTCTTCTATATTGCCTAGAAACTCTTTAATTTGATTATAACCTAATATAAAAGAAGACAGCTTATCATTTGTAGTAAAATGCCTTTTGTTATTAATAGATAAGTATTCGTGATTTTCTAGTTCTTTCTTTATTACATCTACATCTATTTCAGATGCTATTTGACTTTCAGCAAGTCTTAAGTTAGCATCTACTATATTTTTAGATAGAAGCTCTAAAGCTCCTTGAAGCTTCGATTTCTCATTTTTTCTAGCATTCATATAATCACCAAGAGTCGTAAGTATTTTGTATTCATCTATTATGTCTCTTATCTTAGTTATTATATCGGAATCTCTATCTAGTTCTTCTACTTGCAACTTAAGCTTTAATACTTCTTCGTCAGACATACAGACATTCTCATCTTTTACTTTATTTTCTAAATTCTTAAGCTGAGCTATCTCAGCCATAGTATTTGATTTGTCCATAAGTAAACTCTCAGAACTAGGAAGACTTGCAAGTTCTTTTTCTTTAGCTTCTCTTGTCTTTTTAGAGTGAATATATTTCTCAGATATAACCTTTACAAGCTCTTTTGTATCTCCTATAGGGGATATAGATTGCATAAAATCTCTTCTTGCTCCAGATTTCATATTTACTATACCTCTGTCTTCTGAATTAAGATATGCAAGTTTCATAAGCTTTGTATCGAGTCCTATCATTTGCTTAATTCTTGCTTTAACTTCATTAACTGATGAACTTTCAACTATTTGAACTTGCTTTCCATTTTCTATTTTAGCAAGGTCAGCTATACAAGAATGTGTCTCTCCATTAGGTTTATAGATATAATGAACTTTATAATCTTCATTATTATACGTAAAATACACTATTTTCTCACCAGTTTCGTAAGGTACAATATCGTATCCGTCGGAAATCGACGGAAGTAAATTAAGTTCAGATGCAAGTGTTGATTTTCCAGTTCCATTATCTCCGACTATCATAATAGTATGATAATCTTGTGGAAATTCTATATCTATTTTAGTTCTCTTTGTTCCTTTTACAAAACGATTAAAATTAACAAGTATTATTCTTTTAAGTTTAACCATAGTATGTTCTCCTTTATACTTTTATTCTCTAGTGGGGTGTTTGTGAAAAATTACAAAAAAAAAAAGAATATGGGGATTTCTCCCCATATTAATTTATATGTAATAAACTTCCATATTCTTTAGCCTATCAATCTTATCTTCTACTTTCCCTATAAGAGATACTCTTTTCCCTTCAGGAATATCGTCAGCAGTTTTAAGCCAAATCATATATTTCTCTAAAGATTTGATAGCGAATTTCTTTTCATATTCATCATATATAATCTTACAAGATAGTTTCTCTAAATATCTTTCTATGTCATCAATAACTGTAAGAGTTATTCCTTTATTATTAGATTTAGAATAATTAGATAATATAAAGAATTTTAAAGTAAGTAGCTCATCAGTATCACCATATTTCATAGAACGTTCACTTTCTATCCACTCTTTCTGAGTTTCCATATAAGACCTATATTCAGCTTTCTCACTATCACTTATTTGAGAGTAATCAGCTGATGATAATGTCTTATAAATATCAGCTGTTCTATCTATTATATACTTTGCTTTATTTCTAGCATCTATAATATTCTTATATCTCGCTTTAATAAGAGATATAAGCATAAGTGTCAGTATAGCAAATACCGTAAATAACACTCCCAAATAAACTATCATATCGGTTCTCGACATATATTTCCTCCTTATTCTCCTAATACAAATCTAATATCTTTTATCCATTTAACTCTTTCTTTCTTAACTAAAAAGAATGCTTCTGGAGATTTAAGCCAATTTTCATAGAACTTAAGTTTATTCTTAATTCCTATCATTTCCTCTTTAGTAGCTTTATCTATTTTGATATTAGAAAATAACTCTCTCATTTCATCGTAAATAGCATAAGCTTTAAATCTTTCATCTCTTCTCTTTTCTTTTTCTTCCACATTTTTAGAATATCCTATAGCAAACGGTTTTATCACGAAAAACCATAAAAGCCCAAGTCCTACAAGACTCATAATTCCTTTTATTAATCCTTCTCCGTATGTCATTTTTCTTCCTCCTTCTTATTCTCCTTAATATATTTGTCAAGTGCACTATCATCCTTTATCTCAGTAAAGCAGTAATCTATAACAGCATCTAAAAGCTCATCATTGCTTTTATGAAACTTTAAAGGCTTTTTGCTTTTGAAATTATCTATATCTTCTAAAATGCAAGGATTTATGTCTCCAGCATTTGTAAGCTCGTTTATAAGTTCTTCAAGCTCTGTATGAGCTTTATGTAAATCTATCATTTTAGCTTTATCTTCTTCAATTTCAGCAATTACCTTATCCATATTCTCTACAGTTTTCTGTACAAACTTTTTATGTATATGAACTCTTATAAGAGCATATATACCCATAGATATAGATATAAGTCCTATAGTAGATGATATAATTCTTAGAAGCATTAGTATTCACTTCCTTTACCATACTTATAATCCATAAGTATCGAATTATATTCATCTATAGATACTATAAATTCAGTTTCTCCACTTTCTTGCTTTTCAAGATAAGGTATTATAACTTCGTTAGTATCTTGAGTTAGCTTAACTGTGTTCATTCTCATAGCTTCTATTATAGCCTCTCTTTTTTCTTTAGTCATATTCTCCTCCTATTTTCTTATATCTTGTAAATGTAAAATAGCCTTTTCTAACTTAGCTTTATATAGCTCTCTTTCACTGGTACTTTCGCATAAAAGGTCATTACTATTAAGCCACGATATATAAATTCTGTAAGCCTTTGTATAGAACTTTATCTTATAGTCGTATGTGGACGATAGTAAATTTGTATCCCATATATCATCGTCTATATCTTTTAAAACTACACTTCTTAATGAACGATTCGTACTATTAGAAAGTAAGTCGAGACAATCACGTCTTAATCTCATCACATCTTCTACATTTCCGTGACGCATAACATCTTCAGATTTCAACCATTCGAGCTGTAATTTTACATACTCACGGTAGTTATCCATAATAGAATAGTGTCCCGTATATATTACCTCTGAAGATGCTATCTTTAAAGCGTCGTGTACTTCTTTTATCCTATCTTCTATATATTTCCTCTTTTCTTTATTACTAGGGGTATTACCGTATATATCATGAATTTCGCTAAATACAACAATTAGCACGAATGTTGTGAGTCCACCAAGTACAAATATTATAATTTTTTCATACATAGTTATTTACCTTCCTTATGTGATAAGTGTACATCTGGTATAGAAAATGCAAGAAGTCCTGCAAGCCCTACATTATCTGAAGTTGAAGTTCCTATTGGATCTATTATACCTAATTGGTCCATTCTAAAACTTCTGTCACGAGTTATCTCAGCATCATCTTCTATATTTGAGATGTATCCGAAGAAGTTATATACATCGACTTCATTTGCGGATTTAGTAATAGCATACTGATTATTATTCTTAATGATAGTACACACAGTTCTTGGGTCTACATTTATCTTAGATTTATAGGTATTTAAGTTTTGCTTTTTGGCTTTCTTACCTGCTATTTTAAGTCCTTTTTTAATTTCCATTCTAAGTTTACCTCTTAGAGAAGTGTGTAAAGATATCACTTCTTCAGTTCCACCATAAGTTGTAGCTATTATATATCTATACAGACTATCTACTACATCCGTAGGTGGAATACTATCTCTTACATTTTCAACGTCCATATCTTCTAAATCCCAGTAGTCTAAATCTTCTATGGTATTTTCTAAGATTTGTGCAAATTCAGCCTTTCTATCTTCATCTTCTATATCTAGTATCTTCTCTACATCTTTCTTGGTGAGCTCTGGATTTCTTCCTAAGAATAGTAAAGGATTATAGTTACTTGAGAATATATTAGTTATGAATATAGGCTCTCCCGTATTTGGTGATTTATCCACCGATAAATAACTCACATAACTTGGGTGCTGACATTTAAGTTTTCCTTCTTTTGTAAGAGATATACTATCTTGTATATGGAACTTATTGAAATAATGATTTCCATTAAGTCTTATCACATTATTTATAAGTCTCGGAATGTACAAATTTACTCTTATAAAAAGTGATTGTGGTTCTTCTTCTGTACTCATCATATTCAAATCATATGTAAGTATCTCTTGTTTTAAATGTTCATCATACCATTCAAGTTTAGGTAAACTTAAAAGTTCTCTTCTTGTATTAGCCTTACCCGGACCTATAGTATTATCTGAAACTTTATCTTCAGATAATAAGAACCAACATTCCATACAAGATATAACGTCATCGGACATATCTATGTATATATCTTCTTTTGTCTTTGTCTTGTGCATGTAGTCAACATTTGTCATTCTAAAATCTTCCTCTAAATTAACCGGAAGCATTCTGTAACCATAAAGTCTTACCCCAGTTACAGTTTTTAGTATGTCGACTACTATAGTTTTAAGTTCTCTTCTTTCTTTATCTACAACCATAGGATTTATAGAATTTATTGAAAGTCTTTCTCTTATTCTATTATTAAACTTCATATAAGCTCCTTTCTAAAAAAGAAAGGCGAGCTTAACTCGCCAATCTTATTATAAAACTGATGTATGTTCAACGTCTGATTTGAATGCCATATTAACTGAGTTATCAGTTGAATACTTGTATACTACAGTCGCCTCTCCGTGCTCATCAGTTACAACGAAAGCCGCAATTCTTAAAGGACCTATAGCCGCTTCTTGTTTTGCGAGGTCTGTATAAAGTCTATATGTGATTCCTTCAGATTGTAAGAAATCTGCATTTTCCCCAGATTCTATACAAAGTCCTATAGCTTCCATTAGTTTATTTTCGATAAGCATCAAATCATACAAAAGACTATCGATATAATCTTTCGATGTAGCACCTTTAAACTGAGCTATTATAAGTTTAATATTTTCTGGTATTCTTGTATCATCTTGAACATTGTATCTTTTGATACTTGGAATACCGTTTACATTCTTAAACTGTAACGATATAGTTGAATCTATATCTTTTGCTTCAGCATGAAGTACTGCTCCGCCTTGAATTAAACCTGTTATAAGATAGCTTAATTGATTATTATCTGTCCAAGTTAAACCGCCTTCAAGTTGTTCTGCTACCCATTGTTCTGCTTCTTTCTTTAAATTTCTTCTTTCCATTTTTATCCTCCTTAAAATTTATTATTTATTATTTTCATCTAAAGCTGTGTATCTTCTTAGTAAATCTACTAAGTATTGAACATCTTTAGATTCGTAGTTACCAGACTCAAATGCCGCATAAAGTTCAGCAAAACCATAAGCACCAATAGGTACTTCCATTCCACCTTCAGATAGAAGCTTATATTCGTTTTGTGTCATATCCGTAGCTTCATATCTTTCTTTATTGTCATTATTTACCTTAGGTAATTTAATAAGAGCTGTTCCTGATACATATTCTTCAGGTACTACTGTAAATTTAACCTTCAAGATATGAGATAGTTTCTTAAGTTGAGAAAGTGTTACACTATCACTTTCTATAGCATTACATATGGCTTTCGCTTGAGAAACCATTTCTCTAGGAATGTAGAAAGTTTGTCCACCTATCGCTTCTTTTAAATAGTTGAAGTTCATAGGGTCCATGTCTCCTTCTGTGAATTCATATCTAAATTCAACTGCTTCTTCTATACCGCTTCCGAATATGTCAGAAACTCCAATTAGATTAGATATAGAAACATCTACCAAATCGTTATCTTTATTTCTGAAATAGTATATCATATAGATATCAGAAAATCCTCTATCTATTACAGTTCTTGAAAGTTTTATATTTGATAAATCTTTCACACTATAAGTTATAGTATCAGAAGCATATTGCAAACCTGTTCCCGGAATAATATAGATACCATCCCAACCAAGATATTCAGGGATATTAAAATCTGATGTACCAGCAAATCCAAATTGTTTATGATGTAAATGAACTGGTTCTAGTTCTTCTACTGGAATTACTACATTTTCCATAGAATTTGGAATGGCGTAAAATTTACCATTTCTTTCTACAACACTTATATCATAACTTGGTATGATTTTATCCCCACATGCAACCCAACCAAAATGTGTATCTCTTACATTGAATTGCTTAAAAGTTATAGCAGGTACACAGTTTTGTGATAATTTCCATACAGCTTCTTTAAGCTCATTTTCAGGATATAATTTCACCGAATTCATTGTAGGAAGTACTATTAAATCGGTTTGATTATATTGGTCTTTAATCTTAGATACAGGTTTAAAAGCTTTATGAGATTTATGCTCACTTTGCTTCATGACTTGAGCTTCTCTTTCTTTTAATTCCTTTGTCTTCTTTTCTTCCAATGCTTTTGCATCCTTAACAGCTTCACGAGCAGCTGTTCCAGCTCCTTTTGCGATTTCTGAATTTTTCTTTGTCATTCTAATTGCCATTTTTATTCCTCCTTAAAATTTTATTATGACTTTCATCTACATATATAATATATAGATGAAATATATTATTCTTCATCATCGAAGTTAGGATTGTTTATCTTAACTCCCATTGCCATAAATAAGGCATTCACATTTTGTATGCTTTCTTGCTCTGTCATAGAATTTATGTATTTCAAATCATCAGGGTGAAGTGAGTTTACTTGAACATCAGCAACAAGTGATGATTTTCTAACTGGGGTATTTCTTATTCTACTTTCACCAGTTCTTAGAATTATTCCACGCGAGTCGAAACTTCCTTTTGCTCTTAAAGACAGTTGAGTTTCAGCTACTTGCTTTAATGGTGTTATGAAAAGCTTTGATACAAATGCTTCTCCTAAACACATTTCTCCGTGTTCTGTATCCATATATACCTTGGTTCTTTTCACTTCAAGTCCCACAGAGTTCATATAGTTACGAGCTTCGTAGCAAGTACCAATAGTTGTTCCACTATGATAAGTAGATTGATACCAACGAATTTGTGGGTCTTTTATAAAATCTTCAAATCCGCCATTTTCAAACTCATACTTATACGCTTCATACATCTTCTTATCCATAATAGATAATATCTTTAAAATATGAGTTTTCATTTCATCTAGTGGCTTTAATCTCTCTCTTATAAATCTTTCTATTACCATTGTAATATAAGTTTGAAACATTTCCATCGGAACTTCCATAATAGCACGATTAAATAGTGCTAGACAGTTTCCAAGATATTCGAGATTTCCATATTCTTTTGTATAATATTTACCACTACCAAATACATTAGAAACTGTAAACTTATTTCCACATCTTCCTGTAATCTTTTGTCCGTTTATAGGAACCTCTCTATCAACAGTTGTAATCTTTAAAACTACAGCTTTCTTTGAAAGTATTTTCTTATATTTAAAACCACCTTCTTTATCATAGATAGTTCTTAGGAAGTTGTACTTATCTATGAAATCGTATGAGAACTTAGATTCAGAGTATTCATCATTTTCATAGAAATCTTTTAAAGAATTTAAAACCTCTCTTTCGTATTTTCTTGTAGCTTCTATAAGTCCAGCAAGATAAGTATTTTGACATTGTTCTCCTATCTTTTGTCTACAAGTAATATCAACTACTTTACCTCTTGCGTATACTCTTTTATCATTCTTATTAACTGAGTCCATTCCACTTGCAAGTTTTACTCTTTGATATTCTCCCTTTTGCTTAGCGATAGCTAAAAGTAAATCATTTTGTATATCTTCTCCTACAAGAGGGAAAGGTCTATAAGTATCGTCAGTTCCGTATAGATTCTTTAGTATATCGTTATCGACATCTATTATCTCCTCTGTAACTTGATACTTCCAACCAGCAAATCTTTCAGCTAGGCTCGTAGAAATTAAACCAGCATCTTCAATGGATTTGATATCAATAGAAAGTACAGATAAGGCATTTACTCCCCATTTGTATTCCATATCATCTCCGTATGAATTGGTTCTTATAATAGACTCGCCTTTTGGTATTTCATCTCCTTCTTTGTAAGTTGACATATCGTCTATCATCTTAACTCCATATCCTGCTCCAGTTTCTTCATATCCGTGAAACTCTATATAATTAAACTCGTCATTTTCTTTATCATATAGAATATATGAAGTTACGCCACAATACTCACCATTTATATATTTAGGAATAGCTTTACATAAAGTATAACTATTCTCAGCAAATATATTCTTAGTAGACTTAAGAATATCATATGAGTATGCTGTATCTACTATCGGAACTTCACCGTCTTCTATTGGACGGTATTGATTTGAAGCATTTGAAAACATATTACCTCTATTTTTGGAAACCATACCCTCATGTGGTATTATATTTCCTTTTCCATTAAACCTATCAAGCATTTCATTCCATTCAGGAATATCCTTGTATAGAGTTGTCTTTAGCTCTTTCATTTCCTTTTCCTCCTTTAAACTTAAATTAACACATCTTATGTCTACATATATAATATATAGATAAAAAATAAAGGGTGGGTTTAACCACCCCAGTATTTTTAGTTTCCAGTCAATTCTCTAGCTCTTTTTGCAAAGTCTGCAAAATATTGACTTTGGTTTTGAACTAAAGTTGATACGTGGTCTACTCTTTTGATTTGACTATTATACCATTGAATAGCTTCTTGTGGACCATAAGTTCTTTCTATTCCATTCTTTATAGATGCGATGTGTTGTAGAAAATCTTTAGATTGTCCCAATATTAGTATATTATCGTCACCTTGAATAGTGAATGGAATAAATATAGCCATTCTTTCCCAAGTAATCATTACTTGTCCAGAATAGTCATTAAAGTAAATCATATAGACATAGTGTCTTCTAGCTCCTATGCTATCAGCATACTTATCAACTCTAGCCACAGTATCGCCTATGCTATATCCTTTGTAAGTAGATTGTAAAACCTTATTAGCTATAGATAAATCGAACTCATTGAAGTCTCTTACATCCCACGCTTCAGTATCATTTATAAAATACTTAACGTAATTAAGATATTCAGATGAAGATAGATAACTGTAATCAACGTTACTTACATATCCCACATCGTGATTTTTCTTACCAGCACAATAAGAATCACAACCTACTAACATCATTCCTAACATCATAACCATTAAAACTTTTACTAACTTTTTCATAATAAATACCTCCATAAATTTTAAATTAAGACATTGGAGTTCTTATCCATTATAAGTTTACTCTTGTCTTCTACATTTATTATATATAATTGAAAAAAAAAAACGGTCATTTTCTTATTTCTATAAATCTATCTCCTTCATATACTATAACTTCTATTACAGATTTATAAGCGTCCTGTACTTCAAATAGTATAGTAAATCTGTATTCATTCTCTGTATATATTCCTTTAGCTTTAGTTTCTTTGTATAAACGTATCTCAGATATATCTCTCATAGATACTTCTAATACCTTTACATCTTTATGGAATTTATTAATATAATAAACAGTAAGCTCACTCACGTATTCATCTACAGTTTTTACAACTGGCGGCTTAGGTCTCATAATAGACATATTAATCTTTAAAATTGATATACCTATTGATGCAAATACTCCTAGTACAAGAAAAAGGGATATTAAATCCCTTTTAGTAATTTTATGTAAATTCATTTATATAACCCCCTTAAAATATCTCATCTAACATATTTCTCATTTTTGTGACTTCAGCAAGGTTATCTACGTGTCTTGTATACTTTTCAAAGTTCTTAGCATACACTTCAAATACTTTTCTTCTAAAGACTTCATCTTCCATAAACTTAGGGAAGAAGTCTTTTCTATAAAATTTATTATCTTTATCTCCTTTTAAATACTTGTAAGAACCAGCATCTTCTAATACTGAGTGAAGTGTCATCATATCTACAATGGTTGACATAAGCGGATTAAATCCATATATAGGGTCAGCAACTATACAGAATTTAGTCGTAGCGTCGTGCATAGCAAATCTCGATTTATATACATTACACTCAACTGTCTTAGAGTCAGGCACTTTAAGTCCAAGTTCTTCTTCGAGTTTTGCAGCACTATCATACTTATATCTATTAAGAATTACACCAAATTCAGTTTCAAACTCAAGTTGTTTTCCACCTGATATATTAACTTTCTTATCAAGAACAGCATATGACTTTTGCGAATAAGTCACATCCATTCCTATTTTTTCGCCAACGTGAACTATAGCAAAAAGCATAATATTCGCTTCTAGCATAAATGGTCTCATTTGTTCCAAATACATTCCATTAAAGTTATTTCTTCTTGCATGAAATGTACTTGAAGCATCATCAACTATATCAAGTTGTGTACTTCTAAGCTGTGTCCATGAGTCAACTACAAGAACTGTAGGAACGTATTTCTTTGTAGGCTCTCCGTCCATATTTATAGTATCATACATAAACTTATCAGGAGCTTCAGTCTTTAACTTATACAAATCCATAACTAACTTAAATAATCCTTCAGTTGACGTATGTTTCTTGTGTCTATGAGTTATTCTTATAAGATTATTACGAATAGCATCATTACCAAGTCCGCAACATACTTGCATCCAGTCAGCTTCTAAACCTTCTTCGGGAGTGAAATACTCTATCCAAGATGGCATACCTTTTTGTATAAAAGGTCTTACGATATTACCTGCTATATTCATAGCAAATACAGATTTCCCTTTATGTGTAGTTCCACCTATAGTAAATAAAACTCCATCCCTTAAACCTCTATTTTTAATAATCTTATCTTTATCTACTCTACTAGGATTATTTCTGCCTAAAAAGAAATCCACTGTCATAAAACCTGTAGGGTAGCAAACTCTATTTAAGTTATACTCAGCTCTTTTATCTCTTACCTTTTGGTATTTCTTAAGTTCTTCATCGAGCTGATTTGAAATCTTCATCTCAATTTCTTCCATTTGTTTTATTTCTTCATCTGTCATATCTTTAAAATCTTCTTTAATAGCCATTTAGTCATCTTCTCCTTTATCTCCGTCTTTTATTATATTATCAACTCTATCCTTTATATCATAAGTATAGCTCATATTTCTCGAATTTAGAGTAACTATACTTCCAGCATTCACTAAGATATCCGTAAGTACATCCGTTGTATCTTCAGTCATATTTCGAGTACAGACATTTATAATTCTTTCAATGAACTTTAATATTTCTGTATTATTTTTAGAAATATTATCAGCATTCACTCTTATTAGATTATACTCCCCCTTTAAATATAAACCCATTTGTTACCTCCTTTTTAAATTAATCTAAAATCGTGTTCCTCGCAAAAGACAAAAAATATGGGGTTTTCACCCCATATTATAAACTATTTTTCCTTTTAATATATTATTTGCTTCTTTCTTAGTAAGTCCTAAAGCCACCATATTATTCACAAGTTTAGTTCTATATTTATTTGCGTAGAACTTAGGAGAACCGCAATACTCTCCCATAGCTCTATCATAGCTTCCGTGTCTTTTAAGATACTTAAAGTATCCTAGCATGTATTCAATATTTACTAATGGGTCTTTTAAGTTTTCGTGATTATATGGTGTATCGTAACCAAGTACGTTTGTGTGTATGTATTTTCCTGTACCTTTCACTATTTGTCCTAATCCTGTTGCTGATGACCTTTTATTCTTAGCAGCCGCATAGAAGTTCGATTCTCCTGCGACTATTCCTAAAACTACATAAGGGTTTACATTATATTCTCTTGATTTATCAAATACATCATCTAAGAAATCGTAAGTCATATAAGATACATCTCTTCCATATGATTTAGCTTTAGCTATTATAATATCATATCTTGCATATTTATTCAGAAGTCTAGCTTCGTGCTTTTCAACTTCTTTTTCTATTTCTTCTTTGTATTCTGATTTAGTTTCAGGTATTTTAAGTTTGCCATTTATTATATCAGCTTCTACATCTCTGTAATACATAGTAGGGAAGTTGATATGATACATGTCAGCAAGTGGAGTTACATCAAATACTTTCTTAGCAGGAGAAGTTTTAGCTTTTGATTTATAAACTTGCTTAACTGGTTTATGTTCTCCTATCGGTTGTATAGGTTTTATTTCCTTTTCTTCTATTTCTCTACCACTTTTAACCACAACTACATTTTTCATATACTCAAAGTTTGCTATTTTCTTTTTAAGTTCTTTATTTTCTTTCATAGCAACGTCAAGTTCATATTTTGCATTTTCAAGCTCCACTTTAATAAGATTAGCTTCTTTTCTTCCAGCACGAGAAGCTATCGTATATGTCATTATAAAATTCATTAAAAATATTATACCCGTAAATAGTATAAACATTTTAAACGCCCGTTTATTTAATTTACCTTTATTATCTACCATTTTATTATTCCTCCTAGTAATCTTTCTCTAAAAATCCCGGCTCTATACCCATACCGTAGTAGCAAGCCGTAATGTATTTAAGTGCTACTTTACCATCTTCAGGTGCTTCAGGAATATTAGTTCTTCCTGTATTTCTTATATTAGTATACGCTTCCTTTTTAGCTATATCATTATCAGCTCTAAAAGTAAACATTTCTTCTATAACTTTTTCATATCCTCCAGATAGAAGTTGTGCAACTTCGTTGTCTGATATACCTGCACCTTTTGAACCATTTACAACTTGGTTAGTTTTATCTCTCATCACTATGTCTTCTGAGTGACGGTTTTCACCTTGAGCTGTTTGCATAAGCTTTATGACAGGAACACGAAGTATTATCTGCTTCTTATCTGAAATAGGAGCACCTATCTCTGGGTCATTCATCATAAAAGGCATAGTAACTCTTTCTTCCAAGTTACGTCCAAGCACTTCTTTATAAGACTTTGCAATATTAGCTAGAGTAAAAGTCTTTTCAAGTGGAAGTTCTTTTACTCTCATAACTCCCTCTTTTAAAAATGCTTTAAATTCATTATCGTCCATAGCTCCAAATAATACTTTATAATGATTATAATTTGCAGCCTTTTTTGTATCTCCACCTTCAGCTATGAGTAACATATCTAAAAGTCTTTTCTTACATTTTTCTATTTTAGCATCAGCCATTGTAAACCTCCTAGCTCATCTTAACGATGATATCGTATATTAAAACTATATGTAGCTTTAAAAAGCTTCTTGGAAATTCTCTTCCTCTGATTTGATATTTATCTTTCATCGCTTCAGGGAATGTCATATCAATATGCTTTGCTTTTGCTACTATTCCTACGAAGTTACGCTTCATTGCTTCAAATGAAAATGAAGGTGCTTTTTCTCCATAGAAATCGACTAGATACTCACAGTAAGTAATTACATCTTTTAAATGTTCTTCATATATCTTTTTAAATTCTTCATAATACATCGTATTATTTGTACGACGAACGAGTGATGCGTCAAGTCCCAATGATAACTTCTCAGCTATTTGTGCTTTTAACGACGCAAGTTTTATAGTTTCGTTCTCTACAGTTATATTAGTTTCTTCGTCATATACGTCCTTTTGGTCATATAACCTTTCATTTTTATATTGGTCGTATAAATCTCTTACGCCTCTCATATTATGATTTACACGAGTTCTTATACTCATTAAGATATATACAACAACGTCGTCTATTAAAAGCTCATCTTTTTTGAATTTATTTTTAATAAACTCATCAGTTACAGTTTTCATTATAGCTTTAACCATACCTAAAGACGAACCTTCAGATTTTAAAAGATACTTTTGTGACATTACTGGTTTATTATCTTTCATACCATATACTATAAATCTCATTATTCCCGGATTTAAACTACCATTTTTTGTATAGTATTTATACATAAGACCAGTTAAGAATTTAATACCTAGAAATTCTATAAACTCTCTTTTTCCAGTTTCTAAATAAGATATAAGTAAGGCTAAAGATAATGGGTCATTAGGAGTATCCCAGCCTAGTTTTAATATTCTATGTGTATGAGCAAATGCTCTAAATTCACCCTCGTCTATGTGATAAGCCTGCATAAACTTTCTTCTTTCTCCATTTCCAAATACAACAAGTTCAAGAAGTGGAGTAGCAAGAGCGTCTGCATTTCTTGTCATATAGTTAGCTATCAGTCTTAAGACTTGAGGGTGATATTTAGTTATATTTTTACCACCGAAAAATTCGTATATTTCTCTTGTAGTTTCTTTTGGGTCATAGACTTTCAAATTAATATCTGAACTTTTCTTTTCTATGTCCTTATCGTTAAATTTCATAAATTATCACCTCTTTCTCAAAAAAATGTTAGTGACAGATATGAAAACCAAAAATAAAGGGTGAGGATAGACCCCACCCAATTATTTTATCTTTTCTTTAAGCTACCTTTGAAACTTGGTTTTTCAACCGAATCTCCGCCAGCTCTGTTAATAACATTTCCAGTTCCGAAAGGAGATTTGAATTCTTCTCTCTTAATTGGACCGTGTGCAGTTAATCTTGGACCGAAACTTTCTCTTTTATTTATTTCAGTAAAAGTTTCAACTATTTCACTACCTTCAACGAAAGCATCAGCTGCTGTTGTTGCAGGAACTACTCCAGCTTGATTTGCTATCTTACCGTTAGTAAGATTAATTAAGTCTTGGAATATACCGATTTCCCCATCGATATATTGTAAGAAGTTCGCTCTTGTATATTTCATAGCGTCTTCAGTAAGTAATCTTAGTGCATAGTTTTGTCCTACAAATCCCTTGTATGCTGGGTTTTCCATACCAGAGTTTGCAACGTCAGTTAAAGTTCTTGCTGGTATTGACCAGTATTGCATGTCTTTAACCATTTTTAATAAGTCTCTTGCTGTTTCAAATAAGTTCAAAAGACTTCTTTGTTCTTCTCCAACCTTTACCATATTTGGTTGGAAGAATGTGTAGGCATATTTACCAGTAGCTTCATTTTTAGCTATTCCATAAATAGTACCTTTTAAAGTTATTGTATCTTCACCGATTCTGTAAGTTCTAGTTTCTTCCTTAATCTTTTGTAAAGATACTTCAAATCCAGACACGTTTCCTGTTGTGTCTATTTTAGGTACAACTCCTATATCAAGTTGCCCCGGATTGATATGTTCAATGATATCGTTTACTGATTCAGAGAACACCCCTTGTACGTTTCTTGTAGACGGTTTTGCGTTTTTGAAATTCACTGTCATTTTTGTTCCTCCTTAAAATTTTTTATTTTTACCTCTCGGTCTACGTATATAATATATATTAAAAATCTGAAATGTTGATAAGTTCTTTTAAGACTTCACTCTCGAAGTCTTTTGTACATTTCATCTTTACAGACATTATTGTTGAAGGGATATTCCATACAGACGGAATATACGATTCAGTATATTGTTTGTGATTTTCTTCTTTTCTATTATCCTTTAATTTTGCAAGGACTTTTTGTAGTATATTCTTTTTTATTTTAATATATTTCTCATCAGCTTTGTAAAGTAAATCCATAGGCATACTAAATACAGGTCCTTCATATACAGTCTCAAATGTAGACATAATTCTTTCCCCTACTTCCTTTGGAGATAGCATATATCTTGTACCTCTACCTATATTAGTTCTAAGTCTATTATTAAAGTCGGTTATATTAGAAAGTATTAAAGCTACAAATTCAGAGCATATAAAAGAAGTCTCGTTTGCATATTTAGTTATTCTTTTCTTAGGTATCCAAGGAGCAAATCTTGTAAGCTTTCCAAATGAATAAGATACCTTTTTATAGTTCTGCTTAAATTGCTCAATATTATAAACCATTTTTTCATATATATCTATAGGTATAAACCTACGAGTTATCTTCATATCTTGGTCTCTTGCGTGTTCAGGAAACTCAAATATACTTTCGACAGCAACTCCGTTATTTTTAGCTGTATTTCCTACAGATACAGTCTCGTAATAATTCATAGCAACTATAGCGTGAGAATACTTAGAATGAGTAAAGGTTTTAATAACTTTAGATATCCAAGAAGAACCTGATGTAAGAATTACATATATAGGAACCATTCCATTATTAGTTGCCGCTTCTCCATATAAAGTATTAGTCTTTATAGGATTAAAGATTTCACTTTCAGCTATTTCTTTTAATATCATCTAACTTCACCTCATCAATCGCTTTACGCTTCATAAGTTCGTCTAAATCCTTTTCTTCAAGCTCTATTCTTTCGTGAGCTTTATGATAAGGTTCGTGTACACATTTTCTATTCAAAGCTTTAACCCAATCAGCTATTGAATGTTCGATAATGTATTCTTCTCCTAATATCTCTTTACATATAATATAAAACATGGATTCGTCTTTACCTCTTTTAGCAAATAAATCATAGTTTAGTTTAGCACCTCTTGCATAATATAACTCTAGCGTCTTATAGTTTTTACTATCTAATACATTCATTTCAAACATAATACCATTATCAAGAACGTAATATACAAGTCCCACATAATCTCTTGCTAAAAATGCAGAATATTTTTCTCCTTCTCTTTCTAATACAAACATAGGAAAATCTATCTTAGCAAGTTTTGGGTCAACTTTAGGACCGCTAAACCAACCTTCGCTATAAAGTAAAGCAAAATCGATTCTTGGCGGTATTACAACTCTTCCTTTCTTTATAAGTTTTTCTATGGTCATAAATGTAGAATCGAGAGCCTTAACTTCTTTTTCTCCTTCTACTTGCACATAGTTAAAATTCCAGTTATCAAGTATCTCTTTAAAGATAGCGATATTCTTCTTCCTATCCTTTATAAAATGAGGAGACATATTAGGATTATCAAGTCCGTCCTTTCCTGATATTATAAGATTTAAAGGTTTTACAAATATATCAGGAATATGATTTAGGCTCTTACCTTCAAACTTATAAGGAATAACAACAGAAGCTGGAGCTTCTATTTGCTCTGAAGTGTATCCTTTATTGTCAAGATATTCAAGTATTCCATATTCAATATTTGATAATACTATCTTTTGTCCACCATCTTTAAAAGTATAAGTTTTCGCTATACTTCTATTAGCCATAAGTTTATCCTTTTGAAATTCGGGTATCGCTGCAAGATTAGTAGTTCCATATTTATCAAGCATTCTTTTATTTCTTATTTCTACATACTTTTTAACACATTCATCTGAGCAAAATCTATTATATCTTCCTTTCTCTTCGTTCCAAGAAGTAGGCTTTTTACAGATAACACATTTACCTATATTTTTTCTATATTTATTACGCTCTAAAAACGCTTTTTGTTTCTCAGTCATATATAACTCCTTTCGGGACAAAACCCCTATTTCTCAACGAAATGTTTTAAAACAGCTGGGTAAATGGTATTTTTAAAGGAGGTGCATTGAAATGAAAGCTGTTCCAATACCACAGAAAGACTTGATTAAATTCATAGAAACTCCTATGAGTTTATCAGAGTTTAATAAAAATGAACGCTACGAGGATATTCGTGGCATTATAAATTTTCTTTTAAATTTAATAGTAATGGTACCCGGAACTATACCTGAGATGCCAGAAATGGGTTATAATTTGCACGGAAGAAGACACTTTATAATGAATGGAAAAACTCTTACGAAGCAATCAGATGACCTTAAAAAACAAATAGCACTATATTGCAATCATGATGCAATAACAGCAACTACTGTATATCCTACGACCGACCATATAACAGGAGAGCAATCAGTTACAGTTATAGAAATAATGCTAGCAACTGGAGAGGTTGTAAAACTGTATGATGACGGTTATGATACAAAAGTAGGCGTTGATATAATAGATGGAAAAGACTTTAGTAAATAAGGAGGAATAATTAAATGGAAGAAAAGAAAATGACACTTGCTGAATATGGTAAGAAGTTACAAGAGGGAGAAGGTATAACTCCTATTAAAGAAGAAAGTGAAGTATTTGGTGAAGAAACTAAAAGTACCGAAACTGTAAGTATTAATACTCCAGCAAGTGAGAACCTAGATGAAGTAGAAGTATTTGACCCAAAAGATGCTTCTAAATTTATACCTAGTATGCAAAGGGTAGCAAACCTATCAGAACGTGGTGGTATTATACCTGCTATGAATGAAGAAGAAATAGCTGATATGAATAAGAAATTAGAAGGTGCCGAAAATCTATATATGAAGTATACAGAAAAGGACGCTATCGCATCTATAGAAGCTTTGAGAAGACATGGGTACACAGATGCTGAAATAGATGAACTTCCATATCTTAAACTTCTATCTATAGGTAAAGCTATAATAGAAGATGAGAAAGCTGGTACTGTAGGAGATATGAAAGATAAAGTAGATGAAAATGGTAATATTGACGTGTCTCATCTAAATGAAGAAGTTACAAATAGTGGACTTAAAAAGGTAGATGAAACTGTAAGAGTTGACTCAGCTGTTGCTGGAGTTCAATCTAATAATCCTAAACCTACGGTAATAGATAAAGATGGTAAAGACTTAACTAAAGAGGAAGAAGATGAATTAGTAGATAAGTCTTTAAATGAAATGCTAGATGCTAATAAGAAAGTGTATATTAAATATGCTGATAAACCTTTAAACTCTTATAGAAGAGCAAAAGAATCTAAAGCTAAGAAACTACTATCAAGACAAAAAAGAGGAAATAAAGTAGAAGTATTCTTACCTAACTCAAATCTTATGCTTGAAGTATTTGAAATTCATCAACCTATGATAATAAATGAAGTTATGACTTTAACACAAATGAGTCAAGATATAATGGCTAAGAAAAGGGTAGTGGAAGCTATACTTGAAAGGTCAACTCCTATGTGCTCAGATGGGGAAGAGATAACTGTAGATGGTATGATGAATTATATATCTTACGATGATTTAGGATATATCTATTTAGCAGCAGCTTATGCCAATACTATAGGAGAAGTGCCTTATGGCGTAAGATGTGATAAATGTGGAACACAAGGAACTATAAAGCTTGATATACCAAAACTATTTACAAAGGCTATACAAGATATACCTGATGATGTAAAAGCTTCTTATGACCCTTCTGATAGCTTTGCTAAGTGTATAGAAAAGTCTCTTGCCAATAAGATAATAGAAGTTAAAGATAAAGATGCAAGAGTTGTAGTAACTCTATCTAACCCTTCATTACTTTCTAACTGTACGCTAGGACAAGCTATAAAGACATATATCTGTGATGCGTTTGCTTCTATGATACCTGAACAATTCAAATTTCAATCTATAGATACTAAGTTCGATTTCTTAGCGAACCTTGAATCTAATGAGATTATGAAAACTGTATCAGCTTGCGTAATCTTATCCTATATAGAAAAGGTAGATATTTATACATTTGAAGGCGGAGAAGATAATTGGGATAATCCTGAATTTTTAGATGCTTCTTATGATAGTGATGAAGACGGTGTAGATTTAATGATAGAAACTATGCTATCTTTAGAAAAGTCTACTATGGATATAATAGAAAAGACTATAGAAAAAGAATACATAAGAGCAAGAATAGAGCTTGATACTGGAGCTTGGTCTTGTCCTAATGAAAAATGTAAGGCTATTAACTCTTCGAGGGTTGAGGGTTTAGAGCTATTGATTCTTTCTTTGTCTCACAAGATGGAAGAAAACAAATAGGTTTTTTACATAATGTCGTCATCATCTTAGAAGGTAAGTATTCATATGAAACTCTAGCAGAAATGCCTATGAGTGAAATAGAAGCACTACTTCAGCATAATCAAGAATTTATAAAGATTAGAGATGAGATGATGGAGAAACAAAGACAGAAAGCAGAGCAAGAATCAAGAAACGGAAATAGAAAAGGTAGAACTACTAAAGAACCTATTTATTATTGAAAATATGTACGTGGGATATCCCACGTACATATGTAAATATAAAATATTTCGGAGATAACTTTTATGAGAAGACAATATAAAGAAATATTATCAACTTACAAAAAGTTATATAAGAAGAAGTGGGACACTCAATGAGTATTGATATTGACATTTTAACTCAAAGAGGTGTTACCCACATTTTATAAATAAAAAGAATTGGTAGGCTTCTGCCTACCGAAATCTATATAACGTTAGAAAACAATTTTGAACAGGACACCTGAAATAATATATTAACTTAAGTACGAGCGATATAATGTCAACCAAACAGGATGAAATTATTTCAAGTAAATGTTGTGTATATTTTAAGGTGGGCATATGCCCACCCGAGATGTGTCTTGTAGTCGAATTTGAACAACATAGTTCAAGCTTCTTCCTCAAGTTAAGAATAGGACACCTGAGAGAACCTTGATAAAATCATTATCTTGGCTATTAATAGCCATATAAATGTTAAAATGAGGGGTGGAGCCGAAGCTCCACACAATAGGACACCTAAGTCATTAACTAAATTTTATTAAGTTTCTCTATGGGGTATCATTTTACTTTGATATCCAAAAAAGTAATTGTTAGAATCTTCTTACTTAAAGAGATTCCGATTCTTAGAAGAGAAAAGTAAAGAGAACTACCTCTGTCGTAATCCTCTTTTCCTTATCTGAATAATGGGACACCCAATGAATATAATTTTCATCAAAATAATATGAATAACTATTTCTATATAATGTTTATGCTATCATTTATCTTGTTAGTCGATTTTTAAAATTTACATAGTGACCATACATAGTCCATCTGAGCTGTCAAGAGATACTATCTTCCCAAATATCTCTTTAATCTCTTTATCATAATCTTCTACAGATTTATGCTTTTCATAAGTATCTATGATAGCATCTAAATAATGAACTATTTGAGCTATTCTTTTAACCCAAGTTTCATCTTTAGCACTTTCTATATTATGGTCTGGTTTACCATCTTTTTCTACTATCTTATATATAAGCTCATCAAATACGAAAGTGTATACTTTAGCATTATTACCTTCAGGGTGAATAGATAAGCTATCAAGAACCATAACGCTATCAGTTATTGCTTGTTCATTTTCTCTTTTGCTCATATCTGTAATAAGTACGTTTATATCAAATAACTCATATCCATTATTTCTTAAATCATTATGAGCTTTATATCTTTCAAGTATAGTCTTATTAGCGTCCCAAGTGATATCAGCCTTTTCTATATTATGATTTCCTATTACTATTATTTCATTTTCAGTTCTTATTCTTATAGTGATATCATTAGTAAAAGGATGACTATTATATATTCCCATTTCAGTTGATACACTCTTGCCTTGCTTTCTATAATGATTTGCTACACCTTCTACAATATTTGCTATAAATACTCCCTTATCTTCTGTACTTAAATATCTTGTAGTACCTATTATATCAATATTTAAAACTACCTTACATTTCATATTAATTATCCTCCTTTAAACTTAATTATACGAAAATGTTCATATTTTAATAGGTTATGATACTTTTTATTTTTATTAAAAAACTTTTTTCAAAAATCGGAAAACACTGTTGTGTAAAAAACAACCTTGACGTTGTTGACCGCAGGAGTTGCTTGCGAGAGCGAGAGCAGCCCCAGAGGCTGAGCGAGAGCGGTCCGAGCTCCGGTGCAACCCCAGCTCTGTATCCAGTGTTTTATAACAACGCAGGGGGTTTCGAACTAAATAAAAATAGTAAATAAAATAATATGTTATCTAATTTTTAATGTATAGTGTAATTACTATACAAAAATTATTAAAAAATTAAAAAGCAAAGAAAATCCCTATTAGATATAATCTTTATATAGTCTTCATCTTATTCGATTCTATACTCTAATAGGTTATATAATGAATAAAAATGTATCATATAACATTACTAAGAAATGACGAGTATAGTAATACGTCCACCACGGGATTTACTAGCTATATATTAATTACATCTAATCTATATAATAGTTTATAAAATAATCCATTTAGGATTATTAGTTACTATAAAAATTATAAACAACATATTGCGGTAGCAAAAGAAAACGGCTTACGCCTACTCCGCCTAGGCGGCGAGCCATACGATATGGGTTACAGTAGTGGTAATACTATATGCAAATACTCTATTAAACAAAATAAGTGATATTATTTGAGATAAGTATGTCAAAAATGTAATAGTAATATTTCATTTTTAATTCAGCCTTATTTAGAAATTTTTCTTCGAAGAATATATACTCCCGTATTGGGAGTATATATTTACTTTTTATTATCATAGATTGTAGTAGTAGACATAAGATATCTTACTTTCTTTTCTACATAAGTTTCAAGATTCATTCCTAGTGCATCTAGTATATTAGATATAATAGTATGGTACTTGTCAGGTAGTATATAATCAGCTTTAGTAAGTTTATAATTATCTTGTCTTTTAAACTTATAATAAAACTTATATATTCTTCCAAATAAAGTATTATTATTTGAGTGCATTATATACCAAGTAAGAATAGTAGTTATAAGTTCATATTGTGATATATAGAAATGTCCATCTTTTACTTCTCCATTTATCTGTATCCAATTATCTTTATAATTATTGATATCTTCTAAAGGATATTTATAATCGGGATTTTCAGTATCGTGTACTATTCTTATATCTAACTTATTCCATAATGTAAAATAATCATCAAAATGAATACTTCTTAAATAGTAAGCTATTCTATTAAACATAAACTCATTTTCAAATAATTTTGGATACCTATATGTATCTACTTTATAACCTTCTTGCATATTAAAACCTCCTATAAATTATAAATCTATAAATAAGTTTTTAAAATCATATGGAACACGAATATGAAGATTATATCACTTTAAACTATATAAAAGGAGGTAGGAATATGGATTTACTGAATACTAATAATACATTATCATCTAAAATACATAATATTCCTAAAGTAGTATTTAAAGAAGGAAGTTTAAAAATAACAGCAGGAGCTATGAGAGAAATAGTTGATATGTTATGTATAAAAGATGTAGATAATGTAATAGAAGAATTAGGAAAGATAATTCCTGTTAGTGAATCTCTTAAAAGTGATATAAAGATTAGAAACGGATTGCTTACAAACTGTAAAATGTAAAGGAGGATTGGAAATATGTTTGAGAATTTGGCTCCGGTTACCCCCCTTGAAATTACGGTAATGAACTCAATAAAAATATCATTTTATTTCTATGCTGGAGTAGTATGTGCATATCTTTTAACAAGACTTGAAGGAGATATGGAATCACCATATATAGATAAAGCAATAAAAGCTTTAGATATATGGTTTTTTACTTCAATTACAATGTATATACTTTTAAAGATAGCGGGGTGATATTAAATGCCACAAAAAATGAATTTTTTAACAGCTACAAATCTTGTAGGAGATAAACTAAAAATGGACTTCTCATATAAGTTTACGGTATCGATACTTGATAAAAAGATACCCGATGCTTTTGTACTTTCTTATTTTTACGATAGAGATTTCTTAAATTATATGTATCCGAAAAGGATACTTAAAGTTTTACTTCTTCCACAAGACTATTACGATATAGTATCAAAACTTGCACCTGATAAACCTTTCGTTCCTGTTACAATTACAATAGATGTGACAGCAAAACAAAGCGAAATAAATATGACTCCCGTACACGTTACAGCGTCTTATTTACAAGGAGAGTTTACAGGTATAGTAGATAAGACTAAGGTTGATTCAATCGTCCTTAAAACAGCTCAGCAGGCTTCTCAGGCAACAGGAGATAAGCAAGCTATAAGTGTAGAAAATGTATATGAACTTAATATAGCTTTATTCGATTTTGATGATTTAAACTTTACAAAAGAAGGAGTAGTATCTGGAAATATTGGAAGTGGTAAGAAAGTAGAAGATATAATAAAACACGCATTCGATGTATGTAAAGGAAAGAATAAGTGTAAACTCGCAATGGCTCCACCCGATAATAAAACTCCTGTAAAAAACTGTATTATATCAGCACAAGGATTTTTAGACTTCTTAAAATTCATAGATAGAGAATACGGAGTTTATAAATCTAAATACAATGTCTATGTGGAAGACGGTACTTGTTATATACTAAATACCGAAAAGAACGATACTGGTATGAATAAAGTAATGCAAGGAACGAAAGACGATAAGATAGATATAAATGTGTATGAAGCTAAAAATAAGCCATTGCAATTATATGGTATAGCTTTAAACGAGGACCATTTTAGATATAATGTATTTAAAAATAATATGATACAAGACGAGATTACACTAGATTCTATAATGAGACCTGTTGAGTATACAATCAATTCATCAGGACAAAAGTCTAAATCACAAGAGTCGCAAAATAAAAAAGAAACTATATCACCTACAGTTAAGGTAAATGCTGGAAGAACTAGAAGTATTACAAAAGATAATAAAAACCCGTCTTTTAAAGGTGTAGTAATACTAGATGACGTTCCAGTTCATGTTATGCCTTATACTATTGTAAACTATGTAGCTGATAATAGAAAAGGTACTTGTATGATAGAAAGAGTTACTAATATGTGGGCTAAAGGAAGATGTGTGACTGAACTGCATATAAAATCGTATGATAAGTTCTTACCGTATGATATACCTGAATCACAAAAGGGTAAAGACCCTGATAAAACTGCAAATCAAAAATAATAAAATAGGAGATGATTTATAATGCTTAAAAATGACAGATTTACTTTACTTATTGGAACAAGACCTAGTAAAGATTCTAATGCTTATTCGTTTTCAAATATATACGCATTAGACGGAAGTGTTCCACAACCACTTTATGAAACATTGGAACAAAACGTTTTAAAAAGAAATGAGGACTTACCTCAAAGAGCTGAAGAACTTATAAGAAAGACTATTGCTATGTCTTTAAAGGGTACAGGAGAGGCTATAGTGTACATTACAGATTTAGCTTACTCGTCTGAGATAACTATATCTCGTAGTAACCCTTTTATCTTTGATAAAATAAAAGGAATAGATATAAACTCAGAAGAAGTTATATCTCAAAAGAAATATAGAGATATACTTGCAGAGCATCATTTGAAATCTGTATACGCTGTTGAAAATATGCAAATTATGATACACGGAGAAAGAAATGCTATAAGATTTGAGTATGACCCAAACGTTAAGAATTTAGAGGATTTGAATGAAAATGTTCCGTCTTCACTTACATTCCTAGATGACCTTTCTAAGTTCTTAGAAACTATAAAGAACGGTGTCTTTAGATAACAAAAATAGTAGGAACTAAAACCTGACTTTCTCGTTTTAAGGTTCCTCCTTTAAATTTTTATATGCTAGATTGCTTACGGGGATAGTATTATGTGGGGTTACTCCCACATAATATTTTTCTTGTAATTTTAGGAACACCTTTTTGAATTATAGCACATAAGATTCTATACCTTAACTGTCTTCTGTTGCTATCGGTCATTCCTTAAAATTTTAAGTTAATCGCTATAAGGTATAGAAAAACTCTTTTGAATTTAGATTAAATATATAATACTCCCGATACGGGAGTATTATATATTATCCGTTTATTTTTGCAAGAAGTTCGTCCGATAACTTCACTTCTCCTCTATCTGCTGTGTCTATAATAGACTCATAATCAGTAAATATAAATTGCTCTTTGTATTCACTGAATTTTTCAAATAGCATTAAGTTTATATATATCTTTACGTCAAATGATTTATTAATCATATTCTTATCTAAAAGCTTTATTAAAAGTTCTTCTTTATAAGATATAGCTATTTTATCAGAAGATACATAAGATGAAGATTGTTCTATCTTATTATTCTCTCTAATAAGAATATAGATAGCATCAGAATATGATATCTTTTGTTTAAAGCACCACTCTAAGAATGGAAACCAATCGTCCATAAATGGAAGTAGAGTATACACAAATACATCTTTTTCGAAGAATACAGTTTTATGTACTCTTGCTGTAAATACTATACCGTCTTTTGTATAAGTATCATTTATTCTATCTACTTCTATTTCTCCCGGTTTATCTATCATCTTAGGAGTATCGATATGAAGCCAAGGATATCTTTCCTTAGGATTTATCCAATACATACGTGGAGAGTTATATCTTAAGTTTAAAGTTCTATGAACTATATAAGCTCCTGCTGTATAATCTTGCTCATTATCAGTTCTTATATCGGAAGGACCAAAGGCAAATAGTATCTCCATAGGTATTCTTATATGTATTTGCTCTCTTTGTCTTAAGTGATTTACTTCTCTTGTAAGCTTAGTATCTGACCTTTCTTGCATATGCTTTAAAACTGCATCTAAATCATTCTTATCTAAACCAAAAGTATCACACCAGTAATTAAATATCTCATCTGAAATAGGAAATTTAATCTCAGCAAACATTGAATACTCTTTATCTTTTTCAAATAAAGTATCCCAAGCTCTACGTGAGTTAGTTTGAAGTGCATAAGTTTCCTCTACAATAGCTACATCGCAATTAAGTTCAGTATCTGACCATTGAAGTATAACTTCTATATTTTTAGATAAATCAGTCTTATCGCTATTTTCTAATAACTTATCTCCAGTTACAGTAGGTGGTAAATATCTTATAGGAGTTATAAGCTGAGAAGTAGACAGTGCTCTTTCAGTAGGGTCATCGTCTGGCATATAAGATAAAGAAAGTGTAGGGTGAGTTTTCTCAAGTATTGAACGTGGATGTTTACCTCTTTTCTTATTTTGCATAAATGGTTCTATATTTGTAACTACTTTATCATTAATAGCTCTACCCGTCATCTTCTCTATATAGTAAGCAATATATGAGTTTGCTATATACGCTACAGAGTCATTAACTTCCATAGTTTCATTAAATATTAAGTAATTTATCTTAATAGGGTCTGACATTTTAAAACCTCCTTTTAATATATAAAATATCACAAAAATGTTCCTAAACGCCCAGTTTTGAAACATTTTTAATAAGTGGGCGAAAGGAGTTTATTATGTTCAATTTCTTTGGAAGTATAATAAATAAAGTTCTAGGATTATTTGGAAAGAAGATGGATAATGACAAAGCTAAGAATGATAATCAGACAGATATAAAGAAAACTGAGATACAATCAGAAGACCATGTTGTAAGAAGATATAAATATTATATCATTATGATATGTGTAGGACTTATAGTGTCTGAAGCATTCGGAGTTAGACTTGCCATTCTTCGTTATTTCAACGTCGACTCAAGCCTTATAAACTTTGAAAAGATACTCAATATTGCTATAGAATTATTATCATCTGAATTTACAGGAAACTGATAAGTTCAGATGATGCCCACTCATAGACTAAAAGGAGGAACTTATGAATACCTTAAAGAACTTAAAACCTTGGCATATAGGTCGTCAACAATATAGACTTAATGTGAAGCCATATAATATGTATAATATGGTATACCCTTTAGTAGATAAACCTTATCAGTTCGATGCTGTTTTAGAAGATGCTCTTGTAAACTTTAATAAAATAGCTATGGAGCAAACTTATTGCTTCTATCAACCTAAGATGCTTTATACTAAAGTAGGTACATTTACTATAAGAGAGAAATATAAATATAAATCTATTAAAGATAGAATAATGAGTAAGTTTAAGTTTTTAAAGAACTTCAAATTTGACTGGAGACTATTTAGAAACTATAACTTTATATCAAACTCAGAAGCTAGAATGAATATAATAAGAGATAAGATACCCTTAAAGACAGAAGAAAGATTTCTAGCTTATATGGATTCTATATTTGAAGAACTTAAATCATTTGAAACTTATAATCAAAAGTATGTACTTATACCTCTTGATTATGTAAAGATTCCTATGATGAAAGGTAAATATACTCAATTTTTATATAAAGATAGAAATACTTCAAATGCTGCACTTTTACTTTGCTATTTAAAACTATATCCTGATAAGTTTATAGAATCTATGAAATCTTCAAAAGTAAATCTAATCTTCTATACAAGACAAGGAATATTTAGAATGTCTACACTAGACGTTGAAGAAACTGTAATAGTTGGATATGCTGAAGGATTTAAAATAGAAGAAAGAGAAAAAGGCAAGTTATATGGAGAATGTCAAAATCCATTAGTTTCTGATATATTTAATACTTTATACTCAGAAGCGTATACTGTAAAGGAAGATAAGCTTATAGATGCAACTTTAGTAGCTCTTCGTAAGTTAAGAGGAGAAGGTTTCTTGGCTGAGGATATGCTTGAAGATGATGAGCGTAATTATGACGATAATATGCAAGATTTACACGGACTTGACAGACAAGAAGACTTAGGTATAAAAGATAAGAAAAACTTAAGAGACGAAGATTTGGCAAATGCTATAGGAAATGCTATAAAAGACGATGAAGTAGACCAAGCTGAAACCGAACAAATACTTCGTATCATATCTCCATCATTTAATACTAAAAAAGATAAAGTTGTTGTAGGTAAAACTGAAGACGGACAGCTTGATAATATAAGAGTTCGTGAAGTTAAAACTACAAAACAAGAAGCTCAAAATATACAAGATAAAGTAGCTTCTAAAATGGTTACTAAGCTTACTGATGAGAAGTCAACTGATGAAGAAGTAGAACTTGCGGAAAGTATAGGACGTTCTATAGTAGGTTCTAAAGTAAATGCTGAGGATATAGTAAACCATGTTAAAAGAATGAAAGATATAAGACTTGCTAAAACTAAAGTCTATAATGCTAAAGAAAAGAAGTATTTACAAAAAATAAAAGAAAGTGAAACTGTAGAAGATGAGCTTGAATCTGTAGAAGGTTTAAAACTTGATGAAGTATCTTATAATGAAGTAGAAGCTTTAGATGATATAGGAACTAACTCATTTATGAACTTTAATAAAACATATGAAAATAAAGTAAGAAATAAAGATATTAAATCAGTTGCTAATCATTTCTCTAAAGTAAATGAATTTCCTATGTACTCTCAAGGTATAAAGGAAGAAGATGCTTCTAATAAGTTCAATGCAAGAACTTTAGTTAGAATGCCCTTTAAAGACCCAGAAGGTAAGCAACATAATATCTCACTTCACTTACCTAAGATAGTAAATGGTAATAAGATGCTTATAAATGGAACTTGGGTTGAACTTCAATCTCAAAGAATAGTAAAACCTATAGTGAAATTTGGAGATTCTGTAATGATGAGCTTTAACTACAATAAAGCCTTTATGGAACTATCAGGAAAGTATATCACAAGATATGAGTCTTTATTTGGAAGATGGTATGCAAAACTTGAAAAAGAAGATTTAACTTCTAAAGTTAAGTATACTAAGTTTGGAAGAATAGAAGAAAAGATAGATATACAAAAGACTATAGAGTTTGATAGAATATCTAAGATAATTACAAAGATATATAAAGATGATAAGAACTTTATATACTTTGACTCAAATGATATGAAGGCTGAGTTCGGAGACACATATGATAGTAAAGATGCTTTATTTATAGGAAAATTAGACGGAGAACCTATAATACTTCAAAAAGCACTAGATACTATTAAATCACCAAAAGAAGATATAATAGCTACAGGAATTGTAGGAGAGTTTATAAGAAACTTCTTAGATTATATAAAAGAAGAACAATTAGACATTTTAAATGGAATAAATAAAAATAGTACAGTTGCTTATTCTATTATGAAGATAATGTCAAGAAAGATACCTACAATACTTATACTTTGCTATACGAACGGACTAGATGAAGTTTTGGAAAGAACTGGTGTTGACCACGAGATTATATTTGATAAGAAACCTAGAATAGATGTACTTCACGAAGATTTGATAGAATTCAAAGATTGCTGGGTTAAATACTCTACTAATAATATAGAGCATATGACACTTCTTTCTGGACTTAATGGATTTGATTTATCTCCATATAAGTTTGCTGATTTCTGCGACCCACAAAAAGGAATAACGGCTGAACTTATATCATCTATAGGAAATGGTAACTTACCACTTTATGTGACATCATTTGAAATGCTTTTCGTAGACCCTATAAATATAGACGTTCTAAAGCATTATAATCTTCCTACAACATTTATAGATGTTTTATTATATGCTAATATGCTTCTTGCTACAGATATAAAGCAAAGAGATTCAGATATGAGACTTTATAGAATAAGAAGTGAAGAGATAATACCAGCTGTAATGTATAAGGTTTTGGCTGACGCTTATGCTGATTATCATATAGCTAAGAAAAGAGGTTCGACAGTTGCAAGATTTGAAGTACCGAAAGATGCTGTAATGAAGGCTATATTTGAACAAGCAAACGTTCAAACTTATTCAGTTGTAAATCCTATGGTATCAGCTGATAGTCAAACTAAAGTAACCACTAAAGGTTTATCAGGTCTTAACCTAGATAGAGGATATACACTTGAAAAACGTATTATAGACCCGTCATCGGCTGGAACTAGAGCTATGCCTTCAGTTTACTCAGGTGGAATAGGAATAGTTCAAAGAACACCTATAGACCCTAATATCATCTCTCCTCGTGGTTATTTGGTTGCACCAGAAAGTGATGAAGATGTAGATAAATTATCAGCAAAGCAAATGCTATCACCGACTGAGCTTATGACACCGGGAACTACAAATAAAGACGATGCTCAACGGGTTTATATGAATATGCAACAAAAGGGGCATATGCAAGGTATACTTCATCCTAGTATAAATAATGTGTCGAATGGATACGATGAGATGATAGGACACGCTGCTCCTGAGTTTTGTCATTATATGGAAAAAGACGGAGTTGTAACTGACGTAACTGAAGACTTTGTATTTGTTAAATATGATGACGGCACAGATGATGCTTTCCGTTTAACTAATACTGAAAGACATAGCGCTAAAGCGAAATACATAGCAAATGATATGACACTTATGAAGAATATTAAAAAGGGAGTAAAGTTAAAAGCTCAAGACCCAATAGCATATAATTCATTTATGTTTAAAGAGTTTGACGGAAAACCAATATGCTGCACTGGAGCTCATATGAATGTCGTATTTATGGCTATGCCTGAAGATTATGAAGATGCTACAGTTCTATCAGAATCAGCTACAGAAAAACTAGCATCATACGTATCTAAATCAAAGACTATAGTTTTAGATAAGGGTACTATTGTAAAGAAAGCTGAGACTAATTTAAGAGGAGAAGTAGCAGCAAATGATATATTATTCTCATACGTTATGATGAGTGGAGATGAGGCTTTAAATGAACTTTTAGGAAATAATGCCGATGCTATAGATAAATCTTTACTTAAAGAAAAGAAAGCTGGCATTTCTGGAACTATACAAGAAATAAATGTATATTATGCCTGTGATAAGTCTACTATGAGTAAATCACTTCGTAAGTTTGTAGATACCGTAGAAGAGATATATAAAGCAAGAGGAGAAGCAAAACTTGTAGAACTTAATATGGATAATTTCAAAAAGCAACTTCTGAATAGAGAACCTACAAGGACAGAAGATGGAGTTAAAGTTGCTAATAGAAAAATAAATAGAGATGACGTAGTAATAGAGTATATTATTCGTTCTTATTCTAAAGTATCTCACTCAGATAAGGTTACATACTTTAATGCCTTAAAAGGAGAAACTTCTAAGATACTTCCAGATGATTTGATGCCAGTAGGAATAGAAACAGGAGTAAGAGCAGAAGCTTGTATGTCTCCTACATCTATTATAAAAAGAAAGGTATCATCTGTAATAGAAGATGGAGCTTTAGAAAGACTAATACACGAAACTTTAGAAGAATGTAAAAAAGACCTAGGAATTAAATAACACTAAGATGTGATATTTCACGCTTTGCACGTCACTCAATAAATGATATAAATTTGATTGATTGATTTTAGGTGTCCTAATCTATATTTGATAGAAAAATTCTAGTTACATTGAGCTTGTAATTAAATTTTTTTCATTAAATACTCCGTAGAAATAAAAAAATAACCTCTCCCTAGTGGAGAGGTTATTTACTTTATCAAATCTCTTATAAGATGCTCTGTAAAATCCTTATTATCTTTATTAGAAATCAAAGGTTTATAAAACTCTTTATTTAGTTTATTTTCTAAATAATCTTTCTTGAATCTATGCAGTGTTACATATAGTCTTTTCTGTTCATCATTTTCAGCATACATCATAAATTCTTTTATCTTATCAAACCAAATACTATCTCCAGTTATTCCTCTTACAAAGAAAGTACCCATAATACTATCTACATAGAATACTACTTTGCCATAGGAGAAATTAGAAGTAGATGCACGCTTACACACAAATCTAATATTCTCATCTATATCAAGTTTTAAGACCTTGTGAGTAACCCATACAGCGTCGTGAGCTACCTCTATGATATTTTTATTGCTAAGTTTGTTATTCTTCTTAAATAGCTTCACAGCCTCTTTAACCTTATTCTGATAAAGTTCTGTATATCCTTCGTTTGCTCCTCTTAACTTTCCTATATAGATTTGTCTCTCTAACCTATCGGCTTTGTATAGCTTATCATATAAAGCTTTATCGATAAGTCCTAATGATAAGAATACCGATATATTACATTTATGTATATCATACTCATAAGCTTCTTGCTTTCTATACATAAGTATCTCCTTTCAAAAAAGATAAGGTGGGGCTTGAGACCCCACTATTTCTTACCTTTAATAGTTTTCATTATCATATCTATTTCATCTTCATTAGCGTCTAGTTCTTTTTCTAATTCTTCATCTGTCATATTAAGAATTCTTTCTGCTTCATCGTCAGTTAGCTTTAATACATTTTTAAGTGTATCTTTAGCTTCCTTATTTTGCTTATCTATTTCCTTAAATATAGGCTCTATTATATTTTTAGGAATTAAATCTCCTAGAGTTCTTTTAATATCATTTGCAAGACCTTGTGATATAGTTGTAAAGCAGTTTCTTAAAACCCAAGCTGTCTCTTCAGGTTCAGCTTCACAAGCAGATGATATATTTTGAAGTAGAGTAAAGTTCACTTCTTCTGTAGTTAATACTTTTAGGAACTCATAAATTCGCTCTTCATAAGCGTCCATATCCTCTTCTTCTCTTATAACAAGACAAGCCTCTAGTAGTGCTACTCCTCTTGTCTTTTCGTCATAGCAAGCAAGATACACAAGAGGTTTGTGTATCAAAAGGGAGAGCATAGAAATCTTATCCAGTTTATCCTTAGGGTCTAGTGATTTAATATGCTCTATAAGCTCTACATTTGACTTATACGTCAGTCTATCAATTCTTCTTATCATTTATATTTCCTTCCTTTCTGTAAATTTTATATTTATTATTTAAAGCTTCGTTTTTATTTTCGTAGAAAAGATAATCACTCATATTACCACGATACTTATTAAACCAAGCTTTTATCTCAAGGTATTCTAAAACCATTTCCATTTCTTGTTCAAAGTAAAATCTCATTTCGGATTGAATACCCCAATTTTTGATACCTATATTATATTTTGCTTTCAAAAGTGTACACATTTCTTCAAATACAGCAGTTATTGATTTACCTGTCGCTTCCGCATGCGTTTGTATAGCATATGCTACAAATGCTGAAAATGGTGAATCTGAATCGCATATATATGAAACTACTGTATCTGGGTGTATGTGTGATATGATTCTATATAAATCAAGCATACCATTATTTCTTGTAAATGATGCCCAAAATATTTCATAATGAGCATCTGCTGATAAAGGATAAGAGATAACCCTATAAGGGTCTAGGGTTATCTCTCTTGCAAGTTTAGGTGTCATATGAATAAGTCCTTCTTTTTGTATAGGCTTTATACGAAGTCTCATTATCTTTCCACCTTCTTCTTAATCTTTCTTAAAAATTCTACATCTTTTGGATTACCTTTATCGTCTAGGAACATACAAGCTGTAACGACTTGGTCATTAACTCCACCATAAGCTCCATTTATACTTCTGTCCCACCAAAGTGTATATCTCTTAGGATTACATACCATAGAAATTCTCCATCTTAGTGCTGGTGGTAATACATAGTTAGATGTAGTATCTCCATCAAAATCTCCTCTTATAAGTCCCAATATAATAGGATTTACATATATTATAGGCTCATCACAGATATCATATATTTCAAGTGCTATAATACCTGAGAAATCTATTGTAGGTGGACGGTTAAAGAATATCCACAACCGCTCCGTCTTTACAATATATCTTATAAGTTCTTTTTGCTTCTTAGTTATGAAATAATCTGGATTAGTTATTCTATCGGCTTCCGCAACGCTCATACCTAATCTTTCCATACAATATTTCATAATAAATTCTTTATGCGTTGTACGGACAATATCTACACCTACTCTACAATATTGTCCAGCTCCTAGCTTTATACTTGCATCTGGTTCTATAAGAGTTCTTGATGAAAATGTATTCTTAGTTGAATATATCTCACCTTTTATAGTTTTCTCTTTATCGTCAGAAAGTTCGTATGCTAGTTTTTCGTACAAAGCTTCCGCATTTTCATAATAATGCTTTGCAACGAATTGCATTGATTTCTCAGTTACAGGAAGCGTTCTAAATAGCTTCGCAACTGATATTATATTTGTATATCTTATAGATAGCTCATCTGCTTGTATGACAGGAACGTCTCCATTTTTAGTTATCATAAATCTTCTAAATCTTCTTGAAATAACTGGAAGACAATCTATAAAATACATTTCTTTATTCTTTAAAAGCCATTCTCTATATGCTGGCTTTTTAACGTGTTCGTTTACTATATCTTCAAATCTATCATATAGATAAAAAGCATCTCTTTTACTAAAAGGCTTCTTACCTTGTATTAATTTGTCGAATTTGTTTCCTTCCCTTTTAGCATTACCAGACATAAACCGCCTTAATGTCTGAACCCCTAGAGGTGTTAGTGCTCTCATAGGAAGTCTTATCCAACCCATAGTATCCATTGGAAAGTCTTTCTTCTTAACTGTAGTTCCGCATTCTATACAATACTCTCCAATATTATCTGCTCCTATCTTTGCTCCGCATTTACATTGATAACGATATGCTTGAACTATGGCTGGTTCATGCTTTTGTGGACCGAATCTTTTAGCTGAGTATATTGTATCCTCAGTTATAAGAGCGGTGTTATTGTCTTCATCGATAGAGATTTTAAGAAAGTCAAAATCTAAATCTATCATGAAGTCTTTTCCTTCTGCTACTCTTTGCTCCCTATATCTGTCCATATCAAAAAGCTTAAAGTAAATTCCTTCTTTCTTCTCTTCTAACAACAATTTTATCAACTCCTTTGAATATTCTTAGATTATTAATAGTTAGTTAGTGAATATTCACATTTAATAATATATAAATTAAATATCGTATCGGTTTCCCGATACGATATGAATTAAAAGGAAATGATTCAATGCCTTAACTCTAAGCTACTGATATGTTATAAAGAGAATTTACCATCTTCCACTTCTTTTATCTTTATTGAAGATACATCTTTTTCAGCATCTCCTGCGGCTTTTATATCGTCAACTCTCATATCAACAAGAGTATTCATAAACTTCTCATCATCGTCTTTCATCTTAGCCGATAAGTCCTTTTGCGAATAAGCCATCACATTCTTCATTTCAGCAAGTCTTGCTTCTAATGAGTATTTTGATACAAGAATTAGATATATTAAAAATCTAAATAATCCACATACTTTATATGCAAGTTTAGCAACTCCTAACTTAAATAAGAAAGCTACATCTTGCAAAGATACTTCAGAATACATAGTTGCGTTATTAGCAATAGAAGTAGCGTAGTATTGCACCGCTTCTGCTTTAAGTTCTACTCCAGCTCCAGCTATTAACTTCTTCATATCCTTATCAGTTATAACATCTGCTGTTCTTCTGAATAAATCTTTCCAACCAGCAGTCTTATCTATATATGTATCCATATCTACTTTAGCATCAGCTTGAACAGCTACGAATGTAATAGATAAAGCTGAGCATTCGACGATAAGAGACATTACAAGACCTCTATAAACAGTTTTAGCAAACATAGAGAAGTTCTTTTTATAAGCCTTTTGAAAATGAGGTGCATTTTCTTCTAAAAGCTCTATTAAATCCATAGTTTCTTGTAAATACTTAGATTTCTTGACAGCTTCTGTATATAGCTTACAACCGTTTAAAATAGCTTTTAAATCTTCATAGTTTCTTAAAGCTTTAACGTTACCAGCTGATGCGTCTATAAGCTTTATAGCTTCGTTATACTGAGTGATAGACGCTCCCATCTTTCTTATAGCGTTAGGGTCTATACCTTCTCCTACCATAAACGCAAGATGTCCTATTTGGAAGTCTTTAAGTTGAGGGTCGTCAGCTTCTGTATATAATCTGAATATTTTATCTCTTAATGAATTGTGAGAACACATATCCATTTCACCTTTTAAATCTATATCTATCATACCCATTATCTTCCACCTCCAGCTTTAATAACTTCTTTTATTTGTCTATCAAGTTTAGTATTAGTTCTTACTATATCATCAATAGTACAAGTTTTAAATATAGCGTCCCCATCTTTCATAACTCTTATAACTCCAGTTCCTGTATTTACTTCATAGAAAGCAAATGCAAAGAAGCTGTCCATTAAAGCTTTTACTTGACGTTCATTACTTGTATCTATTGTGTATCTTTCTTTAATTCTATCAGCAACTTCATCTGAGATTACAAAAGTTGTAAAAGGATATGATTTTACGAATATATCTCTTTTTCTATTGTAAAGCTCTAAAGTTTTCCAAAGTTTATTAGCTGTAGCTTGTGATTTAGCTTCAAGTTTTAATCTATCCATTTCGAATAAGAAATCTCCCATAAATGAAATTTCACCTTTAGATAGCTTTATGAAATTTTTGAAGAATCTATTACTATCAAAGTTTCCTACTCTTGTTATAAGCTCATCTGAATCAACCTTTCTTACAACACCTTCAAATCCAAGTTGTACTACAACATCTTTTATTTCATTCTTATCTCCACCCGTTATATAAGGTATCTTTACTGAAAGTATAGTAGGAGTTGTGCCACCGTCTCTTACGAACTCTATATTGTTATTATTTGCTTCAGCGTATAAGTTTCTAGCATGAAGTTTATCTCCAGCTCTTCTTACAGCTTCGGCGTAAGGACTTCCAGCAGATGCAGCTCCCATAGTAGCTCCTAAAACGAGACCTTGAGATGCAGGGTCTTTAGCATCAAATGTACCAGCATTTAGTCTATTAAAAGGTAGTGAGCTCATAATAGCTGTAATAGATACGTCGAATGCTCCACGAGATATATCACCTTCTATAAAGTTTTTAGTAGCAAATGCTAGGTTTGTTTCTATATCTTTTGCAATATCAAGTGCTGTATCGTCTGGAATATCAGAAGACACTATAACTGGGAATGTAATAACGTTATTATTTCCAGCATTAATAAGTGAAGTTTTTCCAGTAGCAAGAGTTCTTGCAACTTGCCTAAATCTTCCTTGAATGACAGTTGTAAGTACATTTGCACCATATTCGCTTAATCTTTCTATCATTTATAAACCTCCTTGTTTTATTAAATTTAACTACTTAAAATGTTTCTGAGTATAAAAAATATGGGTTTTACCCCATATTTTAAGTGAATAATTTAGCTCTTAACTCTACAAGACCGGAACGTACATCTTCATCTTTTCCTGATACTTTTATTAAAAACTCAGATGGAGATATATACTTAAATGTCTCGTAGTCAAACTCTTCATCAGTTCCAGCTACTATATCTTGAAGATGATTTTCAAGATAAGTTTTTGATTTAACTGAACCATAACCAGCCTTTCCTTTAAACCCGTGGTCTGGTATTCCATACATACATATATAATAAGGATATAGAGAATAGGGAAGTCCTGTAGGAAATGGATACTTTGCATTAGTTCTTTTAACTGACGCATTATCTATCGGGTCTATACCTTCTCTATATAGAAATGTACCATCCCAGAATGTTCCACCGCTCCCTATAAGACCTAGCATTATCTTAGAACGAGAATAAACTATTGCGTGCTTATTTAGTGACAGTATTAGATAAGCAGCAATAGACGGTTCAAATTTTCCACAATCTATTACCTTTATATTTGAAACCTTTCCCATTTCTTCAAGTTTCTCTATGTACATATTAATTATAGTATCTGATATTTCAGGTCTCTTATCATAGAAGAAGTCAAGGTACTTATTTCCTAACTTCTCCTTAAGATAAGTCTTATTCTCTTTTCTTGTATATAATACATAGATTTTCTTATCAAGATTTCCTGATATGAAATCTCTTATCATATTTGTAACTTCTGATAAGAACTTAGCAAGACCATACTCTTGTAGTCCTTCCATTCTGCATATGGTATTTAGTGCTGAGTTAAAATCTAGTATTATAGAAGTTACAGTACCGGGTTTGTGTATACCCCAGTTAAGATTCAGTAAATCAGATATTCTTTTAAGACATATTCCTACAGGTATCTTATGGTCTGCCATTTCACACCTCCTATACCGAATCTTTCTTTACTATATCAAAGTATTTCTTTATAAGAGCTCTATCATACGGTCCGTCAACCTTTTCATTTATAAACTTCACAAATGCTTTACTATCTTGAGCAAATATAAATAAAGCGTTAGTTATCCAAGCTATATTATGAACTACAAAATCCATAATATGTGCAACCGCTGTTGTCACACAATATCTATATAAAACCGACGGTATCATATCTGAATCCATACAAGCAGTTATCCATTCATCTAGTGATATATAATCATCTTCTAAATCAAAATTCTTATATAGTACATTAAATGCAACAGATAAGCTCATAGTTAGAAGAATAAGCGTCGTATTTGCTTTTTTCTCATCTTGTATGTCTACATTTATATACTCTTCATTTCCATATATCTTTTCAAGAAGTTTAGACGGCAATTCTTCTTCAAAACCTGTCATATAATCTTCTCTCCATTGTCTTATGGTCTTTTTAACTGTAAACGGATAATAGGTATTTCCGAAACTTTCATCTATTACAAAATCATCTTCTACAGCTTTTTCTAATGCTAAATCACCATCTAGTATCATAGCTTCTATACTCATAGCATCATCTGAACGCATAAAATCTATAAGACTTTCTACCATAGTCACATCAGCTATACAAGAAAGTAACATATCACAAAGTCTTGCATACTTAAGTCTATCATATCTATGTATTTCTGAATTATCAAAGCCTTCGTCTATTTTAAATTTTGCTGCAATTCTTATGTCTCTTAACTTATCTACCGTTAAGATATTATCACTATCTTCTCCACAAGTATGATACATTTTCATATTGTAATTATATACATCTATTAATTTTTCAAGCATCTTTGTATCATTTTCAAAGAAATACTCAAGAGCATCATCAACTGACATTCTTCCTCTCATTGCATTTCTCATAGCATTCGTTCTTTCAATATTATAAATTCTACTATTTAGCTTCACCTTTATCAATCCCCTTTATCATAAATGAAATGAGTAAAACCGATACTTCCTCATTATAAGGAAGTAATCCTACCCTATCTATTAGATAATATATACTTCTAGCTTTTATTTCTATCAGTTCTTTCGACTCATTTCTATATAATAGTTTCTCACTATTAAGATAAGAGATGAGCTCAACTAAAAGCTCATCAGTTACCATAAACATCTTCTGACATTCAAAGCAATCCATATCAGAAACATCTACATCAGTTATAAGTCTTTTTGTATCATCTATATAGACATTAACTATTTGTGCATTATGTTCGTGCAAAAATATTCCTATCTTTGTATCTACTTCTCGTTTTTCTAGTCTTTCGATTTCATATTTTATTGTATCTTCATACCAATCAGGACTATCCATTGAGCGAACATAACGAGTTCCTATACCTTTTCTAGTTAGTTTCATTTTGAATTCCTTTCACAAATGCGTGAGATGCTTTTAAGATATGATTTAGAAGATATATGTATGTGTCAGATATATCATATGACCTATCATTATTTGCGAGTATTTCTATCTCATAAGGATACTCTCTTTTAATCTCAGATATATCATATTCTATAAGTATCATTTCATCTAAGATATTATTTTCGCATAAAAGTCCAGCGGCGTTCATTCCAAGCCAAGTAGAAAGTCTTCCGTCATCTTTTGTATTTCTTATAATATCTATTTGATTTTTATATAAAGCTGATATATATCTATATGCGAAGTCAAATACGTTATCAGGAGTTTCTATTCTAATTCCGTGTCCTATATTTACTGCATATTCTTCTATATACATATCAAATCCAAAGTCTTCATAAAGAATAGTATAAAGATTTGATATTAAATCATCTTTTGTATAACCTTCTTCATCTCCTATAATATCATCTTCTTCTATAATACCTTTCCATTTTTCATACATTTCATCTCTTGTGCTTTCTGTATAATCTATCCATTCAGTAAAGCCATTTTCATCTATTGTGAGAATATGATAAACTCCGGGTGTTACATCAGCTGCTTCTAGGAGAGCTGATTTCATCTCATAGAAGTCAAAAATGCTAAATATCTTGTAAAGATTATATCTTTTAAGATTATCAGTTATAATATTCGAAAGTCCGTCCATACCATTATTATCTTTCATTACTTCTTTTACTTTTGATGTATTCACAAGTGGTAAGTTTATTTTCATATAAACCTCTCTTCCAAATAGTTCTTAAAAAGTATAGCAATACACACGTTACATATACTATCAGGAGTTTCATCTCCATTTATATATGAACGTAAAAGAGTCTCAGAAACCATATCAAGTTTTGTATATTTCTTAAGTGTAGTGTATAATATGTCTTCTCGATACGATTTAGGAATATCTATACCTTCTTCTATTTCAAATATATTATAAAGATAGGATACCATAAGACCTGACACGGAAAACATAGGCTCGAAGAAGAACTCAGATATCAAAGTGAACGGTAAATACTTTGCCGCTTCACGTCTATATTTATCTGACCTCGCAAGAACTGCATCTAAGAACTCGTCATATAAGACATCTAAGAAATTCATAAGAGTTTGAGGCTCATCTATATAAACTGTAAGTCCTGTCCATATATCAAACCCGTCTTCAGCGGCTTGTGACAGGTCATCTATAACTATATATTCTCTATCGTCATAATCACTATAGACCTTTTGTCCTGCTGTTAGTCCATGCGGTATCTCATCTTGATTTACACCTATATAAACCATATCACAAGCATCAGGTATATAAAACCCGTTAGCTTTAAGAGCATCTCTTAGAGTTTCTTTATATCCACCTATATCATCTTCTAGCCAGAAATTAGTTTCGTTAAATGCTGGGTCATACATTGCAAATGCTGCAATCTTTCTTTCAAGCAGAGGATTATAGTATGGGTTATTATCTTTCTTTGTAACATAGTTAAGCTTATCTACTATACTATCAGCTAAATCCCCATATTCACTACATATCTCTGCTATTTTATTTAATATGTCATTTTCATACACACTAAATATCATTTCTTTTTCTTTTAACGATACAATTTTCCCTGTTAAGTTCATCTCCTATCACCTCCATTTTATTTTTAATTACCCCGTCTAAAATACACAAAATTACATTTCTTAGCTTATCACCATCACTTTTAGGATTTCTAATGTCTTCCTTATAAGGTGGATAAATCGTGTATCTTGTAAAGTATATAAATTCATATAGTGCTTTCCATAAAATAAGTTGTACTACATCAGGAAAGCATATAAGATAGAAACTCCAAACATGAGTTCCTTCTTTTTTATACATAAGTGACAGCATAGCTGTAATTCCTGATATACACATATCTATAAACTTCATTGTATCATCTATAATAAATATACGCTTATCACAAAGTGATATATCTCTTATACCTACTATAGCTTGATTTGTTTCATTCATACACATAGACCATATAGCACCTATAATAGCACCATAAAATGGCTTAGTGTTATACATTTCATTTGCATATTCAAATTCATATTTCGTATCCGTCGTAGATAAGATATTTTGAACTTTTATCTTCTGTATCTTCTCCTTCGGACTTACTTTCAATAATAACATTCACGCATCCTCCTATCTTTATTGGTGATATTTCTAGTAACTTTCTTACTATCTTAGAAAGAGATACTACAACCATAAAATACACTTCCTCTAAAGATAAGCTCATAAATAGCTCTTGTCTAACTTTAGTTAAGCATTCGCTTACTATCTCATCTTTTGTGTACATCTTAAATGTAGTATCGTATTGTATCTTTTCCTGAGAAGACATATGATTTATAACTCTCTCGGGAGATACTTCTTCCTTACCAAATAGAAGTTCTTTTCCTTTCGTAATTATTTTCTCACCTGTTTCATATAAACTTCCTATCACACTTAGTAGTGCGGATATTTTCGTAAGCATTATAATTTCTCCTTTCGCAAAAAAGAAATGTGTGGGAAACCCCACACATAACTTTATTATCTTACTCTTCTGTAGTTTTTGTTTGTGAATGTTACTGTATAACCATCTCTATCGTTGTAAGTGATACCTACAGCGAACTTAGAATTTCTAGTTAAAATGTCTTCTTTTCTTAAGACATTTTCACCAAGAAGTCCTATTGCAGTTAGAGATACTACAGTTGCAGTATCTAAGAATACATCTGATTCCCCACCAGTTCTATCTACTACGTGAGGAACGCAGTATTTTGAATGGAATTTAGCAAGAGATGGTTTTTCTTGGTTAATTCCAATACCTACTAAGTTTACATCATCTATTTGAGATTTAAGTAAAGATGATGATACAGTTATTGCCGGAACTGTAGTTAGATAAGTTCCGTCTTCACCAAAGGCTACTATTCTTTGGATAATTTCATCCATAGCTTCTCTTTCATTGTCAGCCACTTGGTCCATAACTCTTCCGGGCTCAAAGTTCTTAAGAGTTGTGTTGAAATCTATATCTAATTCTCTATGTAAGAATTCAGATATATCAGCTAGTTTTACATTCAAAACTAGGTTTACTATGTCGGCTTGTTTCGCCATTGTTCTTCCTCCTTTAAAATTAGTATTAGCTTCTGCTGATGCTATATCAGCATTGTTTCCATTTTCGCCATTCCCTGCTGACGCTTTAGAAGCACTCCAAGGTGTCTTAGTCTTTGTGTTAGTTTCAACTCTAGGTTCTTTAACTTCTCTAGTTTCAATTATTTCACTAGACCCTTCATCGAAAGTTTCAGTTTTAACTTCATCTACTTTCTTACCTAAAGCTCCTGCTACTAAATCACCAACAGTTCCTGTTTCAGCGTTTCCGCTAGTAACTACTCTTTCTTCATCATTTGTTTTGATTGTTCCAAATTTTGCCATTTTTAATTCCTCCTTAAAATTTTATTTTACCTCTCGGCTACTTATATAATATATAGACAAAATATTAAACACGTACAATTTTTAATATGTCTTTATCGTATAACATTTCATCGTTATATTCTATTGGTACTATCTTTTCTATAGTCTCCATATCAATTTTTAAATATGGCACGTATGTTGCCTCAGGAAGCAAAGCTTCTGAGCACATACGTAAACTATGCTGTTGTTCGATAATTTGTAAGTCTTTTAAAACCTTCATTTCTGTTATAAGTATTATCTCATATAAAGGCTCAAGTATCTCAAACTCTCCTGACGATAAATATAGAACTCTTGGAAGTCTATACTCAAGCTCATCTATTTCTTGCATATCTTTTATTATGGTTGCAGGAGATTCCTTTCTTTGAGATATAAGATTGTAACTATCCGCTATAGATTTCAAGAAAGGTTCTATCATCTTTATACAAATCTTATGTAGAGTATCTTCTTCCTTTATATCTGTCATTATATCTCTTATAGCTATAATACATCTTATTTGATTTACCTTATCTAAATCAACCATAGTGAAATCTATACTGTCGTAAGCAAGTTTAAGCATTTCCTCTTTCGACATAGCCATATCATATAAAGGGTTATAATCATCATTTTCTTCGTCCTCCTTATCATCTTCTGGTAGTTCAGATACTGCATTTATCGCATCTCCTATAAGATATATCATCTTTTTAAAATCAGGTTCTCTATCTTTTAAACAAGAGGAACATAGATTTTCAATAATATAAGAGTAGTTCTTATTAGTTATTATAGTTCTCATAAACATAGAAGAATATTCAACTGATGCGTTTTCTATTATCTCCATAAGTTTATCACAAAATGTCATTATATTTGTAGAAGTTATAATATAAGGTACAGTTTCAAATCCTTGTGAACGCATATGCTGAATCGCTATATCGCAAAGCTCCACTATATCATCTCTATATTCATCAGCTGTCTCTACATTCATATTATGAACTATAGCTTCTACCGTTTCCATAAGACCGGAGTATGCTTTAAACTCATCTTTTAGCTCCATTATAATATACTCCCTTTTAAGCTCTGGAGCGTCTTTAAATGTTGCTGGATACTTCTTAGCTAGGTTATATAGTATAACAGCATTATCTTCACAAGCGTATATGTCCGATGCTTTATAGTTTTCATACATCTCATCAACTATAGCTGGTGATTTAGTTATAAGATATGTATTCGATAGCTGTTCGTATCTTGCAACTTCACTATTTCCTAAAAATCCTTTTTCCATTGTCCTTTCCTACCTCCATAACATATTTCTCTATAAGTGGAATGCTAAGATATGCTCCTTTATTATTATATAGTATAGATAAGCGAATAGGTATCTTATCTCCGTTTGATAATTTGAGAGTATAATATTCGTCCATTCTATATAGCATTCCATAAGTTTCATTTTCTTCTCTCTCTTTAAACTCAACTTCTATTATCTTATTTCCTATGAGTTTTTTCATCTCTTTTATTATGTCTCTATAACTATAAGCATCACTTGTTGTCGTGCACGATAGTATTATATAATCTGTACACTGTCTTGGTTTTAAAAGAGATACTTTTCCATTTTTATGATATATAACAAAGTTCGTCGTAGACGTATCGATGAGCTTTTCTTTTATATCTCCCACATTGTAACCAAATATTCTTTTACCTTTTACAGGCTTATAAATCTTTATAGCTTCTATCGTACGTCCTATAAGTCTTGTAAGCATATTGCCTCCCTAAATATTTCTTAGATTATTAAAAGCGTATATCATAGCACCTATTGATTTACTTGTAGGTAAGTTTATCCTTTTTTCAGGCTTAAATTCATAACTTCTTTTACACCCATTTGCTATACAAAGTATAAACCACAAATCTACGGATTTATATAAATCGTATGATAGTGTCTTAGGAGACGAAGTATACTTATTAATCTCCGTTTCAGAAAGCTCCACTTGCATAGTTTCTAAATATTGAGGTAGCACATCTGTAATTAAGTTATTCTCGACATTTTTAAGTCTAAAGGTATCTATTCTTATATTATCATTCTGCGACTCTATATAATCACTAAGTGATACAAAACGAGTATTCTTATTAAGCATTCTTATCTCCTTCCACATATACTAAAAGTTCATTATCTAAATTAGATGACCTTATAGTTATGATAACTTCATTATTAAAGCTTACGTATATACATTTGTAATCGTATCTTACTTTTTCCTCTACTGTGATTCTAGTTATAACCTGACGTCTTAACTTTCTCACGAGCTCATTTAATCCGCTATCTATAGACGATTCATATCTCGTTTTAAAATGAACTATCATATTATCATCAAGCTCAAAAGAAAATAAATCATCACAGTTTAGTCTACGTTTATTGTATTTATTATGACATTTATGTATTTTGTATATCTTATACATAGTGATACAAGATAAATCTTCTATCTTAATCATACACCACGTCACCGCCAATAGGTACTTTATGTGGTATATGCCAAATAACAAGATTTCTCGTATCTCCGTCTAAGAATATACCGAGTAGTAAATCTCCTACATTTACAGGTACATCGTTTAGATGATAGTAATGTACTTTACGAAGATTAGATTGACCGACGTGTTTATGAAAATGTCCCCCCGATTTTATTATAGGTCCCGGTGGAATAGATGTGTACATTTCTTCAATCCACCAATCTTCAGCTGTTTTAGCATCTATATCTCCGTCGTGATATATTCTATAATCTGTACCATTTTTAGCTTTTATTTCAAGTAGTGCTACACCGTCTTTTGTGTCACTATCTAGTCCCAATATAGGAACTTTTACATAAAAATAAGGATCTGTAATTTTACCAGCTTTTGTAGCATAGCACGATACAGCTCCTAAAGGAATATTAGTATCCATTTATAAATCCCCTGCCTTCCATTATATTTCCTAGTAAAATGTTCCAAAACACGCCAAAACTTGCATAACAGCCTCATAAATTAATGCTACTATGAGGTGATTGAAATTGGATAAGATTACGATAGATTTAAAAAAGAAAAGAGTACATTCTATAGGAATATCTCAAGCTGTAAATGTTAGAAAACTTATAGAAGATTATATAAATGAAAACTTTCAAGGACAAGTAAATGTATGCAAAATGTATGTGGGATATGATAATGATTATTTTAAAACTTTAGGATTTGATATAAGATTTACAGATGTATTTAAAGGAGAGCTTGTATCTCCAATAAATCTACGTTATATGCTAAAGGGTGAGATACCAACCTGTGATATATTATTCGTGCTAATTGATACGGTAGTTGATAGGGATTTAACTGATGATATACTGGCAAATATACCCTTAACTACTCATCTTGTATATCTGTATGATAACTTACTTACAGACTTCTCAGACGGTGAGTTTTATAAAAGATTTATAAAGTGTGACTGTGATATACAAACTTACACAAGAAGAACGGACGTAGTTCCGGCTATTAATATGATACTTAATAAACTCAAAAAATATCAAGTTAAATATCTTGTAGACCCTATATTTATGTCGCAAGATTTTATAGTAACACACGAAGCTATAAAAGATGAGGAGATACTTGATTACGATAAGATAATACTTATAAATGGAGAAAATATAGGAGAATATAATATAAGAATAAGAGAAGCCTTATCTCGTCCTTTCTCTCCAGTTACAAGAGATAAGATGATATGCTACACTCCAGTAGTAGCGAAGGTATTACACCCTGATTATAGTGTAACTACATATGATATACCAATATATTCAGATTTAGTAATAGTAGATAAGATACAGGATTCTGATATGTTTACAGCTCCTATATATAGAGTAAAACATACCTTGCCTTCAGGAGAAGATATAGAATTTGAAATACCTGTAAATCTTAATTTTATCGATTTACTAAATGAAGGTGCTGTTACAAAAGATGTAGAGTTTACACCAGACACAGGATATAAGTTATATTTCTCGTATGCTATTCCGTTATATGCTGCTCAGAAAAGATACAATAAGACACTTCTTATAGCTGGAGACGATTCTATTATAAATAAGTCAGTTATCTATACAGCTATAAGATATGCGAGAAATACGTTTAAATTAATACATGGTAATAATGTATTCTTAGAGTAAAAAAAAATAAACAATTATAATAGAGTAGGATAGAAGTATTTATTTGGGTATAATATGTGTCAGAAAATGGGGCGTCCATAAAAAAAAGAAACAAGTAGAATAGATTAGATTAAAAAATGTTATTTTAAAAATATTGGAGTTAAATAAAATCTGTATTAGATATACAGATTTATTAGGACGCCTGAGCATCTATTCTACTTGTCTAATATTATTATATTTAATTGAAAAAGATAATGGTGGCATTACGCCACCATTAATAATTAATCCTTTTTATCATAATTACCTTTTTTATTAAATTTACCATATTTAGATAAAGACTTATCTACAAAGCTTTTAGAACCTTCTTTCTTTTCAAATGGTTTCTTGAAAGGTTTTTTGACTTCATTTTCGTACTGTACATTATCTCTTTTAGAAATTTTATGTCTTACACCTTTCTTATCAATAGTGGTATAATCAAAAGTAATACCTGTGAATTTAGTATTAGCTTTAAACTCTTTACCATCTATCTTTTCAGGTTTCATAAGTTCTTTATATACTTCCTTTTTAACTTCTTCGTCTGTTATAAGTTCTATTTCTTCCCAGTGCTTGAAATACTTCAAATTCTTCATATCTACGCTTAATCCATATACAAGGTTAGATAAACCTACAAATCTCTTAAATCCTACTATTATATTATTATAGCAAGGAATAGCAAGTTTACCATCTTTATATAAATATATAGGTAGATAAACTTCAGGAACTTCAGCTTCACAATCTTTAACTCTACCTTTTACTTTAAGTAAGTTCCACCCATTTACTATATCTCCAGCAAGAGTTTTAAATACATATTTAGCTATAGATTTAGCATTTCTTAGTCTATCAGCATATTCATCTAAAGTTAAGAATTTCCAGTTATTAGAATCTTTATATTCTCTTTCAATATCAGACATTCTAAAGAAGTATGCTAAATTCCCAAGTATAGCTCTTTCATCTTTCTCCTTTTTAGTAAACTCTCTTTTTTCATAAGTTTTAAATTCTCTTTTTTCCATTTTTAATCTCCTTTTATTTAAGTATTTGGACTCCATAATCCTATATATAAGTTTTATAAAAATAAATAAATATGCAGGGTTTCCCCTGCATAAGTATTATATAGCTGGTTGATTTGCTGGTATTTCAAGTTTATTCTTTTCGTGATAAGCATGTCCAGTAAGTCTTTGAGCGTGTCCTCTTTGACCGTTTAACTTATCAAGATAAGCTTGAGCAGCGTTAAATACGTTTTTGTCTAAGTCTATTGGCATACCTGTGAATTGTAAAGGAATTTCAGCGTGTTGATATTCCCCTTTAGTAGTGTCAAATATAGACATTTGTGAGTTCTTAGGTAGCATATTAGTTATATATGCTGAATACACGACGTATCTTTCAGTAGGGTCCATAGTAAAGTACATTCCTTCCATACTCATATTAGCAGCTGTAGGAGCTCCTTGGAAACCATACATATTTGTAACACCATCACGAATAGATAGACACCCTTCTAGCCAGTGAGCCATATAGAATGTGTAGAACGCACCGTCAAGTTCAGCAACCATATTGATTGTGAACTCTCTTGTTAGTCCTGATGTTTTTGATATGTAGTCTTGTTGTTGACCTTCAACACCCGGGTCTTTAGTTCCTATTTCAGCAGTTCTATCTTGAGCGAAGTCAAGTTTATTTGCTCCAACCATTATCATTTGCTTAAAGAATTTAGTTTCTTTAGGAAATGCAAATTCCATAAACGCGCACATTTTAGTAGGAATAAATATACCACGTCCAGTAGTATAGTGGTGAAGAGCGTTTAGCGTTCTTCTTGATATAATACCGGGTTTAAGATAATGGAAATCATCTTGTGATATTGTATTCATATGATGTGGTTTTAGGTTATTACCGTCAGCTGTAGACGCTGTTATTTTATTTCCAAAATAATCAAAAGCCATTAGTTATCACTCCTTTCTTATGCTGATTCCCCAACGTAGTATCTGTAAACGTTAAGGTCTATGTGGTGAGATTTATTTGAACCGAATAGAGTTAAATCTATACCGTGTGAAAGCAGTCCTTCAACTTGGTCAAATTTATCTTTGTAGTAAGCAGTATACGCTACATTTCCACATTTACTTCTGAATTCTTCTAAGTCCTTATTTACAACTTCTTGAATCTTAGCAACATTTGCATCAGTTTGTAAGAAGTGTTTATTTCTATTTAATGTATCTGTAATCTTCTTCATAATTCTTCCTATTAAGAAAGCATTGTGATATTCTTGTAGAACTGATACTTTATAAGGGTTAGTAGAAGCCATCTTTTGTCCGTCTAAGAAATATCCCATTTTAGATGAAGTTACATAGTTCCATCCATTTGTAACAAGATAAGTCTTATCTTCAATATCAGTTAAGATATTGATGACTGGAGTTATAGTTCCAGCTATAGGACCACCTACTATTCTATTTGCAAGAATAGGGTCTGACCAACCGTCGTTTACGAACTCTACTTGAGCATTAATCATTAAGTATGTCATAGGCACAGTTAATGTCTTTTGTTCATCAGTATCGTAGTAATCACACCAGTTTACTTCTTTTAAGCACATATAGTTATTAAGTTTAAATCCTTCATCGAAAGATTTAAGTTCAGCTATAGATGCTATTTTGCTTGGGCAAATAGTTGCTATAACGTCTCTTCTTTTTGGAATAGAGGTATAGTTTCCTATCATTTCTTTAACTGGGACTGGATATCCAATATCATATATAACGTCTACTGGAGTTTCGTTAAAGTCAAGAATAGTAGGGTCTATCTTTCCTTCGTAGAAGTTTTTACATAATTCTTCATATATCTTTATTTGTCCTAAAGTAGGGTGAGTAACTTTTAAGTTCCAATCAAATTTACCTTTTAAGATTTCTCCGTTTGTACCTTTATCTAGTCTTACTCTATCAAGATATGTCGCTTTATCTTCAACTAATGAAGAGAAGAAGCTAAATCTTGTATTATCTCCAAATAAAGTACATAAAGCTGTAACTGGTATATCATCTTCTTCTAAAGCTTGCTTAACAACTTTAACTTTTTCAAGTTCACCTTTCATAGCAGCTTCTGCTATATTATGAGAAGATAGTGTTCCTATACAAGTTTCTAAGTCTTCTTCAAGTTTTCCTAAAGCATCCACAATCAATTCTTGTAATTTCAAGTGGTTAGCTTCAGATGAGTGTGCATTTAATTGATAAGATTGTCCCTTTAATACTTGCTTGATATTTAAAGGTACAGTATCATATCTTGAATCTTCAACAGCATTTATTTTATATCTTTCTCTTTGAGTTTCAGATATAGTTATATCCATTTGATAAATGTTATCTTCGTTATTAGATACAGTTCTCATCTTTTGGAAGATTACCTCAGTTTTATTTCCTAGTATTCCAGCACCAGTTCTCATAAGAACATAAACTGGAACTTTATTAGCATTACCTACATTAGAAGGAGCTAAAAGTTCAGCATCTTCTTTTCTTTTTAAGTTTTCGTGATTTTCAGCCACATATGATACTGTAGGTGTCTTAGTTAAAGTAAGTTCAACGTAGTCAACATTTACAGCACCTGTATCTGGTTGCTTATCTTGCCAAGCAGAAGTCTTTAATACAAAGTATTTCTTTTTAGGACTTCCTGTATCAGCAGGAGTTACAACGGCATTTAGTGATACGTTAGCATTCTTAGATTTTTCATCTGTAAGTCTTCTAACATATGACCAACCACCAGCTCTTAAGTTCTTTATTATAGCTTTTCCCATAAGCCCATGTCTTTTGTAAGTTTGTTTACCAAATAGCTCAGTAAACGAAGCTTCCATAGTACATACCATAGTTCTATCGTCAGGTCCCATATCTGCAAATACTCCAGATAATTGTCTACAAGTATTGTCAAGAGGAAGTGATGGTAGAGTAACTTCACTATAATCGTGAATTTCTAGGTAAGTATGTGGGAACATTTGCTTTGAATAGTAAAATATTGCCATATATTTATACCTCCTATTTTTAATTAATTAATTATTATTTTTCTCTAAACAGCTGTTTTATTTGGGTTTTAGATGAAAATAACATATTCTTGGAATATTGATTGTCAATGACCTTTTATAGAGGTTTTCATATAAAGGGATATGAGTTCTACTTCTTTCATCTCATATCCCGCTAATTGACAAATAATTTTTGCTTTTCCTTAAAAGATTTTTTACCTACCCAAAGAGAGTGAGTACCCGAAAGGGTGCTCACAAACATTTTTATGTATTAATACAAAGGAGGTTTTAAATATGGCAGAAGAAGTTAAGTTTCAAATGAATGGTGCATCCGACACATTCAAGAAAAGAACTAAAGGATTGCATCCTAAATTACAATTATGGCTTGGATATATGCTTGCAACTTGTCCTGTTGATATATTTATATCAGAAGGAGTAAGAACTCTTGCAAGACAACAAGAAATATTTGCACAAGGAAGAACTAAACCCGGTGTAGTAGTTTCTTGGACAGATGGTGTAAAAAATAAATCTATGCACCAAATTCAAAGAGACGGATACGGACACGCTGTTGATATATACTACGTTGGTTGGAAGAATACAGATTCACCAGCTGATGCTAGATGGCAAACTATATATGAACACGCAAAACTTTGTGCTAAAATGTTAGGACTTAATTTAGTACATGGAAGAGACTGGAAAAGAGTTGACAGTCCTCACCATCAACTTGAAGAATTTGACCCAGTTGAAGTTACTGAATTCCAAAATATGCAAGCAAAGGGAATAATACAAAGAGGATAGTAAAGTATGGAGCATTACGCTCCATACACACTTTTTATCTCAGTTATTTCTTTATATTTATCTAAATCTATATTGTGATACTCATTAAGCATAGTTGCGTGTACTATATTAACTTTAGTACGTCCATCATATTTTATAGTCACTTCATAAGGACAATATTGCTCTTTATATTCCAAAGATATTTTAAATATAAATGAGTCTTCTTTATATTTTCTAAGATATTCTTCAATCTTAGCTCTTGCTATAGTATCTAAATGACATAAGCTTGTAAGCATTCCTCTTAGTGTCTCTATCGAAAGTTCGTCATCTGCAAGTACAATAGTATGAGCCATAGCTTGAGCTAATATATCATCACAAGGTCCTTCAGCTTCTAGTTTGCTTGCTTTTATAGCATTATGCTTTGTAAGATTATGCTCTAAAACGTTTGCTATTTCAACTAAAGTTAGATTATAGTTACTAACTTTATTCTTTATATCTTCCGATACACCTTCTAAATTTGTAATTCTTACATATCTATCCATACCCGATTCTTCTTCCAATGTTCTAAATTTAAAACTAACTTGCATTATTTTTCATCTCCTTTGTATTTTAAGTTAGGTAAGTATAAAGTTTCGAGCATAAGTCCCACATCATCGACTTCTGCTTCATATCTATTACCCCACACTTTAGATAGCGATAATGTTGCTAGATATACATAATTGTATAACTTATCTTTCTTATCGTCTGGAATAATAAAGTTATCTTCGATTATACTAATAGCGGTATCTATTTCGTTTCTATTATCCGCTTCTAATGAGTATAATCCAGCTGCACGACATTTACGTACTAGAATTCCCTTTAAACTACAATCATCCATTTAATTCATCTCCTTTTGCTTAAGCTACCTAAAAGTTAAATAAAATCAAAAAAAAAAGGTGAGGATAAACCTCACCAATATTTATTAGCAATCTATAAGTATTTTCTTCAACTTTGATACTGGGTCATCTTCTGAAGATTTAGCTAGTGTACTTGCAAGTTTTAAGATATTTGCGTTCTCATTTTTAAAGTCTTGCAAACAACTTTTAGCAACGTTTTCTATTTCTGATATAGATTCAGTATCTTTATCAAATATAGCTCTACAGTTTGAATAGATAAGTTCTTTTATCTTTTTCTTCATATCTTCTTTATCTTGAAGATTTAAGATATTATCTATATCTTTATCTACATTCTTTATATTGTAAAGCCTAGAAAACATGTCATCGTGCTTTGCGATAATCTCAGTCATAATACTTCTGTATCTATTCTTATCTTCTGTAATATATGCTTCTATTATATCTTCATCTATATTATAACCTAACCTTATCACACCATAATAAGCTCCTACATCTTGCATAAACCCCATCATAGCAACTATGTTTTGATATAGCTCATCATTTCTTATACCTTCTTCTGTATGAGCTGAATATTTAGGATAGCCTTGAAATACTTTTAGAAGCTCGTCTTCTATTTCGTTTTTAGAAAATCGTATATTATGCCAGTTTGTATAATCTTCTTCATCTGGTCTTTTAAAGTATGTAGTTGAATAAGGAAAAGCTCTAAATTTTGCTTTTTCATTTAGTATCTTTATAGTTTTACCCCATTTGTCTTTAGAGCAATCTTCATCATAGATTCTATCACCTATCCAATCAATAGAATTCCATTTTCTTCTATAAACTAAATCGAGCTTTTCTATAGATTCTACTCTTTTTACAAAGAACCTACTCCACCAGTTACCTTTATCCATTTATATCACTTTGTACTTTCTTATTATCATAAACTTCAAAGATATTTTCTATCTTATCGTCTAAGATATTAGAACCCATTTCTTTATGAACTTCTCTTGCTATTTCTGTAGCAAGTCCTTTAGTACCATATTTTATAAGAGTTTGTAGATGTTCATCTATAGAGCCTTCTGGACCTGTTATAAAGTTATAGACTTGTCTTGATAAATCTCTTATAAGTTTCTTTCTCATATAAGGTTCTCCGTAGTTATCTACTATCTTATAATCTAAGAAATCTAAATCACTGCGAAGTTTAAATTCATCTTCAAATAAAACTTCGTGGTCTACAGAGTTTCCAAGCATATTTATACCGAATATATTGCAGACTTCCATATATGCTGCATTACCTTGCTTATCAAAGTATTTCTTATAGATAGCTTTAACTTCTTTTACAGTCTTTTCATCTGTATGCTCATTAGTTTGCACTACGATAACTGGATTATTAAAATAGTATCCTATTTCACCACAGATTGCTGAATATAATGAAGCGTCACGAAGTGTATCATATTCATTTTCAAATTCATCTGCATTAGTTCCAGCCATAGCGACTGTATTCATAAGTATTATAGACAAATCCAAAAAGTTATAATGTGGCATATTGCTTGGTACGTCAGAATACAAGTTTCTGTGGTCATAATAATACGATGCTATAACATCTAATCCTTTTACTCCTTTCAATTCATTTAATACTTTTTCAAATCTTTCTTTCTTAGTTAGATTTTTCATTTTTAATTCCTCCTTAAAATTTTATTTTACCTTTCGGCTACTTATATTATATATACTTATATTTTCTTGGATAATAAAAAAAAATAAAGGCTAGGAAAACCTAGCCGATATCTTTATTCTTCATCATCGTCATCGTATCCATACATATCTCCAAAGAAGTATTGAGGTTCTATGTACTTATAACCTCTTTTAATTTCTCTTGTAAGTCTACGGCTATCTTTAACTGTAAACCAGTAGCAGTTGCCTACATCATACACTTGTCCATTTGAAAGGACTATAAGTTCATCCCAATCTCCTGAACCGTATTTTATCTTCTTGTGTCCAGTAGGTATGTATAGATAGTGTTCGGTACCGTCACCGAAAGTATACTTTTCCCATTTCTTTAAGTTTTGGTAATTATACAATTTTCTGATAGTTTTCCAGATGTATTTACTATTTACGATACAGTAATCATCGGCGTAATTTCCACACTTCAGATTTTCTGCACCACAAAGTATCTTGCCATAATCTCCAATCCATAAGTCTGGGCTTAATATTGTAATTGCTGAGATATTGAATTTTTGACATTCCTTTATTATCAAATTAACATATTTCATATTTCTACCGTGATACTTCCCAAGAGAGCTTCTATATTTTCTACCGCTATCATTTATAAACTGTCCGAAGTGGTTGACATCAAATCCGCATATTTGAGCCACCTTTCTAAAATCCTTTATCAATCCTTCATCTTCCCATCTGTCTTTTAAATTTTCAAATTTGTTTGTCATAATTAAAACCTCCTAAGTTTTATAAAATTAAATTATGGCTTCTCCCCATTGGATTGCCTTTATCTTAGTATATAATATATAAACAAAAAAAAAATAAGGTGAGGATAGTAGAAAAAAAAATGTGGGAGTTACCCCACATTAATCTTCATCAAGTATTTCGTATATTTTATCGTGTAATAAATATACATTATTATTCGACATATATTCGTCGTAAGCTTTTTCTAAAAGTTCTTCATTATCGCAACCGCATTCGTATCTAAATAAAGCCTTTACGAACGTCTTATAATTTGGACCATTAGCGAGTTTTCCTATTTCCATTGTCATTTCTTCTACTGTATATTTTGGTTCTGTTACTTTTTTCATATTAATCTCCTTTCAAACTCAAAAAAGAAAGGCGAGGAAACCTCGCCACTTCTCTTTTCAATATATTTCAAATTTTAAGTAAGGATTTACTTTATTTACCAAACCCTTTAAACGGTCTAATCTCACTTCTTTGTCCGAATACACTTCCTACTTTACCTTCAGGATATCCGTATACATCTTCTGTATGTCTGTATTGTTCAGATAAGTAAACTGGATATTGTAATACACTTTCAACAACCATTTCTGATTTTTGTTGTTTTATGTATTTAAGAATTTGGTACATATTCCAATAACATATTTCATTCTTAGCAACAGCTCTTAAGAAGTCTTGACAACCTGCAATTTGTCTTAAGAATGAGTTGTAAATGAAATAAAAGTTATTAGCTACATGCTTTTGAATTATTCCTTGTTCGCAACCTAGTGCTATAAATGATACATAATCATCATAAACGATTACGTGTTCAGCTGCGTTATTTTCCATAGCGCTTCCAGCAACACCAGTTGATGTAGCTGATATAAATTTCACATCGACATAATCTCCGATTTCTCCGAGTCTTTCTTTTATTGCCCCCATCTCTTTATCTATCACTGGGAGACCTTGTGCTAACTTGTCTTTAGGTGCTCCTACGATAATAGTATCGAAATAGTTGAAGTTGTGAGTGTCCGCAAAACTATAAGCTTCTATAGCTCTTTTAACTGGGTCTGTCTCAACTTCCCAAGATAGGTCAGTGTTGACCAATATGATTAAAAGTCTTTTGTTACTTTCATTGCAATTCTTTTGTAATGCGTAGTAACCTCTTTCTTCAAATATTCCTTTTGTTGTGTTGATGATTTGTTTGTTCATAATGAACCTCCTTTAAATTTTTATTTGACTTTGGGTTATTTCCCTTGTCTTCTTCGTATATAATATATGTGTCAAAATATAAATGATGTAAGTTATTCAGTTATATCTTTTATAGCCTTTTCTATAGCTAAAAGGTATTGAGTTGTATGAATAGATAAAAGCTTTATAGCGTTATCTATTTTAACTGTATATTTATCTACATAATCACTATTAGCTACTCCATTTCTTATATCTATTATATTTTTATTTAAAAGCTCTTTTATATCTTCTAAACCATTTATGAAACCTTGTCTATCAAAGCTTTCTATAGGTTCAGTTGATTTCTTTCTATATACGTTTATTCTACCTTGTAAACTTACGAGATATTGATACATATGAGCTCTTTGGTCTTCCATATAACTAAGCTCTTTTGGTGATATATCTTTAGTCTTATCACTGTTTAAAAACTTGTCAAGTTTATTGTATCTTATTTGAACTTCCTTTTCTTCAAGCATCGCTCTTTTTATGTAATCTGGACATTCAAATCCTATATAAACTATAGGTAATTCTTCTGGTTTGAATGATTCTTCAAACTTATCTAAATATACAGTGTATTGGTCATCTCCTTCTCCACCACTTTGAATGCAAAGCTCAGTTATAATATTCATAAACCCAGACGCTTTAACCGGGTCTCCTAAATACCAATCGTTTCTCATAAGAATATTATCTATCATAGTGAATATCTCTGCAGCTTGGTTGAGCGATACAGTTATATCATCGCCGTACTTTCCTTTAATTCCTTTACTTACCAATTCTTTTAATTCATGATTTGTCATTTTAAGTCCTCCTTAATTTTTATATCTTTCTTCAAAAATACACAACCTTTTCTTTGAAAAGGAATAAAACCTAATTTTTCTAAAAGTTTTATAGCTGGCTTATTATAATCAAGAACAAGTGTTGATATATACGGATATTTTCTTTCCCATATATGATTATCTTTCAAGTATTCTTTAGTTTCTTCTATAAGTTTAGATACTAAAGCCTTAGCTATACCTTTTCTTCTATATTGGGTTTCTATATATAATGATTTTATTATAGGTTCTTCTACACTCCAATCATCTAAGAAAGCCATAAGTTCTCCTACAACTCTATCCTCATATTTAGCTATTAAGATTAGATAGTTTCTATCTTGTGTATCTCCGGATATTTTCTTTATAAAATCTACTATATTAAAATTCTTAAAAGATGGAAGTTTTGCCGCTCTTACATCTTTTCCTATTCTAAAATACTCGCACATACAAAGAAATGAAAGTATTTCAGGACTTTGAGAAGCAAGAGCTGATATAATAGAACTTCCTCTCATATCTCCAGATGCTACACCTTTTGGTTTATATACTATTATTTCTATTTTATCATTTTCCATTATATCACTCCTCATCTGGTATATATTCTGTGAGTTTAAAATACATCACAGTTATTACCTTAAATTTATTTTCTTCGGCTATAGACATAGTATCAGTTGATACGAATTTTATATCGAATTTATGCTCTGATAACTTTCTATCATTCAATACTTTATTTATTTCTTCAGCGATACCGTCAAACCATTTCCAATAATGATATGTCGGATAATCTACGGTTCTACTACTGCTAACTCTTGATATTATCTTTGAAACTTTAGTAAAAGTTTTAGGTTTTGTATCTTTCACTTCATTTGTATTAATTTCATACTTCATATTTGAAAATCTTATAACATTTAGGAGCTCATTATAGTAATCTTCATAATCTTTGACCATTTTATCTATATTGTATTTAGTTTCCACAGCTTCTATTATACCCATAGTCATAGTTGTATTTTTAGCAACTATATCTTCTAAGTTTTTATCAGTAAGATATGGTACACCATATATTTTATCTTCTTCAAGTCTGTCTTTTAATGATTTCATAAGTATATCTACAAATCCTTGAAGTTCAGCATCACTTCTTTCTGAATAATGCTGTAACTTAAATTTCAAATCTTCTTTGTCATACATAATATCACTTCCTTTACATTTTCAAATCTTGCATCATAAAATCGTCAAGAGAACCATATAATTTTTCTATTCCATACTTTTCTCTACCTACTATAGATATTATTGCTTCATGATATAAAGCCCAGTATAGAGGTTTTACGAATTTATCTTTAGTTAGGCTCATAGAAATTTCACTAAATAATTCATCGGGCGTGTCTATCATCTTTTGATGCACGAATGGAAAATCCTTAGATGATAAGAAATGAGAACCGTTTAAGACATACCAATATATCTCATTTTCTTTATCCGATTTAAGATATGTAGTTTCTATTTTTCTAATCTTTTCAAGAACGTCTTTATCCTTTATCTTCTCAGATTTATAAATAAGTATAAAGTTTTGGTCATTTACTTTAGAAATATACTTAATTAATATCATCATGGATACAAATTTTCTGTATTCTATTGTATGACCTTTAAAAGAATCGTTATCATAAAATACAATATTAAGTCTTCCTTTTCCATTTAAACTTTCTAAAAAGTCAAGTATTGGCGGAATTGTTTCATCCGCCGTTTTTAAGTTTAAATAGTCTTCTTTAAATTTTTGAAAATCGTTCATTTTTAATCATCCTTTCTTTCCCATATTATCACATCATTTACTTTAATTTCATCTAAATACCAGCAGTTTTCAAAACTGATAAGATATGCTATTTTGTTTATAGAATTTAGCACTTCGATAAGAGATAAATCGTGTGCATCATCAAATAAAGTAAATAGATTAAATCCTAAGTCATTTTTATAATCTTCATCCTTTGTATAATCTTTTATATCGTATACAGCAGATGTTATATATTCTTGATGTCTAGCCCCAGCAGATGCTTTTGTTCTAATTACGAATCTATCAGCATCTTTAAACTTACCACCTTCTTCTACTATTATAAGTCTTAGAAGCTGTTCTAATATAATATAGTAACTATCTGTAACATACCCAGCTCTTACGTACTTATAATCATATAAGCACATCCATACTAATTTTTCCCTTTCTTCTCTTGATAACTTTTTGTGTACTATCATTTTTATTCCTCCTTAAAATTTTAATATTATAATACTTTATTTATAATATATAGCTTAATTCTATAAAAGTGAATCTCTTTGCGGTTCTATATCTATAACTCCATCTGACTCACATTCGGGTATACATTCATCAAATTGTACGCTTTCTGGTTTATCATAATCTGGTTCGGAACATATTTCAGATTCATTACTGTCTTGTACATCAAACGTTTCAAGTTCTATACTTCTTAATGCTTCATTAAGTTCGAGCTCGTCCATTAAAAGTTCTAAAGCGTCCTTTTTAAGAGGCTCTTTCTTTTGAAAATAGAGATTAAGTCCTGCCTTGAATCCCTCATTATATCCTTTATTATACCCTTTGTCGTATCTATCACTAACTGCTTTTTTACCAGAATAATAACCATCATCATAACCTCTGCTGTAGTTACTAGAACCCACTTCTGATATAGAACCATAATAATATTCGGCATCGTCATCTTTCCAACTATTAAAGAACATTCCCATTTACATCACTCTCCTTTATTATATTGCTTCTAAAATTATAAAAAAAAAGAAAAGGAGATTAAATCTCCATCAGTCTTTTCTTATCCGTAGTATATGCTGTATATCTAAGCATACAATTTACAGATAATATATTACTATGTGCTGTAAATAAATACAGCTTTGCATTTTTCTTTTTGTCGACTACATTATATGGCGTGAACTTATTTAGTACACCGTTGTCGTTATAATATAATAAAGTAACCATTTCAGCCACTTTATTATTCTCTTCTTTTTCATAATACTTCTGAGACTTTCTCATAATCTCAGACTTTTCTCTTTCAGTTAATTCTACCAAGCCGAGTCTTTTTATTTCTTGGTAGAACTTTTCATATTTTTCTCTTTCTTCCTTTATAAAGTTTTCGTATTTCTTAACTTCATCTTCTATGAGTTTTTCTGTGTCTGTCATATCTTTACCTCCTAAATATTTTAAATTAAGACATTGGAGCTCTTATCCATTATAAGTTTACTCTTGTCTTCTACATTTATTATATATAATTGAAAAAAAAAAAACGACCTAGAACATTCAAAAACACCCCTTTAGAATAATTTTAAGGAGGTTTTAAAATGAACACATTAAAACGTAACCTTGACCTTACACCACACAACACAAAAGGAAATCCTCATAGGTTAGGAAAAGCTTGGGAACAAATAGCTCAACTTCAATTCCTTTTAGGTTCGGTTCTTGGTGTAGATGTAGGTTCTAATGATGGAACTGTGCTACACATACAAGATAATGGTAATAAGGAAAAAGGTAGATTATATATCGATAAAAACAACGGAAAGCTTTATATGTGTCTTAAAAATACCACAAGGCTTTCTAATATAGAAACAGAATTTGAAGAATTTACTTTAAATTCAACTTATAAATCTGACGTAGTTGACAGAGGTTCAGTAATGTTTTTAAAAGGAACTTCTGAATATTCGGATATTATACCAGCTGGCACTAGAATAGAAGTTGTAAACTTATCTGACTTGGTAGGAGTTCTAAATCTATCCATAAAAGCTAAAAGTAAAGAAGGTACAGATGTTTTAACTTATAAGCTTTATATAGAAGATAGAGAATCTCGTGCGTATACTTTTGCTCAACCTACTTTAAAGAAAAGAATAGGAGAAAAGGTTTATGTTATATTTGATACAGATGTTAAGAAGAATAGTTGCAGAGTTGACTATTACTTATATAGGTAAGGTGATTTTATGAGTATATTTGGAAGAGGATATCCTTTTACAGAGATGACAAAGCAAGGAATGCTTGATATAAATGATATACCATCTAATATAAAATTAAGAAATATAGCAGAATACAAAAATGTGCTCTCAAGAGCACATTTAAAAATGATACTTCAAGATGTAGAATCTGAGCTATCATTTATTATATCAGGTCTTCTGGGACTTGATATAAGAAGTATAAAACTTATAAGAAATGGTCAGCTGTCATACAATTATAAAACTGATAATATGATGAGTGGACTAGATATATATATCGACCACGAAGATTTAAGAATGTATATATCACCAGCGAGAAATACATATATACAACCTTTCTCTCTGGCTTCTGAAGCTCTACATCATATAAATAAATCTGAATATGAAGCTATATATTATTGTAAGTTTGATGAAACTCCTATAACAAAAACAAGATTTGATACAGATAAAATATACAAACCAAGCACTGAGAGTAAAAGAATATATGATGATTATATGGATGATAATTGGAAACAAGGTTACTTTCATTCAATGACGACATATCATGCACATAATTCTATAGATTTATTAAATGATTGCTTATATAAAGGATTTGTATATAATAATCAAAAAGAATACCCGCAAATAGAAGTTCCGAATGTGAGAGTCAATGAATGGATAATACCGCTATTTACGGATGTATTTTTGAATTCTCAAATGTATGTAGACGGACTTGATGTTCAGATAGATTTTATGCCTAATCCATTTAAGCATATAAATGCAAGCGCTATAAATTTAATAAATGGACCTAATGTAAGAACTGGTGACACTGGGTATTGTTATGCGAGACATGATGTGAACACACATAGTCCACACAATGATGGTACTCCCAATTTTAGTCATTGGACTAAAGGAACACATCATACTGGAGCTGGAATGTGGATAAATATAAGTGGTAATTATACACCATATTACGATAGAAATGATGCAAATTTCATACAGGAATTTCTTTTAAATAAAAGAGCTGATAGACATATGAGATATAAAATATCGGCGGCTACGTGTTTCAGAGAAGATTTAGAAGGTACAAGACCCGCCGAATATGTTGAAGTCGAAAAAGTTTATGATAGTGAAGCGGATATCCCTATGTCTTGTGGGTTTATATCGGGTAAATCATCGTATTCATTTAGAGAACAGTTGCAATGCTTGACGAGATGTGAAGGTATACATCCTGACCCTGAGGATTTGACAAATCCTATGGATTTAGCTGTAGATTTTATATTCTGTCAATGCAGTTCATATGAAGTTCTTAGTCCGGGCGGAGGTTTATCTACAATAGAAAGAGAGCATACGCATACAATTAACGGAAAGCCTTGTAGTTTATTTGGATATTTAGTAATTCGTGGCTACTCTGGACTTGTAGGTTCAACATTACAAGACGGAAGCTTTGAAAAACTAAAAAGAGACCAAGTATATGATGGCTCAGATGCTGTAACTTCATACAATAATGCAACGAGAGCACATGATACATTTTTTAAAGTTACAATAAGAACTCCTAAAGGAATAACTATTGTAGGTGGTAACTGTGATGATATCGATAAAAGAGAAGTAATGGGTAGTGAAAGAAAATTTGCTGATAGAATACTACCATATCATGATAGAGAAATCGGAGTATCTGGTCATTTATTTCCTATACCTACAACGCTTGAAACTGATTCATTTGATGATATAGGACTTGATAGTGTTGCTGGTGGAATATATCCTGAACTTACTAGAGCTTATAATAGACATCCTCGTGATATTGTATCTGGATATCCATTTAATTATTCGGATAAAAATGGGTATCATGTATCTAAAGATTTAGTATGGGGTTCGGAAGAATTCTATAAATATAGAATTCGTGATAAAGGTGGTTTCTTAAGAATGCCAATACAAGATTATTTAGAATGGAATTTCATGTTTCATAGAAGATTATTTAATAACGTATTAGATGCGGCACAAAGCTCACCTAAAGGCTTTTCTGGGTATCTAAATCCTTTAACTTCTGCTTTAGATTTCTATTTTTATAAATATGGAGGACTTAAAGCTAAACTTGAAGGTAAGAATATAGGTGGACAAGAAATGAAAGAGAAAGCGGCACAATTTTAGTATGTATGGAGGAATATAATAATATGCTAGATGAAAAGAATAAAAAAATAAATGATAATTTAAACTCGAAAATGAGAATTGGAACATATGTACATCCTCTATTTCATTCTATTGTAGGGGATACATTATATAGTAGAGGAAAAAATATTTTAGACCCAACTGGATATGGTGCTTCTAAAGAAGAGCTTACAGAAAGATTTGGAACTACTCCTGTATTTATCGATAATGTAGACCACAGTCTTAAGCTTAAATATAAGATACCGTATGGTGAATTCTCAGGGCATACGTATACAAATAGAGATTGGATAGATATTCCTATATCTTTAAAAGATACGTTTTACGGATTAAGTTATTCAGCTAATAAAGAATATCTATTTAAAGCACACGCACATATTACGCGTGGTTCTATGCAAACTCAAAATTATCTTATAGTGAATGAATATAAATTTCCTATATTCATAAAAGATGACAATGTGTATAAAAATATAAAAAATATATCTATAAATAATATGGAAATAGAAATAGATAATACATTTTCTAATAATTTCTATTATGGTGGTACACCATATAGTGAGTTACAATTTCCAAATATGTCACCAGTTTATGAATTTAATGATAGATATAAAAATAGTAATATAAACGCATATAGTGGAAGACATTTAAGATACACGCTAGCGAGTACATGTGCATTTGATATAGAAAATAATGGTTCTAAAGTTTTAAACAAAATGGAGTATTCTTCTATGGTTTACGATACTTTAGTTCACTCTGGAAGAAATTTAAGTAGGCATTTAACTTGGGATGAATGGAATGATATGAGATGTGCTAGGTCACCGTTTTATCCACTTCCAATACAAGTAACGTTTGAGTTATATCCCGCATTTAATATAGATTATAGCTATGAGAGAATTCATAACGATATGTATAAACGCGTCGGATATATTGTTGTGAGAACCTTCAGAGGTAAGATGCTATTTCAAAAACCGGGATACATTGGAAATTCCCTTGATATGGAGATAATACACAAGTTTTCTGTGCATGATTTACAAAATGATAACTATTTATCTGATTTCGATATATTATTTAGAATACCAAGAAATATTCCAAGTATTATATTTACAACACATGAAGGACAAACTTATAAAAGAGAACTTTTAATGGTATCACCACAATGGTTTAAATCGGACCAATTATTACCTACCGATATGGTCAGTCCTAGTGACATAGCGAAAGTATATCCAGATTGTGGTAATACTGTGCTTACAAATACAAAGATATTAGAAGATGATAATGTTGTTGAGAAAAATACAAATGTTATAAATTATTTAAAAGCTTTAGATATGAATGCCTTTTTATTACCGGCTGAAAGGTCTGTAATGGAATGGCATGATAGAGATGAAATATAAGGGGGTGAGTTTATGATTAGAGATGATAAATTAAAAAATACATATGATGAAAATTCTTTTAAAGATAGAATTGATATGTTTGTTCGTAAACTGTCATCAAACTCTACATATACTATAGTAAAAGCTATATTAGGATTTGATTTAGGAATAATATATGATAACATGTCAGAATACTATAGAAAAAATGAAAAAGCTGGATATGATTTTTATAGATTTAGAAACTATGGAGAAAAGTATAAAAACTTAGATATACATAAAAATTTTGATGCGAGCTATGTAGCAAAATATGATATCGTTCATAATAGAATAAAACTAAATGTAGAAAGGCAAACAAAAATAGATGCTGGATATTATAAGAAAATAAAACCGCATGATATATCTATGCTAGATAACTTTATGAATAATTCCACACTACCATATAATGAATATTTATATAAATGTAGTTTAGATTTATCGCCTATAAATACGAAAGGTATGATAAGGCTTCACGAATATCTATTTCCGGTATATATCGATAAATTTAAAGGAAGTAATTACGATGATTGGGAGCTTGCGAATATCATAAAAACTTTTGGCATAGAAGTTTCATTTGGTAGAGATAAGATTAATAAATTATCAGATTTTAAAATGAAATATGTGTTTGCAAACGAATTAGAAAATGATAATGTGATTGGTGCTAGCGTTACAGCTTATAAAAATAATATAAGAGGATTTGAGTTCGTTCGATGGGATGATATAACTACACATAAAAGAAATAGAAATGTTCTACTACAATCTGGAGAACATACAGAATACTCAAGAGTTAGAAATTCTCGTGGTAATCATATGTATAAGTACAGAATGATAGCTATGAACAATAATGCGCATTCTGAGACTTGGGACACATCGTATTTTGACAGACAATTACGTGGATATTTTATGCACGCTGATATGGTGTATGGTATGCAAAGAGCTATGATACATCCACAATATACAACTCCTGATGAAAATTATAGAAAGTGGCTTGTGAATATGGTTGGTGGGTATTCTATGAATAGCTTAATACCAAATTATCCGACCGTATATGTTGATTTTTGCGCACAAAATATGGCTCACGGTCAAAAAGGTGCAGATGAAATATTTGCCGATAATATGCACTTGATAGGATTTATAAGAGTAAGACTATATTCTAGTAACAATGCCGAAAAAGCTGACCTTAATGTTGGGGTTATACAAAATAATTATGGTGAAGGAAAAAGAAATAGTTCTGCTGGTTGTACAAGAGAAATTACAAACTCTGAAAGTTTCACTGTAAAGATTATTATTCCAAAGAGAAAAGCACTTATGTTATATGAAAGAAATTCAACAAATGGTGAGCAGATTTATATGCTACCACCAAATATATTTAATTGTCAGTATATTTATAAAAATAGTATATCTCCGATACTCGAAAATATAAATGCTGATTTTTCGTATAAATTTATGGATAATAGCGGTTTTTACTCTTCGAATGGATACGCATACGGTACACGATGGGGAAGCGGTTCTAAAGATAACTTAATTTGTGCACAAGGAGGATGGCTATTTCCACCATTAAGATTTGCTGATTTTTCTGGAAGTACAGAATGGAAAAATTTATATAGCATGAGCGTATTTGACGGTGTAAACACTATGAATCACTATTATAATAATATACCAGCAACTTCAGATATATTTATGAGAAATCTAAACGATGTGTCAGGATTACCAACGACTTAATAGGAGGATAACTAAATGGACTTTAAAGAATATATAAAATTTAATGATAAAGATGATAATTGGTATGTAGTAAAACCTTTCTTCTTTCATACTCCTAAAAGATGCCTTGTAGACCCATATACAAATCCAATAGTTATGCTATTTGGAAAGATATATGCAGGAAGCGACGTGTTTGATGTCATACAATGTATATCTTCTAAAACTAAATTTACAAGATTTAGAGAAGAAGATGACAGATATATAATAGAATATAATCCCGGAGATTTATTCTGTTCTAATAATATGACATCATCTATATCAAATCAGGAAATGATGAATACACTATTCACACAAGGACAAATACTTGAAGATATAGAATATCAGCACGTTTATGATGCTCTTATGAATGCTTCAAGAAATAATGTTCCTATAAAAGTTCCTGATTACTTTTACGAGTATACTGTGGCTGCTATGCTTAGGGATACAAAGGATAAATCTAAAATGGTTAGACTTACAAATCCTGAGCATTTTGTATCACTATCTGTAAAGCAAATAAATATGAGAGCGGACAGTTTTACAGCACTTACTACAAATGATATAGAAACTATGATAGTATCATCTTTAAATGAAAAGAAAGATGCACCAACAACACCAATTAAAAAGACTTTCTTAATGTAAAATATAACGGGCATTACGCCCGTTATATTTAATTTTCTTTATTCAAATTTAATTTCTTATCAATCTCTTCTACTTTATCTTTAAATGCTCTATTAAAGTCTTTATTCAGTTTCCGATGAGACAAGCTCATCATATTAAATGCGTCATTCATAAGCATTATTGATGTACCGAATGTTTCAGGTGTTAGTTTACCGTTCTTTTCAAGTCTAAGTATAGTCCAAGCACCTGTAATACACATAGTAAAATATTCAAGTGATTTGGCATTAGCTAGTTCATCAAAATTGTATTCTGAATCACTTAATATAAGTGTAACTTCTTCTCCTTTAAGAAATGCTTTAAACGCATACTGCTTTCCTGTTACATCACGCTTTACTTGATATGGTGATATCATATAACATTCATAGAATTCTGATATATCTTTCATTTGTTTTTCGTATTGTTCTTTTAAGAAATTAGTCATATCTATTGTAACTTCTTCAAGTTTTCTAAGTTTGTTATATGCTTCTAATAAATCCTTTACGTCTTTCATCTTAATTCTCCTTAGTCAATCTATTATAAAAATCTACAATATCTTCTATTGAACTTTGTGCAGGTTTTGTAGATTTAAAGTTATAATTCTTTTCAAATTCATCTAAGAACTTAAACATTAAATGCAGCCCTTTTTGATTCTTCTTTTTATATTCCTTCGACAGTTCATTATATAGCTTATCTATTCTATCCTTTTTCTTTTGATAATCTTTAAGCTTAAGCCCCTTCGTATATCCTACTCCCTGTATTTGTCCTATGTATTTTAATATTTCTTTTTCTATATACTCATCACTCATAACATAAACCTCCTAGAATTTCAGTTCTTCCTCTAATATAGAATGATACTTCCACTTCCAATTATTTTTATAGAATGTATCATAAGGTGATTTAGCTACATCCTTTATTTCGTCTAATATAATATTAATATCCTTTCTATTTCTTTTATATATGATTCTATCATCAGTTCTTATAAGCACATTTACTTCATCGAAGAACCATCTATCAAATAAAATTCTTGATATATAAACTTTGGAAAGTATATCGCTGTATTTTACAAATATATTATCAACGTTTAGATTCTTACGAAGTACATTAAGTCTTAACTTTATACATCTGTATATATCCTTTATAACTGGATTATCACGGTCCACTAATCTAAAAAATATACAACAGCATTTTTCTAAGTATCTGAATCTTTCATAAGGAACTACGCCAAAATCACCATAAGATATAATCTCGTGCATCGCATTTATATATTCTTCAAATCTCTTTTCTTTATCTCTAGTTTCAAGAAGATAGAGTAAATATATAGCTCTACTAATATCTCTTTCTGCAAAGAAATCGTAACAACAATAATCTTCCATTTTCTTCTCTCTTATTTTTACTTTTCTTGACATGTTATTAACCTCTCTTTATGAACTTAAGAAAGCTATCATTTAGTGGCTTTAGTAAATCTTTATGTGTCTTATTCAAACCGTCAAATGCGTTTTTAAATATTTCACATTTTCCTTTAGATTCTAAACCGCTAAGTCTACCGTCTTCCATAAGTTTTATTGACGCCCACGCACACATAATACAAGTTGAATAATTTTCTAAAGATTTATCATCGTCTAGTAAATTTCCAGAATCAAAATTATCAGCAGGTAATACAAGTGTAGCTTCTTGTCCATTTATAAACGTATTTACTCCATATCTTAATATCCTTCCTTTATCTGCTACAATATGTATCGAAAATAAATCTGGTATATAAATACCAAAGAACTCTGATATTTCTTTTACTTTCTTTCTATTTAATTCCACACATTCATTTTCTATTCTTTTTCTTTTTTCTTCTCTTTCCATTATCTTTCACCTTCTCCTTTTCATCTGTAGATATTGTACTTCTTTCCCTTTGTAAACTTTCTCTTATATTTTTAAGTCTTCTTCGTATATCTTCATGAAAGTCCGTATGTCTCCTTTATATGAGTAATTTAAGGGCACGAAGCCCTTAAATTTTAGTATTCTTCAGATTTGTCTTGAGGAATTATAATTGTATTACCTGAAATTATAGCATTACCTTTATCTAATTCTTCTGCGATATTGCATTTATCGCCTGAAAATACGGGAACGTCTTCACCGTGAGTATTCTTTACAGTTTTCTTTAAAGTATCTGTAACTGTAACCACGTCAACTCCTGTAAATTTTATATCACCTTTTTCGTCTTTAACGTATCTTGGTGCTACTTTTAAATCTCCACTTTCTAAACCTTCTCTTATTTCTTTTAGATTATTTGTGATAGTTTCAGTTATAGCTTCTTTTGCATTTTCGTTTTCTACCTCTTCTTTTATTTCCTTAAAAGTATTGGGAATAGTTTCAGTCACAGCTTCCTTTACTTTTACTTCTTCAGTAGAATAATCTTTTATTTTGATATTTGCAAGTCTTTCGTATTCTTCAACTATCGCTTCATCTACATTGAAGTCTACAGCGTTTATTACTTCATCTAATTTCTTAGCAAATGCTTCCCAAGTAACAGACGTTAAATCTAAAAATCCACTAAATATAACTTCTATTCCTCTTAAGAAATCAGGGATATGTAAAAGTCTGTCTATGAATAATAAAGTTATAATAGAAGCTATACACATTTTAGTATTAAGTTTAACTTTAGATACTTTCTTTATTTCTTCCTCTCCTTTATCATTATAAACCTTTTCTTCCATTTCTACCTTATCACCATAATTACATACGATTCTATCATGTAGCTCTTTTATAGATGGTACAGCGATTTTAATATATGTATCTAAGTAACCGTCGAATGTATCAGCAACAGGAGTTACTAAATCTACTCCGTCTTTTTCAACTGGTACATTTCTATTGAATTTCTTAAATCTTCTTAAGATTGGTATAAGAGTTTCTTTTCTTAAATCATTTACTATATACTTTTGAGCTGTATCTAAAAGTTTAAGTAAAGTATCGGCATCTTTTATAGATTGTATATTTGTATCTACTCCTTCGACATTGAAGTTTTCTTTTGATAAATCAAGAGCTCCAATTTGTCCTTTTAAGATACTATGAGCTATATCTACAGTATTTGCAAGGTCATATCCGTTCCATATAAATATGAATTGAGATGCAAGACCTTCTATTCCTGACTGTATATCTTCTAAAGTAATAAGTCCTACATTAGACTCCATTAAATACTCAGCGACTCTTAATAAGTCTTTTAGCTCTATTGTAGTTTTAAATTGTCCGTTTTCTCTTAAATCGTCATACCCTATAAAGTCGACAGGTTCTTTACATTTATCTATAAATTCTGCAACTCTTGTATCTTCATATATAGCTTTCTTTTCTTCGTCTGTCTTACCCTCAGTTATAGTAAGACCTGTGAATTTTTTAGCTTCTATAATTCTATCTATATCGGCTAGAGTAAGTCCTATCTCATTTATATCTTGTCCTTCGTTGTGAGCTAATGAATTAAGACATTTTCCTAAAGCTCTAAGTTTAGGTATAATAGAATTTTCGTGTTCTTTTTGAATAGATTTAATAGCTTTATAGTTTGAATATAAAGTCTTAAGTCCAGAGTTATCCATTTCTGCTGGAGTTTCAAACTCAGAAGTTGCAAGTCTTATTAAATCTACGAATACATAGTTTGCTTTCTTTTTAGCAAGTTTTCTATCGTATTCTAAAGAGCTTTTACTCATAGCAAGAATAGCATTAGTGTCAACTATACATAGTCTTCTTTCTACGTCTATTTTTACATCATATGCTTCTTTTTCTTTCTTTTCTGCTGTAAGTTTATTTATTTTATCATTTGCATTATCTATAGTAGTCGCCCACATAAGTGGTCCTACTCCTACTTTCTTTCTCCATTCTACCATTTTTTGCTTATCAAAGTTCTTAGTATCAATTTTCTTGCTCATTTGATTCCTCCTTATTTATTCTTCTCTTGTTGTATTTTAAGTCTCATATTGATTATATGAGATTTTATGTAACTTATAATAGTTTCATTTTCTGTAAACTCTTCTATCTCATGTGGTGTATTATAGAAAAAACTTTCAAAGAAGTTTTGTCTTGGTGTTTCAAAAAATACATTATCGTGAAACTCTCTACACTTATCTAAGTACCAATCATCAAAAGCTTCTTCTAAATTAATATTATCTTTTATCTTAGAAAGTAGCTTTTTTGCTAAATCTTCAGCCTTTATCTTAGGTTTATTAATCTCATCAAATGTAAACTTCTCACTCATATAATGAATAAGAACTCTTGCTATAGTATCATATCTTCTTATAACGTATAATTCGTATATTCTCCATAGCTCGTATATATCATCAGGTCTTAATTCAATGAAAAAATAATCAGATATTAATTCATTTAGAGAAGCTAAGAAATCTTGACAAAACCCTTGTCTTGTCAAGAAGTCTTCTTGCTTCATATAATCTAAGAACTGAATGATATTGCCTGTTGCGTATCCATTTAATGTATTCCTAAAAGCTCTATAGTTAGATATTTCTATATTGTCGGTTGCGGACCTAACACTATCGAAACTTTCTTTAACTTCTTCCATGAATCCATCTTTTAACTCATCAAACTCCATCAAGTCGTCCATTAGTTCAAACCCCCTTTAAATCGTTCTAAAGTGGTGTTTTTGGTATTTCTCTTATAATCTTACATCTTCTCTTACTATAAGGCTTTAAAGCAACTTTTATTTCTTTTATTATATTTATGATATAGCCATCTATATCTTTAAGATTTAGGTTTATTTCTTTAACTTCAGCCTTTAGTATTTTTCTTTCTTCTTTTATAGAATCACCCTTATTTACAAGAGATACAAGTTTAGTATCTAAGATAGCTGCGGCTTGCTTCTCATCTATCTTGTATTTCTTTACAAGAGCTTCTATTGAAGATTCTTTATCTTTGGATTTTCTTATTATACTTATTACGCCATCGTAATTTGTAATTGCTAGTTCGAGTCCATTTAATATATGTATTCTTTCTTCTTTTTTCCCTTTCAAAGCTTCTAAGTGTCTTTCAGACGAGGCTCTATTCGCTTTATGAAATCTTTTCATCATTTCCATAATTCCTATTTTCATAGGTCTACCATCATCTATTACTCTCATAGATATAGTGAAACTATCGTAGCAAAATCTTGCGGCTATTAATGCTTCGATAGCGTCTTCTACTTTAATATCTTTCTTGATAACTACAACTATTCTTATACCTTCTTTAGACGATTCATCTGCGATATCTGCAACCATTTGAGATAGCGGATTTCTCTGGTCACGACACTTATCTACTAAAGAACGTATATCGTTGTCTTTATATCTATTTGGTAATACCGAAGTAAATACTATTTTCTTTTTGCCTCTAGTATCATCTTCTATATGATAGTAACTCATACAGTGATACTTTCCTGAACCTGTTTTATAAGCTCTATCTATTCCATCTCTATCTATTACATAGCACGGAATTACTGGGTCAGGAGCTTTTAAATACTTTCTTATATTGTCATTTTTAAGCTCACATTTTATATACGCTTCATAAGTATTTATGACTTCATATGGATTATGAGTTGGTATATAAGTTGCCATACCTACTGCTATTCCTATAGCTCCATTTACAAGTAGCATAGGTATTGGCGGTGCAAGACATTTAGGCTCTTTCATTGTATTGTCGTAATTATCTTTGTATATTAGTCCTAATTGATTATACTTTCTAAATATCAGCTCACTTATCTCGTCCTTATCTACTTCTGTATACCTATAAGCAGCTACAGCATCATCAGCATCTAAAGAACCGTAATTACCTTGTCCTACCATATAAGGAACGTACATCTTAAAAGGCTGTATAAGCCTTACCATAGCGTCATACACACTTTTGTCTCCATGCGCGTGATATTTACCTAATACCTCACCTACAAGCCTTGCTGATTTTCTTTTATATGATACATCTTTCATAGCATATAAAATTCTTCTTTGTACCGGCTTTAAGCCATCTTGAAGTCTCGGTATCGCTCTATCAAGTATTACTGACATAGAATAATCTAATACATTTTCTTTGACTTCATCTTCTATTGCTCTTATTCTTATATTTTCTTTTATTTCAGTGTGCTTCATGGGATATTTCTCCCTAAGTTTAGCACGAGTTTCTTTATTAAATGTCACACGTTTCATTATGATTTCCTCCTAGTTTCTTAATCATCTCGTGTGTTAAATGAAATGGGGGAATAACCCCCATTTCTTATATTAATTTTATTCCTGTTATTTTCATAAATGTTTTAAATGTATTATCTGACATAGTATCAAATATCACATCTCTGTGCTCCATATATAAAGCTTTATTTTTATCACTCACACTAATAGTGTCAGCTTTATCATTAAGGTAAGCTATAGTGAAGTCATATAGCTCTCTAAATGCTTTTTCTATAACATCATCCGTATGCTTTATGTGAAATATTTCTTCTAGCATAAAGTTTGTAGCTTTTCTGTAGTTTTCTATCATAAGAGTATTAAAGATTATAAGTAATCTTTCACTTAATTCCTTTTTCTTTTTATAGTTTTCAAGTTCTTTTCTTATGAACAGGAACATCATGTTTATATCTTCTGTGTCTATACACTTAGCAGTTATGTAGCTACGCATATCATCTATTTCCTCTTTAGTCATAGGGGTTACTAAGCGATTAGTCCATTTTTCAGAATCATCTTCTAATTCAAATATAGCATTATAAGTTTCCTTTAATGCTTTCTTATGTATATAATCTAACATACCTTTCATATTATTCTTCCTCCTTTTTTTGGTTTACTAAGTCCTAATATTCTTTTAAGAATAATTGCATTTTTGCTTGCAAGTACAGACTCTATATCCTTTATAAACATAATCATTCTTTGTTTCGATTCTTCGCCTAAAGTTTCTCTATACTTATCAGCATCTTCATCTGAAAGAGAATAATGTTTTACAAAGTCGTATAATATTCTAAATCCTTCATAATACAACTCATACGAATATCTTACTTGAAGAATATCCTGTAAGATGTAATCTGCTAAATACTCATAGACCATAATCTTACATTCGTGTAGAAGTATTAAGTCTCTGTCTGTTAAAGCGTTTGCTTTCTTAAGTCTTCCCATTTCACTTATAAGCATATAGGACATAGCATCGTGACTCATATATTCTTTAACCATTGGGTATCTTTCCAAAAGATTATTAAAGTATTCATTCACTTCGTCCTTTGTGATAGTTATATCAGCTTTCTTCATACGCTCTTTATTCTCATCTTCTAATTCACATATGTCATAGAAAGTATGCTTTAAAAGCTTTTTGTTTAAAAATGGTAAAGTTCCTCTTAATATTAAATTCTTATTTATCATATTTATTCCTCCTTATTCTTCTTCTCTAAATTCATCTAAACCATCATCTTCAATTTCTTCAGCGTGTTCATTATCATATATTGAGTTCACCCATTCTGAAGCTGATTCTATGAAGTCTTCACTGTACATATTGTTTTCTGGTTTATTTGGATTAGATACTATATTGTATAATATATCATATATTAGTTGTCCTTCTTCATCATCTACTGGTTTTTCGTCCATTTTAGATACATCTCCGTTTCCTACAAATAGTATATTTGGATTTGCTAGAACGAACGCTTCATAGTTATTATCATATGAAGATTTACCATATTTCTTTATAAATGGTATTAGTCTTTTACTTTGCTTATCAATATACCATAAAGTTTCTATATCTTGCTTTACAACTTCTCCATTATCTTCTACCTTAGTAAAATCTACTACATTTGAGGTATCTTCAATCTTTGGCTCTTTAGCTGATGTATTGAACACTCTCATTATTTCATCACCGAATGGAGTACCTAAAGGTTCACCTGTTGCTGTATTGTGAGTGTGTACTTCTCTAGGAAATATTGTATCATTTATTCTTTTCATATCATCAGTTTTCATAGGTTCAGCATACATCTTACCGTCTTCACCTTTACTTAGCTTTACACTTCCACCTCTTAGATTATGTGTGTCTTTCGCTACATCATTTAGAGCAAACATTGCAGGTATTCCTTCTATTGGAGAAGGTGTATCGACCGATGCTGTAAGTGTAGCTTTAGAGAAATCAGGTTTCTTATTTAGAACTCCTTTATCTCCAGCTTTCTTTAAAGTCACTGTAGGTTTTCCATTCTTTCCAAATGTACTAACTGGTTTTTCTTCCATCTTTTCTTCTTTAAGTTTTGCTCCTTCTGGGATAAGAGAAGATTCAGGAGATTTAGCAAATTCAGCGACTTGCCTTTTCATTTCAGAGATTGCTGGGTCTTCGTCTTTATTTTCAGCTTCTATTTCTTCCTTAATAGGTACATCTACTATCTTAACTTCGACTTCTTTACCATCTATGAAAGTCTTAGTCTTACCATCAGTTTGAATAATACCTGCAAGTTTTGCTAGTTCTTCATCTGACATATTATTTACTTCTTCAGCTGTATATTTCTTAGACTTAATTAAAGTCTTTTTCTTTTCTAATTCTTCGGCTGATTTCATAGCACGAGCTACCACATCATCTGCAAGAAGTGAACCATCTTCATCTTCTTCATAATCTCCACCGAGTTTAGCTATATCACTTTCATTTATAGTATATGGTCTTCCATTAACTCTAACGTCTGAGTTTTCGCCTTCTTTTGTAGGGTGGAACATAGAAGCTACCTTTTCTAAATCTGCTTTTACGTTAGCTTCTTTATTCATTTCTATTACAACTTTTCTTAATGAGCTTATAAACTCATCTAATCTCTTTAAAAGATTATATAAATCTGCACCCCAAGTTCTACCACATTCTAGTCCACTACTTTCTTCATATGTGTCGCAAGCTAGCATATAAGCCAGTAGATTTATACTACCATTATATAAAGAAGTTTCTACAGAATTCTCATTCATTGTATCCATATCTATTACTTTGCATTCGTCATCATTACAAGTTATCTTAAATCTACCTGTATCTAATATACCATTAGGTCCGATTATCAATAGATTAGATTTCTTAATTCTTTTCTTTTCATCTTCTTGTATCGCTAAGAAACTACTTCCATTACTCTTTATAAATCTGTCACAAGCTATATCTGTAATAAAAGATACAACTGTGTGAAGGTGCTCATTTATTTTATTTCTTTTTACAAGTCTTTCTTTACTACTTTCTAAAAAGTTCATATATTCATTTACGTTATTTATTAAGTTCATTTTCAAATGCCTCCTTTATAATAGTTACTCCAAAAATATTAAGGTTATGTATTCTTTCTTGTAAGTCAAATAATTCTTCTCCAAACAATAATCCGTTTTTCATACAGTTTTTACCTATACTCGCTTCATACATATAATTACAAAAAGCTATAGCACCTTTATGCTCGAGCTCATTTTGATGTACTAAATCTCCATTTAGATATAAAACTGTATATAGTCCGGTCTTATCAACTTTAATATGCTTATTTATGAATATATCTTTAGGTCCTAGTATCACGAGAGTTGCGTTAGCACCTTTCTCGCCACTACGAAGATTTATAATACTATTACCACCACTTTCTAAATGCTTCTTAGCTAGTATATTTGTAAGAATATTTTGTATAGCTCTCATTCTAAATCCTAATGTATCTTCTTTTACATATTTGTCCCTGTTCTTTTCTACATCTTCAACTTTCTCTCTTAAGTTCTCAATGATATGTCCTTTTATTAAAGATTCACTGTTATTAACCTTTCTTTTTGCTTTTCTTCCCATTTCTGGTACCTCCTTAAAATTTTAAATATATTGGGTAGGTTTCCCTACCCAATTCTTAGTTTATAATATATAAGTTATTTTTTATCCTTTGTTTCTGCCTTTTCTTTAGGTGGTTCTATCTTCTCAATTAAAGACTTAATTTCAGCTTCTATAGTCTTTACATTAGGAAGATTTTCTTTAAATAGACTTTGTAAGATTCTTGCATAAATCTTCATTTCTTTTAGCTTTCTTACTAAGTCTTTCTTATCATCTTCTGATAAGTCTTTTAGAGATTTATCTGATTGTAGACTATCAGAAACTTCAGTTATAAGTTTGATATTTAATGAAGCTCCTTGTAGTTCTGATAAGTAGTAATCTATCTTACCGAATTCGGATGCAACTTTAGGTTCTTCAGGAATAACTCCTTTTAAACCAGATTTCAAACCTTCAATCATAGAAATGATTTTGTCTCCTCTTCTTTTAGATAAAACCTTTTCTTTTACTGGACCTATTAAATATTGAGAAACATAATCAGCAAGTATTTTTGCTGTTTTCTTTTCTTCAATATCATTAAGCATCTCCATAACTGCTTCAGGTTCATGTTTTAACACATCTTCCTTTTTACCTTCTTTTGAAAGTAATTTATCTAGCATTAGTTTTGCAAACATTACTAAACCTACTTTCATATTCACTTCTCTTGGTGTTAATTCTTTCTTTTCTTTTAATTCTTTAGACATTTTCAATTCCTCCTTATTTATTTTATAATTTTATCTGTCTTTGTATCTTTTTAGAAATCTTGCAAGCTTTTCTTCATAACTATCAAGCAAAGCATCTTTAGTTTCTTCGGAAAGCTTCTCAAATCTCAATCTACTCTTTAGTTTACCAAAATCTTCGATTAAGTATTCTAAATCTTCCACAAATGGTGTCTTAGGTTTAGAAATTACTATACTCCCTAAAGGTAGTTGTTCAGATGCGTGATTATCCTCACTCTTAATTCCTAAGTTTTCTTTGATGTTTAAAAATCCAAAATCTGTCATTTTTGTTCCTCCTTTTTATTTTTATCTATTAAAACTATAGTTAAAAACTTTGCCATTTCTTTTACAGGAATTGCATCTTTACCTTCTTTTGCTGCTTCTCCTGTATAAGTATTAAGTCTTGGTATTCTGTGTAGGTTCATACTATCTCACCTCTTAGTAGAGTTGCGAGTGATAGAGGCTTTCTTACTTCGTTCGCTTGTCTTTTAGTTTCTTCCTCTATCCTCTTATTCTTCTTGTCTCTACGTATAGAACGCAAGTGCACCCTTTTTATTTTATCCAATGTGTCTTTATGTATGACTCTTATCACCTCATCTTCTATAGTAGGTGGTCTAAATACCACCCCGTCTTTATTAGGTTCTTTATATCCTATATATTCCTTTACAGCCTCTCCTTGTTCTATCCATTTTTGAGCAAGCTCACCTTCGGGATTTGTTATAAACTCCATTATGTCATCTTCATTTTCTACCATAAACTTATTTATTAAACTCATCACTAATTTATTACTCATTTCTGTTACCTCCATTTTTCTTATTATCTTCTTCTATTTCCTTTTTGTATTTTTCTTCATAAGCCTTCTTATATGCTTCATGATTGCTTCTGTCAGCATACAATACGTCATAGTTCATATGAGATACAGGTTTAAAGTTATCAGGTGATGTCATAACCTCATCAAAGTATCCATAACACAGTTTATTTACTATTCCTGTATTATTAACTATACCCTTTTTGTATCCTACAAATGTATAAGATTCATCATCTCTTAAATCTCTTGACCAATCAGGCTTATACATTTCTTTGTCTTTATTTGTTACAAATAGACAGTTCTTTAGTACAGTTTCTCCTACTATATACGGAGATTTTAAAAGTCTATTAAGTTCAGCTACTGGGTCTTTAAATTTAGCTGGATTTTCAAATATAGCTTTTATTTCATTGTATACTTTAGACTTTCTTTTGTTCTTGTATACAACGTGTAAGAAGTTATCATCTCTTAGCTCAAGTACGCCATCAGTTTCTACAGGATATACCATTCCATTTACTTCTACATCAAATCCATTGTAGCATACTCTTTGACTATCCTTTCTAGGGTCATCTATTCTATACTTTTCATTTACAACAATAGTACCATTACAGTATATAATATCAGTGTGCTTAACTTGTACATCTATAGTATCATCGTGTCTGAATATTATATTCTCTATAATAGTTATCATATTGTGCTTAGATGATAGATAGTTTTGTCCCTCCGGTGCAATGTACTGCTTTACGAACTGAACTCCTAAATTCATATTAGCACCAAGTGGTCCTTTTACATTATCAAAATATGTATGCTCTCCAGTACAATATCTACATATACCTTCTTTAGAGTTACAAGTAAAAGGACTTCTTAGCTTAATTGTCTTTCCGATTAAGTCAGTTCTATCTTTAGTTATAAGCTCTACATCTCTTGGGTGGTTACTATCATGTATCATATATCTATCATTTAACTTATTTAGAACTTCTTGTGATTCTATGAAGTATTCCACATACGCCTTTGAATCGCACATGTAATCCGGATTAGGATTTAGATAGTTCGGATTGTTAAGATATGATATAGTCTTTTGAAATGCACCCGGGTCCTTTATCTCAAGTTTAGTTATTATAGTTGCACATCTTGAGATATACGACTCATAGTAGAAACTCTCAGGTGTCGATATTCCACGAAGCCAAGATTCCTTTTCTATATTAGGTATAACTTCATCTTGGTCAGGACGAGAACCTATCATAAAAAGACAATCCACAAATTGTGCAAGACGAAGTCCAGTTCCTGCCTTTACAAGAGAACGTAAAGGTTGTATATCTTTTTCTTCAACTACTTTTGATATGTAATCTAGTGTATGCTTTTTAAGTTCTTCTACTTCAAATAGACTCATATCGTCTCTTTTAACTGGTCCATTTATAATCCAGTCTTTAAGGGTTTCATCAGCATCGCAAAGTTCAAATATATCAAGCATTGATATATCTATCATCTTTTTATTGTCAACTACCCAAGCGAACTGTACAAATGCTTCCTTTATTTCACCTACAATAAATGCTACATCAAAGAACTTCATATTCATTCTATTGAAGCACTCATCTTTTACCATTTCTACATATTCATTCTGACTATCAACATTACCAGAACCTGTGAATATAAAATCCTCAAGTCTATCTTCTTGTCCGTCTAATATGTGGTGCTTATCAAGAGTTGTGAATAAAAGCCAGTTCATAATAGCTTTAGCAAATTTCATCTTAGCTATCTTTACACCCTTATAAGTTACAGTAACTCTTGATTCAAGCTTTCCTATATCCCAGTAATCATCAACAAACAACTTTGGTGAAAACTCTGCAATAAGTGGTAAACCTAGTTCATTTACCTTATTCCACACATCTGCCATAACTTTATTCTTCATTTGAATCCTCCCAAATATTTAATATCGCTCTTTTTATAATCTTACTAAGCTTCTGATTAAAAGCCTTCTTAACATAGTCATTCGCAGATAGAAGCTCTTTTCTATATTTTACAAAAGCTTCTCTTTCATATTCAGACTCCTCAGCCTGAATATCTTTCCATTCTTTCATAAAATCGTCATAATCCTTTTCAACATCAAGGTTCATGATTCTTTCATTAAATTCCCTTACAATTTCTTTAGTCACCTTCTTCATTTCTAATTCCTCCTTAAAATTTAATTATTTAATCGTTTGCTACATTTATAATATATATGTCAAATATTGTTATTTCGGAACGTAAAAAAAAAAATAAAGGCTAGGAAAACCTAGCCAATATCTTTTATTCGTTTGATTAATTTAATCTACTATTTGCATATAAGATGTCATATTAGTTAGACATAGCCATTGATATCCTCTTTGAGATATTTGCTTAAGCATTATATGAAGTTTAGCATCACTTCCATAACCGAATTGTTCTCTCTTAAGAGTGTTTGTATCTGTTAGCCCATCTGGGAAATAGAATATAACTTCTCCATCGAAAGGGTCGCACCAATCTATAATGGTATTATTACTATGAATGGCTTTATGATATTTCTTTAAATATCTCATATTCATAAATATTGATGCGGGAGTATCATCGTATCTTCCGATTGGATAATTGTCCCAATCGTTCCATTCACTAGGTTGTCCGTCTCTAGCGAATGCTATCTTTATATTTTTTAAGTTTCTGTACCAAGCGTATTCTCCCAAAACGCTTCTAACTTTTTTATTCTTTATAATAATTAAACCATTAATGTTTCTTTTCCAACTATCTTCTTGTATAAATTCAAAAAGATTTATTTGTAGTTTTCTTAATTCCTTTCTGTCTTTTCTTCCTAATTTTTCATTAAATTTTCTCATTTTAAAACCTCCTAAGTTTTATAAAATTAAATTATGGCTTCTCCCCATTGGATTGCCTTTATCTTCGTATATAATATATAAAC